CTTACTGGTGGTACGTTTGTTGGAACGATTGATGGTGAAATCGTTCTTAACGGTTGGAGAGTTTTAGTTAAAAATCAAACAGATGCTGCACAAAATGGTATATATGTTTATAGTGCATCGACAAGCGGATTCACACGTTCAGCAGACTTTGACGGAGCACCTATATATGGTGAAGTAACTGATGGTAACTTAATTCCTGTGCTTAGTGGTGATACATTATACAATACAATTTGGGTATTAACGACACCAAATCCAATTACAGTTGGAATGACACCACTTAGTTTCACATTATTCTCAAGTCAGTTCAAACCAATAGCAGGTCATGGTATTAGTATTACTGGTAATACAATTGCTGTTAATGGTTCGGCTCTTGCTGGTAATTCAATTCTTTGGAGTGGGAATACATTCAATGTTGATGTTAATTCAGGTGGATTGCAAGCAGCATTGGCTGAAAAACTTGATATTGTAGCATTTACTGGTTACAGCGCAACAACCGCTCAAAGACTTCAAGCAATTGAAAACGATATTGACTATATTTCCGGTGTAACAGACACAAAACTTAATATTGCAACATTCACGGGATATACTGCAAGCACACAACAATTCCTTGATATAGTAATAACTGGTGCAACAAATGGTTTAACGAAAGTTGGCGACCACGATGTTGCGCTTGGTGGCGCATTGACTGGTGATACGACAATTAATGGGTTAAATTTACATAATTTATCTATTACAAACATCAATGAGTTCCAAGTTTCAACCGATGGTTTAACTGGCACAACATTTGGTGTAGATACCACTGGAATTTTATTGGAATTTTCAGGTACGTCAGTTAGCTTAGAAAGCAATGCAGGTCTTGAATATGCTACTGATTATAGTACAAATTATACTGCACGTTCACTTGTTGACAAAGGTTATGTAACTGGTGAAACAGCAGCATTACAAGCAGATATTGATTATATTAGTGGTGTAACTGATGCTAATTATTGGGCGTTTACTGGATATACTGCAAGTACAAAGAATAAAGATAAAAAAATTCAATTAGTATCAAGCGCAACCACTGATATTAATACAATTGCTGCAACTCCAATTACTTGGGCAACTTCCATGTTACTTGATAGAACTGGTGCGGTGGTTACTGGTGCATCTGACACTTATTTATGGAGTGGGGGTACTTCACTTTGGATTTTACAGGCAGGTAAATATGAGATTTCATATCAAATAACTGTCATAAATGGTGCTGGTGCAACGCCACGTTCAGTTGGTAGTTATTTAGTGTTGAATAATGCGTCAACAATTCAATTAACTGCTGCAGGTGCTGTGTTAACAACAGCAACATCAAGCGAAGCATTGACACTACCTTCAGTTATTGTAGATTTTAATACAAACGATAAGGTTGATTTAGTTGGATTTAGAGTAACGAACAGTGGAACTGTTAATACAGTACCTTATTCAGTATTTTTAGTTTTAAATAGATTATCATAATATATGGCTTGGGAATATTTTTTGTATCATACTGGATATAGTAATACTTTGGTAGAAAGGAGCAATATAAGTTTTGCTCCTTCACCACCATATGGGGAAATATATATTGATTATTTTATTCCCCAGACACAATCATTATATCTATTTAAAGAAAGTGGTGGTACAATTGTATATAATGACCCAGAAACAATTGATGAATATCAGGAAGCGACTGCACCACCAACACCGGATGATTATATCACATATAGTCAATTTACTGAATTTAGTGGTAGTACTTTAGCTAATATTAATACCAGAGTTTATAGAAGTGGTGATACAATGACTGGTAGTTTAGGCACAACAGCTAATCTTACTGCTGCTGGCTTAGTATCTGGTTCAAGTATTTGTGGCGGGGTTTGGGTACATTCACCATTTATTTGTGGTTCTACAAAGATTCAATCACCAATATTAACAGGTAGCACTTGTTCAATAGCACCAATAACAATTGGAACGTCATGTGTTTGCTCACCAAGAATTTTGGGTAGTGTAAGTATGTGCTCTCCAAGTATCAGTGCATCCACATATCTTTGCTCAATTGGAATTACAAGATTACAAGGTGCGACAACTGCTGCATCAACACTTAATATAAGTGGAATTACTAAATTTCAGTCTGATGTTTGTTTACTTAATCCACCAACATTAACAGGAAATACTTCATATACAATGTTTTGGAATCCTGTTAGCAAAAGGATTGCTGTATATTTGGTGAGTGGGGGTAGTACTAATTATTATTATAGAGAAAATATTGCATTATCTACAACAACAAGTACCTCTCCACAAAAATATTTAGGTTATACTGGAACAACAATGCCAGCAGGTATATATCAAGTTGACTTTAGTGAACAAGTGGGACAATCAAACGCAAACTCAACTGTTTATGGTAGATTTCAAGTTAATGGTGTTACACAGGGTAGTGATTTCTTATTGAAGATGAATCAAGCAGGATTTACTTTTACGAATACATTATCGAGAGATTTATATTTATCAGGTGGAACAACAGCAGGGCAAAATTGCTTTAATGTATATTATTGGGCAGCAGGTGGTACTGCGTGTGCAACATTCTCATCAATAAGAATAAGAAAGATTTAATGAAATGAGTAAATTATTAGCATATACAATTGGTGGTCAAATAATCGGTATTGACATTCAAACATGGACACAAGACATGCTGAGTGGAAATACTGCGTTTATGACTATTCCCGATACAGGCAGTACTCCAAATAATTATACTGATATTTCATCGGTTAATTATTGGGATAATTTTGGTTGGAACACATTATTAACACCTGCACAGATAAAGGAAGAAATTATTAAATTAATACCTGACGTACCAACACCTGAACAATATTTGATTTTGGAAAAATATGCCACCGTTGGTATAAACAGCATGACTAAAATAGGTGCTACCGCTATTCTGGGTAGTGTATCTGTAAATGATACTTCTCTTACTGGTGTAACCGACATTAAATTTAATGTTACTGGTGGTACTGTTAATGGTGATATAAAAACAACTGGTACAATATGTGGTGTTGATGGTACATTGGATGTCGGTGGTAATTTTAATTTAGGTGGTAGTGCTGCAATTGGTGGTAATACTACGATGGGTGGTAACTTAATCGTTGCTGGAGCAATAACCAATAGTGGTGTGGTTAATGGTGCGACAAATCTTGGAACAGGAGAGGGAATTTATACGAGTTTAAGTGCACAAAAAATACAATTGAAGTCATTAAGTGGTGGCACAAATGTTACGCTTAGTTCCGATGGTACAACAATTACAATTAATGCAAGTGGTGGTGCATCGGGTGGAATAACTGGTGCTACAAATCTTGGAACAGGTGCTGGAATTTATGTAAACACTGTAAATAGTAACTTACAATTCAAGTCATTAAGTGGTGGCAGCAATGTAACCATAACGCCAAATGGTAATTATATTACAATTTCTGCATTAGGCGGTGGTACTGGTACTACAATAACAACATATGAAACAAGTGCTACTGGTAATATTACCACAACATCTACTTCAGATACATTAATGACTGGTATGCAGTTGACAAACATACCTGCAGGAAAATATTTAGTTGGTTTTGGCACTTCGCTATCACATGGTTCTGCCAGTGCAAGTATTGTGACATCAATATATGCAAATAATACTATTGTTTCGAATAGTTCGTTAACTTGGACAAGAGGTAGTAGTCAAGGTAATATTACAACTGTTCATGGTTATTCTAATTTTGTGATAACATTGGCATCAACACAAACTGTTGATATTCGTTGGAGAACAACAACAGGTACTGCTACGGCAAATACTAATAGATATTTAACATTACTTAAAGTATTATAAAGTGAAATAAGAATTATTTTGTATTTATAAGAAACTAAAAACTATGACAGAATTTTTAAATATAATTTTTGGTGATTATACCACAGCACAATTATTTGGTTTTATGTGGTTTTTCATAATTGGTTATTTTGTTTATGGACTTACCGAAACGACTGGTCGTGATGTTGATAGTTTAAATACTCCAAAAAAATGGAGTTGGAAATTCTGGTTTTTTGATAACTGGCGTAGGTATATAATAACAATTTTATGTTCATACATTCTTTTTAGATTTTATAATGAACTTAGTGGTCATCCATTCAGTAATATTGATGCTGTGACGATAGGTTTAATTGGTGATGGCGTTGCAGCAATATTGAAGGAGAGGGTAAAGGCAGTTGGTGCAAACAGGATCAAAATAATGACTGATATTGTTGAGAATGAAGAAAAAAATAATAATTCTGGTAATGATGATATAGGATAATGGATTACTCAACATTTAATCTTAATAATTTTTTCATAAAGAAGGATAGCACGCTTCCCGAATTGAAATTTCCGCTTGTTCAGAGATTGAGAGAGAAATATGATCTTACTGATGATATGATGGAAGATGTTGCTGTTACATTTTCAATGATGGATGCTGATACTGGCATATATCATATCGCTAACGTTCCGGCAAATCTTGTTGTTAATAATGATAGACCCGGTTATCCTGATGAAATAAAATATACACTTGTTTACAGATTTACATTACGTGACACAAAAAAAGCAGGAAGATTTTTGGGGGAATTTGTTGTTGATATATTATCAGAAGGACATTGTGGTAAAATAAAATTACCTGTTAATGAATACATTAATATTATAATATCAGATTCCTTAACAAAGACTACTGTTATCTAACCATTGCCATCTTAATCGTTTCACTATTTTATATATAAATATATATTTTTTATTATACTTTATTTGTAATTCTGATATTGGAACACCATTATCATAATCATTTCGTATTGCAATAACTTCATTTTTATTTGAAATAGACATACCATTCCCTTCACCCCTATTCTTTATGTTTCTATTTTTCATTGGATCATCATTCAATTTTGTTGATCTTGTTGATTTTTCTGATTTTATCATCCATTGACCGTTTTTTTCAGATGGTATCAACCCCATTCTCCAGTCACTTAATTTTTTCTTTGTAATTTCAGACATAGCACCATGAGGTTTTTTCATTTTATTTTTAGTCTCATCAGTATGTGTTCTTCCAAGTTGACTTAATTTATTTGCTTCACCAATTTTCCTCTTAGTTTCATCAGACATTATATAGTTTTTTCGTGTTGATGGTTTATTTTTTTTAGCATTACTCATTTTAATTCTACTCTCATTAGAAAATTTAAATCCTAATGAACTACCAGCATTTGGTGCTAAATTATAACCACATTTTCTATTACAAACATCATATAATTTAATATAATATTGTTCTCGCTCAATTAATTTTTGGAAATCAACATTTTCAATAATCATAAATTTAAAATTATTCTCACCATATTTATTCCATGCCTTTTGCAAATATAAATTATCGTGTATGTTATTATTGAGAGTATATTTATGTTGATACCATCTTTTATCAATGTTTTTGGCACTCCCAACATATTTTTTTCTATTAAGAAGATTTTCAATTACATATATTCCAGATTTCATAATATTTTTCATATAAATACTTTATATTTGATTTTCTATAAATCATATTGTGGAAAATATTTGACAATCATATTTTTTTTATTTATCTTTGCATGATATTGTCACATCATCATGCAGGAAATTGTTTTTGTTGTCCATTGTAACAGAATTGCCAAAAGAGCAGCGTATGAAGTACGTTTTCCTATCAACGACCAATTAGTTCAAAGAATAAGAGAACTTCCCGATGACCAAAGAAAATGGGATGCTTTGAATCGTGTATGGATATTAGCGACACCTGCTTTATATTCATTAATTAAAAAATATAAGGGTTCTAATAAGATACATTTTGACTTTGGCAATGAAGATAGTCGTAAAGTCTTTATTGAACAAATAAAGAAAATTGAAGTTACTGAAGCAGAAAAACGCAAATTTATTGCCGAATTAGATATCAAAAAAGAGCATTGGGTTCAATATAAAAAAGAACTTGAAGAAACCTATGCCCAATATTCAGATAAGCTACATGCATTACTTAACGAAGGGGTGAAACTTTATCCGCATCAGATTGTGGCAGCTATGTTCATGAATGTCACAAAAAATACGTTGATTTCACATGAAATGGGACTTGGAAAAACCTTATCTTCAATACTTTATGTTGAAATGAATGGTTTCAATAAGGTTGTTGTAATCACGCCTAATTCATTAAAATTCAATTATGGAAATGAGGTTGAAAAGTTTACAAATAGCACATACTATATCGTAAACTGGAAAAAGAATAAATGCGATGTCGAGCATGCAAAATATGTGATTGTCAATTACGATTATTTTAATTCTAAAAGTCAGGAAAAGTTCTTGGCGAAGTGGAAGAAATTAAAGATTGATAAGATTGATGCAGTTATTTGTGATGAATCTCAGAAACTGAAGAATACTAAAGCAAACACATATAAGAATTTCAAGAAAACTTTCAATAAGTCAATATTTAAGGGCGATAAGACAAGTAAAATATTTTTGTCCGGTACGCCTGCACCAAATAGGGCATATGAACTCTATACAATTTTAAATCAAATATCTCCAACCGATTTCAGCACAAAGAAATATTTTTATGAATATTATTGTGGAATGACGTATGACTACAATGGTGGATGGGGATATATCACTGATACTGCAGAGCAAAGGCTTGAAGAACTTTATCATAAGATTGCGCCCTATGCACACAGAAAAAGGAAATTCGAAGTATTAACAGATTTGCCTGACAAAATATACCAGCGTGTTGTTCTTGAAATGGATGATAAGGAATATGACACCTACGATAAGATTGAGGAAGGGGTTGCAAACGAATTTCTCGAACATCCAACACGCAATCCATTAACAATTATGCTTCGATTAAGGCAATATACCGCCTCTTTAAAAGTTAAAGATATGATTGAACTGGTTGAAAATATTCTTGAAACTGGCGAAAAAGTAGTAATCGTTGACTTCTTTAAAGATGCACTATATCAGTTAAAAGAAAAACTTGGCGATGTAGCAGCACTTCATACTGGCGACCAGAAGGATGATGAACGTGCAGACATAGTTAAGAAATTTCAAGACCCTAACAGTGATTTAAAGGTGTTTCTTGGGTCAATACAAACCTGTGGATATGGATTAACATTGACTGCAGCAAGTAAATTATTTATTACAACATTACCATATTCTGTTGGTGATTATGACCAAGTGAGTGACAGATTGCATCGTATTGGACAAAAAGCAGTCGTTAATATATATCCATTGATTTTCAGGGACACTATTGATGATTATGTATTTTCCGCAATTGAGAGCAAGAGAAAAGAAATAGTCAAAGTTATTGATAATGAGGACTATACGTCAAATGTAAACGAGTCTGTACTAAGTGATGTAATACAAAAAATTAAAGAAAAGCATGGGAAGTCTTTATAAGTTTGGCAGGAATCCTTTTCAGGATTTTTTACTAAAATCAATTGAATTTGATGTTAGATATATCAGACAAAAAATTAAAAATGAACTTAGTGCATATTTCACATATATTTTGGAAAATGTTTTGAATAATAGAAAAGATGCATTACTTTTGGATTTCGAAATAAAGCGTGAAGGTGAATATTATAAAGTCTTGGGTAAAAATGCACTTAGTGCTTTATGGTTAAGTGGTATATTGGTTGATAATACAGAACTTATAATGAAAAATAATACATTCGTTATTGGTAATAGAAAATATCATTTCAATAATAAGACATATGAATTGACACATACAAAAATCTATGAGTAAAAAAGTAGCTGTTTTGTTTTCCGGTGGTTTGGATTCCACATATTTAGTCTGGAAAAATCTTAAAGATGGTAATGAAGTTACCCCGGTTTACATAGAAATTGAAAACAATAAAACCAAATCAACTATTGAAAAAAATCGTATTGAATTATTATTGGAAGAATATCGAAAAGAATTCAATAGAAAAATCAACAATATTCAATATGCTGTAAGCGTTGGTGTTAATGCAAATGAAGATAGTTTGTACTTTAAACAAATGCCTATTTGGATATTTGGAATGGTATTTCTGCAAGGCATGGATGTTGATGAAATTCAAATTGGTTATGTTTCAAATGATGATGCTATTTCATATCTCGATGATATACAGAATATCTATAAGTCGTATCAACCGATTTGTGAGCCAATGAAGCCACTTGTATTTCCATTGATTAAAACAAAGAAATGGAAAATGGCAGATGAACTTCCAGAACAATATCGTAAACTTATTTTCAGTTGTGAAAATGCAAGAATTATTGGTTCGGAAACGGCAGCATTTATAGAATATGAACCGTGTTGTGAATGTGTTCCATGTAAGAATATTATAGCAACAGATTATTATAATACCAGAAGCTTTCCTGAGATATATAAAAAGAAAATCTTAATGCAACACGCACGTTCATTACATTGGAACGGATATAAGATAATTGATGCAAATGGAAAAGATTATTTTGAAGTCAATTGCAGTACATTAGAACCCAAGAATGAGCCATATCAACTTGAAATTAATTTCGAACTAATGTGTGATATGGAATGCGGTTGTAATAAAATAGAACAGAAAATTGAAATAGAAAAAAAAGGAATATAGTGGATAAATTAACTATGTTAGGTGAAATTAAAGCGTTTCTCGAAGGATATAATCAAGACTTGAAGTATCTTGTAAACGTAGAAACCGACCCAAACACAAATTATGCAGAATGCATTATACATGAACCCGGTACTGACCCAAAAATAGTCAAAATTCAATATGAGCCGTTCATGTATACGAAGGATTTAGAGAAACTAAATCATTTTTTGTATCCCGGAAAATCTGAAACACTTAAAGAAAGTCTTAAAGTAAAGCACGGAATAACCATTACCAAATTAAAAACTGGAAATCAGAAGAGATTGGTTAATGGTTTTTGTTATAAAGTAACAAGTCATAAATCATTTAATAGTATTGTTGATTATTTTGGTGATGGTGGTATCAACCCTTTTCAAAAATTAAAAGATCATGAAGGTCGTGATATTAAGGATAGTAAGGGTAAAGTTAAATTTGTAAATGGTGATCTTTTTTATAACCTAAGATTAGCCGAACAATTTTTTGTTTCAACACAAACACGACTTTACAAAGGTATTGAAGAATATAAGAATATACATAAATTAACGTTTGACATTGAAACAACCGGATTGAGATATCAAATAAGCAGAATAATTTCAATTGGTATTCGTGACAACAGAGGTTTTGAAGTAACACTTGAACCGAAAAAACTTGATGACGATGAATGTGAAATAAAATTAATTCAGGACTTTTTTAACGTTATTGACCATATAAAACCTGCTGTAATTTGTGGATATAACTCAGAAATGTTCGACTTTGACTTTATTATTGGTCGTGCTAAATTATTGAAGATGAACTTGGAAGCAATTCCAACTGGATTAAGAAATGATGTACATTTAAGAAGAAGACCTAACACATCGGTTAAATATGGCAATACCCCTGACAGATATACGGCAACTGAAATGTGGGGATATTCAATTATTGACATTCTTCATGCTGTTAAAAGAACTGCTGCTGTTAATAGTGAGATCAAGGAAAACAAATTAAAATATATTGCAAAATTAGAGAAAATTGCAAAACCCAACAGAACATATATTCCCGGAGAAGATAATTCTATTGGTAGGTTCTACTCAGAAAACAAAATGTTTGTGATTGATGAAAAAAACAATTACATGCAGATACCTGAAGAATTTCAGTATGTTACAAGAAACTTATATATTCTTCAGGCAAATAAACAACAATTCATTGATGAAGAATATAAGGCAACGAGAAAAAAATATTTAGATGGTACGCCAACATTTTATGAATGGTTTAAAAAAGAGGCGTTACCAAAATCAATGATTAGTCTTATAAGCGGTAAGAAACTTGTTAAACAATATCTTCTTGATGACTTGTGGGAAACTGAACAGGTTGATGAATTGTATAATCAATCATCATTTTTGCTTGCTAAAATAGTTCCAACAACATATCAAAGAATATGTACAATGGGAACTGCAGGTGTATGGAACTTGCTTATGACTGCTTGGAGTTATGAGAATGATTTGGCAATACCGTATCCTGATACATATCAAAAATTTTCTGGTGGGTTGGTAAGAACATACAAATCTGGATACGTGAAAAGAATAAAAAAGATTGACTATGCATCTCTTTATCCTATGGTTCAATTAACTGAAGGTGTATTTCCAATATTTGATATTACTGGTGTATTAAAGAAATTGCTTTTGTATCTTACAACAACTCGTAACATTTATAAGAAAATGGCTAATGGCAGTGAACTAAACAATGAAGAAGTTACGCTATTAAGACAAATAGATCATGAAGCACATGTTAAATATATAAATAAGGAATTAAAATCAACAGATACATCATCGTTCAAAATCAAACAATTACCTATTAAAATTTTGAACAACTCACTATATGGTGCTTTGGGTTCACATATATCGTTTAACTGGTCTGACAATATTTGTGCATCAAGGATAACTTGTACTGGTAGACTACATTTGCGTCATGCCATATCTTGGTTCAATGGTTATGGTTGTACACCACTACTTGCAGTAACTGATGGCGTTAACTTTCATTTTCCCGAAAGAACGAATATCTATGTGGATGATACTTTATATGAAAATGAAGCATTTCAAACAGTAATGCAGGAAGACGGACCTATCGAAACTATGTGGAAGTATGGTGGTAAGACAGGTGTTGCAGCACTTATTGAGAAATTTAATAAAGAAGAAATGAAACCACCATTTATGTCTGTTGATGATGATGGTGAATTTGTGTCTTGTTTGAACCTTGCAAGAATTAACTATGCTACATTGGCATTAGTGCCTGACAAGAAAACTGGTGAGTTAAAGGAGAAGATTAAACTCACTGGTAATACGATTAAATCGAAAGTGATGCCTGAATATATCGAAGAATTTATCAATAATGGATTTAAATTGATCCTTAATGGTAAGGGTAAAGAATTCTTTGATTATTATAATGATTATGCTGCGAATATATACTATCAACAAATACCGTTAAAAAAGATAGCAAACAAGAACAGGATAAAAACAACAATTGCTGCATACAAAAAGAGGGGTAAGGATAAAAATGGCAGGGATAAGGGCATGCAAGCACATATGGAACTAATAATACAACAACGTGAGGAACTTGCTGAAAAGTTGTTTGAAGAACATAAGCATGAATTTGATTTAACAAAAATTAAGAATTTGAATATTGATGTTAAAATGAAATTGGTTGCGAATTATATGCCACCTGAACCGGAACTCGACAGTGTTATTTATTATTATAATACTGGTACAAAAAAATCTGCTGGTAGTTCAAGTGCAATAGTAGACCCGGAAACAGGAAAGAAAATATACAATTCGAAAATAATAACTGCCGATGAATTACTTGAAAATCCAAACATGACTGGTGATTATAATGCTATTAAATATTTGTCAGCATTTAATGAGAGGGTTTCAACAATATTAGTTGGTTTTGACCCGGAAGTTGCAAAAAAAATGTTATCAAAGGTTGTTAAAATCAAAAAATCAAAAGAATATGAATTTATACAAGCAGATTTTCCGTCATATCAGTTGGAACTAAAAAGTTTTGACTTAAATGATCTTGATGAATCAATGTATCTTGAAGAAATGGAAGTTAATTTCTGGAATAGAACTGGTTATGAACCAAAAAAGGTGTGGGATGGTTTTAAAGTTTTTGATGATTTAAAGATACATTATGAAATTTATGATAATGCATTGAATTTTCTTAATGAAAAAATGACTGCAGCCAATAAGCCACGCATTAAATCAATAAATGATGATTATAAAGATGGTGATTTGGTTTTAATTAAAAATGGTAGTGAATATAATGTGGCAGCATTTAATGGCGTTTATATGGAAATTGTCAGAGAAAATATTGATGTACCCAAAAGTGAAATTGAAATCGAACTTGATCGTAAACATGAAGCAGAAATGGCAAAACTTAGAGAACTTGAAATTGCATCTGCTAACAAATCAGAAAGAGAGAAACAATTAGATTACTTACAATATAATCGTATTAAATACTTCGACAGATTTAAGAAACGCTTCAAGATTCCTGCTCAAATGACAATGGATGAATTGTTTGCGTTGGAAGAAACAGCAAGTAAGACATTTGACTTATTCATACATGAAATAGAAAAAAATATTAATCTTGAGGATTTGGATGAATATGATGAATATTTGGACGATGAAGATGATAGTAACGATTAATATCGAAACTATTTAGTATTTATATAAAAATATGCAATTATGAAATTGACAAAAAGACAATTAAAAGAAATAATTGACTCAAATGATGATTTAATTGGCAAGGACGATATACCTAAAAGTGGTGGTAATTTAGAAACACAAGCAAGTAACACTACAGATATTAATGCTAAAATAGGTATGCAACCATTTAGATATGACATGCTTGGTCGTTTTGGATTCACATTATTACCATTCTTTGAAGGTAAAGATGCTGATGATGTTGATCCCAATGATGTTCCAATACTTAAAGATTTGGCTAAGTTAATGTACGATAAATATATGGAAACATTAGAATATTATTATCGTAATCCCAATAAATTAAAATCTGATTTCAGAATACATTCTGAACATGATTTTGAAAGCCAGCCGGAAGATAAAAGAAAAGTAGATTTTGATTGGGCAAAAAAAGTTATTGCTTTAATACATCCATATTTAGAAGATAAGGATGTTGAAAAGAAACCTGTTGATGAAGAAATTTCATCAAAAAAACCGATAACATTTAAAAGCAGAAAGAATGATTTGTTTTACATTACATTTAAATTTGATGATAATGAAAGATTAAGTAGTGTTGATAATAAATGGGATATTGGCTTTCCTGATTGGTGGGGATTAGAAGTTCCAGAGACAGACATTATTAATTTTTTTAGAAGAAAATATCCTGAATTTTATTTAGTTGATAATTCATTGAATGAAGTAGCAGTGATTGAAGATAAGGTTGTTGATAAAAAAACCGAAGATGAAATATCGAAAAAAAGTGATGATAAGGGTGTTCGTGAAAAGAATCTTCAAAAAATTGCTGGTTTGATTAATAAGAAATTTGATAAGAAAGATATTGATAAGTTGATAAATTTATTGGAAAGAGATAATGGCTAACTCAGAATTATACAATAAAACGTATAGCGTGCCCCCAGACGTGATTAAATATGTCCAAGCGGTACTGGTATCCAATCCAACAGGTGAGGGCGTTAAAAGGGCAAAATTCATCGTTAAAAATGGTGTTTTAAGTTATCAGGAATTAAAGGGATTAAAACATTTCTTTGATACGTTTAACATGCAAACTGGTAACAAGGCACAGTATGAACTTGCTGGTGGTAATTTAATGAAATCTTTTGTTGATAGTAAATTGAATTCAGAAAGAGCATCCGTTGAAAGATCACAGGAAGTAAATAGAGATGCTAACGTTAATGTTAATCTTGGAACAAGACCATACGATGCATCACCGGAATTAAACGAAGAAAAAAAAGAGAAGAAAGAATTAACAAAAAATGCTGTTGCTATAATTGTTAATGCCGATAATAAATTTTTATTATTAAAAAGATCGGATGATCCGAAGATATGGCAACCAAGCAAATGGGCGTTAGTTGGCGGTGGTATTGAAAAGGGTGAAACACCTGAAAAAGCAGTTAAAAGAGAAATTACTGAAGAAATTGGATTGGAGATTGATAAATTTATTAAAACATTCGCAATCCAAAAAAACCCAGATAGCATTGAACACATATTTGCATGCAGATATGATGGTGAACCTACGGAAATAACATTAAATGAAGAAAACACCAATTATGGTTGGTTTAATGTTGAAGAGATTAGATTTTTAAATACTGTTCCGCATCTTATGGAATATATAACACTTGCATTTAAAAATTATGATAAGTAGGTATTTATTAAAAATAACATGAAAAACTAAAACATACAAAAATGAGCAGATTAGAAGGAATTAGTTTACCGTTTAGAGTAAAACATATTGCCAGAAACGCATACGATGAAAACGACAAATATGAAGTTGGTCACTCAAATGCATTATCGAATGGTGATGAGCCGGGTAAAGGCGAAGTTGATGGTCAGGTTGGTGGTTTAACCGATATCAGAACCAGAGAAAAATCAGTGGTAAGAAACAAGTATAACAGAAACAAAGAATATAACGATGCGACTGCATAATGCAATCAGAAACTAAAATATTGCGTGATAATATTGATACTTTTCGTTATCTTATAACTGAAAGTGTTGTTGATAAGCGACTTGTGGATGCAATCAATAACTATCAGTATATCTATATCTATTATGCTGGTGATGAGACAATTTCAAAAGGATATCGAACAGTCAGACCTATGCGTTTAGGCTTGTTACAAACGAAAACAACTGATAAAAAAGGTAATCCAATTGAGAATCATAACGGTGAATTAGCACTCAGGGCGTGGCAAGAAAAGGGTGATAGTGATTCTTATAAATGGGGTGATAAAAAAGGAAGACGCAGATCAGAACATGAGTATTGGGGTAATAAGCCGGGATGGAGATTATTTTTAGTTAATAACATCACTGAGGTATTGCCAATTGGTAACGGTCAACGATTTGTTGATAAAGATGGAAAAGTAGACATACCACCCAAATATAGTGAGGAAGATAAGTTTATACCAACAGCGATTGCACATGTTTCAATATCAAAAGAAAAGGAAATGATGGTTAAGGGAACTGATTCAGTTAACGAACCTGATAAAATAGCACAAAAGGTTGATAAATCAACATTCGCATCACAAGCAAAAAAATTCAGAGATTTTCATAATGTTACCAAACAAAATAAAAAAATCACAAAAGATACTGTTGGTGGCTTATATGATTTGATACGAAAACAAAAGAAAAAATCGCCAAATGATTATATGGTTGCCATCGATAGAAATGGTAATTTCAGAACAATACATATTAGTCAGAAAGACAAATATCCCAAAGAAGTTTTTGTTGGAAATTTAATGTCATTGTATGATAAAATGGTTCGACCACCAATATCAAGCGATATTGAAATGAGAAGATTTGTTGATAAAACAAAAAATAATTTAAAAAGTAAACTTCCAAAAGATAATTTATCAAATACTCCTGTTGAAAGAAAGACTTTTTTCAAATAATGTAGTATTTATAAAAAAATATAAATTTTTATAAAATGGCAAAAAGTGTCGATTTAAATAAATTAAAAACCGAAATTGATAGTCGTAAAAGAGAAAGAAACATGACTCAATCTCCGTTAGGAGAGTCAGTTGGTGCTGGTGTCGCACCAAGAGATGTTTTTTTAAATGGATTACTTGAATCACTAAGAACCGGAAAAGAAAACGCAGCAACAAGTTTGGTTAAAGTTGTTGACGGTAGGGTGGCTGAAAAGAAAGGCGAAAGTCTAAGAATGCGTATTAATGAAACACCTGTCGCACAACCACAACGTGGTCATATTCCAATGCCAGCACAAGATGTTGACATGTCGCCCGAAAGGGATGAACAGTTATATCGTGACATGGAGTCAAAAAGAAAACAAACATTGACTGAATCAATGTCAGAGTTTTCTAAAATGCCAGCAGTTGGTGCTCCAATGAAAAATCAACCACCAGCACAACCAATGAATTTAAATGAACAGTATCTCACTGAAAATGTGAAGAAAATTGTTAATAATTATTTGGCAGAAAGCCTGAGTCCAATATTCGAAGAAGCAATCAAGGATACCATACTTGAAATGTATGCTGTTGATAGGATCAAATCGGTACTTACTGAAAATAAAGACCTTATTCGAACAATCGTTATCGAAACAATTCGAGAGATTCAAGCAAAATCAAAGCAAAATAAGGCGCAACAATAGTTGCGCTTTTTTTACGGTTAATTCTGTATTTATGGATATACTATATTCTTGCCATGACATACGATGAATTTTTAGTCTTTCTGGATGATTTTGAAGAAATTAAATCTTTTTCGGGAAAAATAAATGCAGCCAATGATAATCTAACACGAATTGGTAGTGGTAGTGGCAGGGTTGTGTATGACATTGACGGCACTAAAGTTTTTAAGGTTGCTAAGAATGCAAAAGGTGTTGCTCAAAATGAAGCCGAAATAAATATTGGGTATTATTCATATAATCATAGTATTGTCACAAAAATATTTGAATCTGCTGATGATTACACGTGGATAATTGCTGAGAAGGGTAAGAAGGTTAATGAAAAAAGAATCATACAACTAACCGAAATACCAAATTTAAGCGAATTATACATGTATCTCAGAAATTTTTCTGATAGTAATAAAGGTCGTAGGGCAATATTTGGACAAGATCAAAGTGTTGTCGAAAAATTAAACGATAACGAATTTGCACAGGAGTTACAAAATTTCATAGCAAATCATGATCAATCTGCCGGGGATATGAACAGACCAAGTTCATATGGTGAAGTTCTTCGTGATGGTCAACCAATAATTGTTTTAACCGATTATGGTTTAAATGATGAGGTGTTTGATACATATTATAGTCCACAAAGAAAACAAAATAAATATCAACTATATGAACTTTATGGTTTTAATGATGGTAATGACGATATACTTTCAGACATTGGAAGTGGCGATGAGGTTAGACATGGTATGTGGGGATTAATACCTTATGGTGTTGGCGATGGCAATGATGTTGTTAATGAAGGTTTCATCTCATTTATTTTAAATAGGAATAAATATCCAACAAGAAAGTTACCAAGCATGCCATATATTGTTGATATGTTTCATGAATGTGTAAACAATCTTAAAGAAACATTAGAACGTGTTCCAAATAAAAAGAAATTTTATGATAATTTACTAATTCTTCAGGAATATCTTGTAGAGCAAGGTTGGTACAATCGTGATCTTTTACAAAAAGAAGTACGTGAAATTGACGAAACAACAAAACCAAATTCAAGATCAGGACTTTCACGTATCAATGATTTGAATCCTGAATATGCATTAAAATTAGCAAATGCTACTATTAAGAAAATAAATTTATCACCAAACACACCAAAATTTTTAGGTTCTGGTGGCTTTGGTTATGCATATGAATTAGATAGTGAGAATGTTTTTAAAATAACATCTGATGTTAGTGAAGCGGATTCTGCAACCAAAGTGATGAGAGGACATCCTATGCATATTGCAGATGTGTTTGGTTTATATAAAATTGTTGATACTGAAAATAATAATGCATCATTCTATGGAATATTACAAGAAAATATTATCGATAAACCAACACAGGAATTTTATAGACTTGAAAAAATCATAGAAGAAATAAAACCAGACGGTTTAAATTTTGGTGATTTTGCTTTTTATTTTGTTAAGAAAAAATACACATCAGAACAAATCGCAGAAATTGCAAAAAAGATTTTAACCAATAACCCAGAAGCCAAGGTATCTGAGGATGATCGAAAACTTGCGTATAAATATATAATGGATTTATTAAACATCAGAAATGATCTGATTAGTTTAGAAATTAAATCACATGATTATATTGTTGAACCGAGAAATCTTGGATATAAGGATGGTGTATTAAAATATTTTGATGTTGGCGGTTATAGCGCAACAGAGCCATATTTTAATGATAGCAATACGGTATTTCTACCAGAAAATATGTCTAACCTAATTGAAGTTTATGATAAAACAATTGCCGATAAAATTGCACAGCAAGTAGCCGATAAACTTGGATATGAACAGCCTAAATATATTGCTGGTGGTAATTTTGGTGTTGCTTATGATATTGGTGATGATAAAATACTAAAAGTAACAAAAGATAAAACAGAAGCCGTTGAAAACTTAAAACTTATTGATAAGCAATTAAAATATATTGCACAACCATATGGTGTTTATAGAGTTAAATCAAAATCTGATGACACAATACCGGAAACATATGTAATTGTACTTGAAAAACTTGATACCGATCCAAGTATTGCACAACAATATTCGAGATTAGATTTTGCTTTTAATAAAATATTAAATATTACAATTCCAGACGCAATCGAATTTTATCTTGGCTGGTGGCGTGATGGTGTTGTTGATAAACGAAAAATTGATGCATATTTAAAAAAGAATTCACAAGATTCTGAATTTTTCTATGGATTAATAAGAATTGCTGAAGAATTGCAACAATATGGTGTTGAAAGTATTGATTTCGTAAATAAAGAAAATCTTGGATATAAGAAAAGTGGTGCATTAGGATTTTTTGATGTTGGTTTTGGTAATGCACTTCAAAATCCGGTGGGTGCAAAAGAAATTATGGTTGCTGAAGATGGATCATCGAAATTTTCAACCGATAGTGATTTAGGTCAGGATGGATTTCCAACATATAATCAAAATGATACATCACCGTTGACAGACAATAATGTGCCACCCGTTGATGAAGATTTAGAATATAATCATGTCGTTGGTGATGCAACTGATGATGAATATATGATGACAGAAAGAAAGTTATCATATATGCCCGGAGCACAATCTGTTAATGTTAAGAAAAAATGCAGGTTGGGTGGATTGGGTAATACCAGTGTTGCATGCAATCAAGGCGATATTAATAATTTAGAATTAAAAAAAATAAGTGAAGGAATTGATTATAATAAATTAAATCGTGGTGTTGGAAAAGATGAAATGTTATCAATTCCTGATTTTCCATTAAAAGATTTAACCGTAAGTAAGCGTGGTATCTTTGGTGCTATTCAGGATATTAAACAAGGAAAACCCTCTCAAACTGATGAACCAGTTTTAGTGTTTTATAACATAGAAAAACAAAAATTTTTGGTTGAAGATGGTTATCATAGGGTTGCTCAAGCATATCTTAATAAAGAAACAACAATTCCAGTTAATATATATTCTGATATGTGGTCAGATTATGTTGCAAATGTTAGTGACGACAATAAATTTGTATTGGGTGAAGTAGCAAATACTCAAAAATATTATCGTGCTGTTGAAAAGAACATGGGTGAAACCGTAGAATTTGAACCTGAAGGTTTTTATGAGGCAATTGATGATTCCGGTAGTCCTGTGTGGAAATACGATACATTCTGGATTAGTGATAAACCAGAGGTTGCTGCAAGTAAAAGCATTGGTGGTGCAGTGATGGGATTATATTCAATGTTCCTACAACACAATAAAAATCCAGAAGTATTTTATATTTATGAAATCTCAGAAAAACCGGATGTGGATATTTCACATTGGGATATTGGTGACTTCGCTCATTTAAAAGAGGTTAGATATAGAAGACCAGTGCAGGGTACATACAAAGGTAAGGTAACAATTACTGATGATATGAAAAAAAGATTAAGAGCATTTTATGAAATGACTGGTTTGGATGCATACGATGAACCCAATGAAGAATATAGTGAAGTGTTTCAAAACACAGATTATGATGAATTATTGGGTGGCGTTAAAAGCATGGTGCACGAAACAACAACCGTTGATTTACCAAGTAGTGATATACAGGGTGGCTGGGGTTCATATAAAATAACGGATAATGGTCAGGTTGTTGGTGAGATCGAAATTATGAATCGAAATAAAGAATATCTTACATTAGATAAAATTTTTATTTATAAATCATTCAGAGGTAAAGGATATGCTAATGATGCAATAAAATCATTGTTTGATTATGCTGATAAACAAAATAAAATTATTACCTTGACCCCCGATAATGTTTGGGGAGCAAGCGTACCTAAGTTAAAGGCATGGTATAGTTCTCTGGGATTTGTAATGAACAAAGGAAAAAATAAAGATTTTAAAACGATGCAGTTGATGTATAGATTACCAAATAGTGGGAATTTGAATGAAGAAGCGTATTCTGGAAAAGCATATCGTGTTGATAGTGGATTTTGGCATGAACGTGGAACAACTGCAGGTGATGTTGTCAGACATGAAAGAGATGAATTGGAAAACACTGATGATTTCGCACACATTACTGATGAAAAATTAGCAGAACTCGATAAATACCCGGCAAAAAGTATTGTTTGGGTTACAAAAACATTTGAAGATGCTAAAAGATATTCAAACGAATCCGATTTTTCGGATATTGAGGAATTTGATTTTAATGGTGATGTTATTGCTGAAGATGGTGATGGTGGCTATCTTGTTTTAATTAAAAATAATCTAAATGAAGCACAACTAATGTCGTTGGACGATTTACCGTTCAAAAAAGAGGTTGAAGAACGTGGCGGTAAGATATATTCAGTTGGTGGTGCTGTACGTGATGGTTTCTTAGGTAAAGAATCAAAAGATTTGGATTTACTTATTGCTGGTATACCAATTGAAGAACTAAAAAATATATTATCAAAATATGGTAGAGCAAGCATTGAGGGTCAATCATTTAGTGTGATAATATTTACACCAGATGGTTCAACTGAAAGCATAGACATTGCAGTTCCAAGAACAGAAAAACCAACAGGTGGTGGTGGACATAAGGATTTTAAAATAACCTCAGATCATACATTACCAATTGAAAAAGATTTGGAACGCAGAGATTTTACAATAAATGCAATTGCAAAAGATATTGATGGGAATATTATTGATCCATATAACGGTCAGGAAGATTTAAAGAATAAAATTATCCGTGCTGTTAATCCTGAAGCATTTAGTGATGATCCATTAAGGATGTTACGTGCTGTTCAATTTTCAAGTCGTTTTGGTTTCTCAATTGAACCAAAGACAATGCAAATGATTATTGACAATGCTGAAATGATAAAAAAAGAACCTGCCGATAGAATATTAACAGAGTTTGGTAAAATCGTTGAGAAGGGTGAGCCAAGGATTGGAGCACAGTTATTGAAAAATACCGGACTTTATACTCAAATATTTGGTACGGAATTAAACCAATCAGTAATCGATAGGAGTCCATTTGAAGATGTTAATACGATTGGTGAATTTATATTTTTATTAATACGTTTATTTCCAAACCCAGCAGAATATTTCTTAAAAAGATTTGCAACAGAAGATGCGACAGGAACTAAAATTTATAAAGAAATACAGGCATTGCAAATTGCTTATGATAGTAGTGAAGCAACAACAAAGATTGAAGCAAGATCGGTAGCACATAATATGTATGTTAAATATATTGAATCACTTCAAAGTAAGATTTTACCACACGTAATTGATGTTGCTGCACAAGAATTATTATCGGGTAAATATCCCAAAACTGTTAATGAATTAGCAATTAATGGTAATGATATTATTAATCTTGGCATTCCAAAGGGTGAGGAAGTTGGTAAGATAAAAAAAATGTTATTGTTAAAAATATATTCCGATAAATTACAGAATAATAAAAAAGAATTATCTACTTTTGTGAACGATACACAAATGTTAAACGAAAACAATAAATTACTCTAATGGCAGATATTTCATATAGTGCAGTTATTCTTGATGATGAGTCTCATCAGAAATTAGTTAAGGTTTTCAAGTCAATGATACCTGAAGGCTGGAAAATATTTGCACATCATATGACAATAATGACAGGTGCACTTGATCCAGAATCTCAGGCGAAAAATGATTTGATAAATGGTAGTGAGATTGTATTGAATGTTGAGGATTATGCAATTAATGATAAGGTAATTGCTGTTGGTGTTAATGGTTATGAATCAGTAAACATAAAGCCACATATTACATTAGCGGTAAATGCTGCTGAAGGCGGTAAACCAGTAATGTCAAATCAATTAACCGACTGGAAACCCATACCGTTTCCATTAAAACTAACAGGAAAAGTAACTGAAGTTGAATTTAGATAATATGATAAAACGATTAGCAGCATTTGATTTTGATGGTACATTAATAAATTCTCCCGAAAAAGAAAACGGAAAACAGTTTTGGCAGGATAAAATGGGATATCAATATCCACATCAGGGTTGGTGGGGCAGACCAGAAAGTTTGGATTTGGATGTTTTCGATATAAAACCATTCCCGGTTGTATTACACCAATTAGAAAGAGAACAGTCAATACCCGATAGTTATGTTATTGTTTTAACATCCAGACAGGAGAAGTTACGCCCATATGTTCAGGCTGTTTTAGATAAAAATAACATTCATGTTGATAAACTTGACATGAAATATGATTGGAAAGATAAGGGTCAAAAGATTTTAAATTATATTCAACAATTTCCTGATATAACCGAAATTAATGTTTATGATGACATGGAAGAACATATAATTGCATACCAAACAATTAAAAGTCAGATTCCTGAACACATAACATTTAATGTTTATCATTCAAATAATGGTAAATTAACGTTAGTTGAATCAAATTTCAAATTAATTGACATTATTCGTGATGAAATTCAAAAAATAATTTAAACGTATTTATATAAAATTATAAATCAATGATTGATATGAGATATAAACCACGTTTTCTCCCACAGATAAGTGCACCATATGATATTATATTGGAAAAACTTGATGAGGAAGAAGTGGATTATAATTTAATTGAGATTGATCCAAACGAATTAGAACCATCACAGGGGATAACATTTTCTGATGAGGTTGAAGGTGTAAGTCTTGATGATATGAATCCAATTTGGCTTAGTAACGATAATAAAATTCTTGATGGTCATCACAGATGGGTCAAAGCAATGCAAAGTGGTACACCAATTAAAGCAATTAAAATTGACTTGGGTGACAAAGATGCTTGTAGATTATTAAATAAGATCGAAGATATTTTTGAATACGAACAAGCACATAACGTAGAAGAGATTGTTAACAATGATGTTATTAATGATGAAAATGATATTAATAATAATTATACTGACAGAAGTGAATTTTTATCATCATTAGAAGAAGATAATGCTGAAGTTCAATCCGAAAAGCCAAGCGTAAATCCACAATCAATTGTTGCATATCGAAAAGAACCGATAAAAGAAAATTCAGTTGTTGGAAACTTCTTTACATTAGAACCATTAAATGGTTTCTCCAAGTTTCAAATTGATTTCGAAAATCTTCTTGATACGAATGCATTAGGCGTTACATATAAAGACAGTCAACAACCTGTTGATATTATGGCAAAAATATGGTTTCCAAATGTTAATTTTGAAAAATTAGCGGAAAAATATAATCTTGATGTGTTAAATTTAAAAAATAAAGCAATTGCCGAAAAAGCAATGAAAATGGGTTATGACGGCATCAAATATGGTGATAAATTAATTCAAGGACTAAAATAATTAAAATTATGAGTACATACAAAATTACGAATATTACAAATTCGATAGGAAAGCGTGAGCCAAAATATAATTCAATATTGGATGTTGAATTTATTGATCACATGGTTAAAAAAATTGTTAAGGTTAAACCGGGCAATAATATTTTTCTAAACGCAGATGCGTTACCATTATCTGTTCATAGATTGAGAGTAAAGGGATTGGTTATTGTTGAAGAAATTAGTGAATCCGAATTAGCGAAATTAATAAAAAAACCAGAACAACCAAAACCAAAGGTAGAAGAAAAAAAAGGATTTTTCAAGAGTTTTAAAAAGATCGTTGAACCCAAAGTAGAAGAAGACGAGGATAAGAAATACGGTAAGAAGAAAGTTGTAAAAAAAGACGAAAAGGAAGAAGTAGAATAACCTCAAATATTTGATCTATTCAATGAAGCCAACAAAATGTTGGCTTTTTTTTTAAAAACTCTTTCATCTTTGATGACTTTACCTTATTTTTACGTATTTATAAGAAATTACATTATTTTATAAATTTTTATAATTTTTATGGACGGAAAAATCAGAATTTTATTCTACAACCTTGATGGTGCAGGTGTTAATTACTTTAGAACATTAACGCCAGCGATGGAACTTGAAAGAAATCACTCAGACGAATTTTATGTTGAGATAAACCCAAAAATCGACTTCAATGATCCGAAATTTGTTGATTATTTGAAAACATTTCACATAATACATTATCATCGTCAATTCTTAGGTGACACTAAGCAGATGTTGAATCTTGCAAATGAATTAAGAAAATCAGGAACAATCTTGATTGTTGACATTGATGACTATTGGGAGTTACATAAGAAACATCCATTCTATGCGTTGAATCTTGAAAGAAAAATGCATGTTCCAATAATGGAAAACCTTAAAATTGCCGATTATGTTACAACAACAACGGATTTATTTGCCGAAGAAATTCGTAAAGTAACAGGTAAAGATAATGTTAATGTGCTATATAACTCAGTTGACCCGACATGGATGAAACAGTTTCAAAATAACTGGAAGCCAGACCCAAATGGACTTGTAAGGATTACTTACATGGCTGGTTCTTCTCACATGGTTGACGTTGAACAACTTGAAGGTGTTGTGAACTGGCTTGATGCCGATCCTCAAACACATGGTAAATTCAAAGTTATTATTGCCGGATGGGACACTGAAGGTAATACAACAGATATTACATTCAATCAGGACTTTGGTGCTGAACTTCAAAAAAAAGGTTTATGGACAAACCAAATGGTGAAGGCAATAAACAGATCAAGAGGAAATGTTGATGTATTACCGAACTTACCGGATGATCTTAGAGAAAAATATAGAGGAAAGGTTTTCGATCAAAAGCAAAGAGATATTAAATCAATTGAAAGTGTTTATTTGCACTATGAAAAGATTCTCACGGATAATCATAGAATAATAACCAATCCTGACTATCTTCAGTGGCTTATGAACTTCGAAAGAAACGTTAGATACGAAAATGAAGGTAATTTTGCCAGACGTTGGACTCAGAAGGCAAATATTTATGCACAAGTTCTTGATGAAACAGATATTGAGATTGCTCCGCTTGCCGATAATTCATTCAACAGAATGAAATCAAACTTGAAACAAGTTGAATGCTGGTCAAGAAAACTTCCAATTGTTTGTAGTGATGTTGCACCATATAATATTGATGGTAGACATATGGAAAACTGTGTGTTGATTCCTAATGAAAAGAATGCACATAAGTATTGGAAGAAATATCTAAAGAAACTTATACTTGATGCTGATTTAAGGAAACAACTTGGCGAACAGTTGTACGAAGATTTTAAGGTTGAATATAATCTTGCTGAAGTAACAAAGAAACGTGCTGAATTCTATAAAGCAGCAGTAGCAAAAATATTAGCGGTGGTATAAAATGAAGAAATTCTTTCAGAAGATACTTCTCTGGATTTATGTTAAATACCATACAATTATGGTTTCAATAAGTATTGCATTATACAATACTGAAATTGAAATACTTAAAGCAGACCCAAACAATTTACAGGAACGTGACAAAAGGGTTCAACGTAAATTACATCACAATCCATTGCTTGAAAAGTTTTATGCCGGGAAAACGGATGAAAAGTATGTTCGTGAATACTATGATGTTTTAAAAAAGGCAGATAAGTTCATACGTACTGCATTACCAAATCAAAGATTATTGGCAATTGACAAACACATGCGTCATTTAAATAATGAGATGGAAGAAAAAGATCAGTATGGCAGGAGATATAATTATACCGGATTTTTTGATGAATCACATAAACATGCCGGAAAAACATTAGGTGAGGTTCTTGAACTTGAAATGGAAGAACGAAGAACGAAGGATGATGATCTAAAATTGCTTTATATGTTTGACAATAAACCAATTGAGGTTGGATTTGTGAAAGTGTTTGATGTTCTTGAAAAGAGTGAGAAGAATAATGCCGATTTTGAATACGAAGTTCAAGACATGTTTAAGAAATCAAAGCAATTTGAATTTCCAATAAGGGTCGGACACAATAACGAAAATATTGTGAATAAAATCGAACAACTCACTGAATTTTTACATGTAAAAAAAATTGGTTTTGAGCATAGGCAATTGGAATTTTTCGTACCTTTGAAATTCAAAACGTCAGGCGTGACTGACCAATCCGAAGTGTTCAATGAACTTATTGATGTTAAGGAAGTTTATGTTAAGGATCAATATGGTACAGTAATCGGATTTGGTGTTACGAAATTTTTAAAAAGAATAATACATAACAATACCCATGAGGTTTGGAAATTTCAAGGAATTGAAATGAAACAAATGGGAATATAAATTTAACTAATATGGCAAAAGAATTTTTAGAAAAATTAAAAAATGCTGTCGATAATGGTGAATTTAATTCAGAAGCAGCGAAAAAAATTAAAGATATTGATAAATTGGCAGACGAAAAAAAGAATGCCGAAAAATTAATTGAAAAGCGACTTGAAGAGGCTGGTATGGTAAAACTGGTTACTGAAGAAGCAATCGAACTCAATTCTGATTATGAGAAAAAAATGGAAGAAATTAAAAAACAAGATGCGATAAACAGACAACTTGCAACATTGATTGAGGTTGAGGATATGGTAAAGGCAAGCATCGAGGACATGCTTTCATTTGCACAAGAACTTGAACAAAAATTCGAAAAAGAATTTGAAGCAGAAGACCCGATGTTTGGTGATCTTAGTTTGAAAATCGAAGAGGTTAAGAACAAATATGAACCGACATTAATACAATATGCACAGAAGTATGCACACAAGAAAATATAATTCAATTAATAATTAAAAACTGAAAAATTATGGCAAAATTCGAAGAAGCGTCTGAAGACGTAGTAAAAATTTTTGATGAAGTCAGAGATAAATCGTCAATCCCTCAGTGGGTTGAGTTCAGAGTTCTCTGCAACAATAAACAAAAGAAAGAAGTATGCAAACCTTGGAGAGCAAATGATCTTGTACAAGCACTTGCAGAAGGCGTAAATTTCGCAATCATTATCAATGAGGATGTTTTTAATCAGTTACCAGATGATATGAAAAGAATGGTAATTGATGAATGTCTTGCTGGTGTTACAGTATCCGAAACTGATGCTGTTGGATATGAAAAACCTGATTTTAATACGTATAGTGGTGTGTTACAAAAATACGGTGATAATTCAATTCTCACACTACATGAATCAATCAAAAGCATCTTTGATGTTCAAAAGCAGAAAGAAGCCGAAGAAAAAGCAGCGACTAAAGGTAAACGTGGAAGAAAGAAAAAAGACGTTTTCGCATAACAATAATATCGTAGAAGAAATCCCGGCAGGTAATGTCGGGATTTTTTTGTTTATTAGTATTTATAGAAAACTGTTTTATAATGATTTCATATAATATCAAGTTTCCGCTTAACGATAACGTAGTTACGAATACTTATTTTGCGATGAGTAATGTAACTAAAGACGCATTTAGTTCTGATTTGCTTTTACTTTTGCTAACACAAAGAGGCGAAAGATATTATGAGCCTGATTATGGTACAAATCTATTGAAGTTCATTTTTGAACCTAACGATAATTTAACGGCAAGTGATATTGAACAGGAAATAAAAAGAACAGTTTCATTATATATTCCAGCACTTACAATTGAAATGGTTGAATTTAATTATAATGAAGACAATGAAGGACAACCAATATCAGATAATCAATTAAACGTAAAGATTAAATTCACATATAGTGAAGATGCGTTTAGTGAACAAGGTGAATTAGATTTAAACTTTTAAGATATAGAACATGGCAACAGATACAGTAACAAACATTATCAGATACGGAAGTAGAACTTTCGGAGAGATCAGAACAGACCTGATTGCGTACATCAGACAAGCATATCCTGAAGTACTCAGTGACTTTACTGATTCAAGCGTTGGTGCAATGCTTATTGACCTCAATGCTGGTGTTGGTAACAATTTGGCGATTAATACCGATAGGGTATTTCAAGAAACACAACTGGAATATGCACAGCAAAGAACGTCAATATTGAATATTGCGAAAAACATGGGATTTAATATTCCTGCACGTAGACCATCTGTTACCGTTGTTGATTTTACTGTTACTATTCCTGTTCTTGGCGACAGACCCGATGCATCATATTATCCGGTATTAGATATTGGTGCACAAGTTATTGGTGCTGGCAAAACCTTTGAAACACAAGATATTATTGATTGGAATTCCCCGGTCAGCAATCTTGGTGATCCAAACCGTTCAATTATTCCTAATTTAAATTCAAATGGAATCATTGTAAATTATAGTGTTACTAAAAGAGAAGTTGTAATCAATGGTTCGTCAAATATCTATAAGAAAATTATAACATCAGCAGATATTGTTCCATTCTTTACTGTAACATTACCTGACGCTGATGTGCTTGAAATAGATAGTGTAATATTATTGGAAGGTACTAATTATTCATCTAATCCGGCAATAAGTGAATTCTATAAGGATGACAACAGATATTATGAGGTTGAATATTTAGCACAACAAAGAATATTTGTTGAGGATACACAAAGTTCACAAAATACAACATTAGTTAAAGCAGCACGCTGGCTTGACATAACAAGAAAATTCATTAAGGAATACACACCAAATGGTTATTGTAAATTAACTTTTGGTTCTGGTGATGCAGACGTTAATGCATTCAGAGAAGGATTTTTAAAAGAAGGTGTTAGTAATCGTGCTTTTCTTGAAAATTTCTTGAATAATACAGCATTAGGTGAAAAACTTAAAGCAGGATACACATTATTCGTAAAATATCGTACTGGTGGTGGAAGTAATTCAAATATTGGTGCAAGAACACTAACGCAACTTGGTAACTATAATCTAAATGTTCTTGGATCACGTTCTGATTTTAATCAAACTGTTAAAAGAAGTCTTAAAGTAACCAATCCAATTCCAGCAATTGGTGGTAATGATGGTTTAAGTACAGAACAAATCAGGCAATTAATTAAATATAATTTTTCAAGTCAGTTCAGAGATGTAACATTAACCGATTACTTACTTCAGGTTTATAAAATACCGGGTAAGTTTGGTTCACCATTCCGTGCAAATGCATTTAAGGAACATAACAAAGTTGTCATTTCTATTCTTAGTCTTAATGGTGAAACAGGTAAATTATCAAACACAAGTAATACATTATTAAAGGAAAATATTGCAGAGTATCTTAGTCAATATCGAATGATTAATGATTATGTTGAGATTAAAGACGGCAAGATATTTAATTTGGCATTTGATATTGATGTTTATGTTGAAAATATTAGCGATAATACGATAGCAAATAACATAATTACTCTTGTTAGAGAATATTTCGATATCAACGATTATGAAATGAACCAAGATGTATTTCTTGGCAGACTTGAAAGACAAATTCTTGAAGCAAATGGTGTTATAAATATTATTGATGTTAAAGTATATAATAAAGTTGGTGGACAGTATTCAAGTAACGTAATTTCACAAGAATTTGCAGATACAACAACTGGTGAAATACAAATTATTAATAATACAATCCATTCAACCGAAGACTCAATGTTTGAAATAAAATACCCAGAAAAAGATATCAGAGTATTTTTAAGGAAAAAGGTTGGTTAATGGAAACAATAAAAAAAAGTGTATTACAAGCATTAACAAAGGGAAATATTGTTCCATGCACACTAAGAGATATTGAAACTGGTGAACTCATTACAGGTTGTACCGGGACTTGCTATCTTCTTGTGCCAGATTTAAATGCTGTATATAATTTTAAAATTGGTCTTACAACAGTAGTTGATGATATCGGATTTTTTGATCCATATCCCGAATATGAACAAGAATCCGAACCACCAGCACCACCAATACCAGTAGAAACTTTCTACTATGAAGATAATGAAGATAATATATATACCGATAGTGAGGGCACATATTATTTATATTAATAAAATTTAAAATTATGGCAAATAAAAAATTATTTAGTGGGAATCCAATGGTAACATCACCATTAGGTACAAAAAGAATTGCATTAGGTGATGATTCAACTGAAACACAGAATATGACGCTCAGTGCATTAAAAACTTGGATAACTGGCACAACAGCACCAGTAACACTATGTACAAAATCGGTATGTATTGGCAATTGGAATATGTGTGGTACACCCGGAGTAAGTGTTAGTTTGGGTGTTTGTTTATGCCAAATAAGAAGTGTTGATGTGTTAATAAGGTCTGATGCTTGTGAAATGTTTCCGTTAGTATATCCTCATAGTAATGAGGAAATATCGGGTTATTGGAAACTATGCTGCACCCCAAAAACAAATGCGGTTATTGCACTTTCAAGAAAAGCAGATTATTTTTTCGCACAATCAGCATTTAATTGTTCAAGTTGGAATAGAGGGTGGATTACGTTGAGTTATATTCCTTAATTAATTAAATATGGGTTATACGTATATCATAGCGAATAATAAATTTTATTCATACTTAACTGGTGGAACATCAATAAATGATCTGGATACAGCAGTTTCAACAGGTATTATATCTGGCACAACCAATGATGCAGACTACTCAGATATTATATTAAGTTCAGATGTCGTTACCGGATATTCAATCAGCAGATTAAGTGAATTGAAAAAATTTGCGGTTAATGTTCCATTTAGCCAACAATATACTGGCGGTGGATCATATACTATTGATGGTGTTGATTATGTAAATTCAATTTCCGGTGTTAGTGTGGTTTATTATCTTGGTGGAATACGTTATTTGGATGTATTAACCGGAACATCAGCAACAACAACATTTGATTTCACAACAGTTGGCATACTGGGTCCAAGTTTTATTAATAACCCTATATATAAAGACCCGAAAAAAGAAAATATTATTAGCAATCCTAAAATCACTAATGATGTATTTATAATCAGACAAGAATTATCCGCATTTGAAAAAAATTACAGGTTAGAACACATTAGAAATTTAAATGATCTGGAAACATATGCGGGTGGTAAATATTTTAATATTGTAAAAAATAGTTAAAAAATGGCAATAGGAACATATGGCATATCAAGACCTTCAGACGTAAATATCAATGATATTGATATCTATTATAATTATACGCCAAACAGAGAAACAAGAAATGATGATATAATAAAAATCGAAGACCCAACAGAATTATTGGAATACTGTTATTTACCTGATGATGATAATAATTATATTGTTGGTAATGAGAATTTGTTAGAAGGTATGTATAATTTAAGATTACCTGCTGACATTTTTAATCAATTAGGAATTTACACGATATATATCAAACCTAAACTAACACCTGTTGTTATTGTTGATTGTAGTGTTTTATCATCACTACCAAGCATTAAAGGTATTATTGTTGATATTAATTCATTACCGGAAGGATTTAGAACAAACAACGCATTACAGGGATATCGTGTTGAATATTTGAACTCAGATGGCACTAAATTAAGAAATGTTGTTCGTTATGTTGTAACATCAAACAGAGTTGTTCCCGTTAGCGAAAACGTAGGTAACACATCGCAGAAAGCAGTAAGGTATCGCTTTGATGATGCCGGATCATTAGTGTTTTTACAACTCACACCAAGCAGTTCATCGGATGTTAAACCAAATGCATTACCGTTTATTGGTAATCCGGGTGATGTTATGTTACTGTCAAATACATTCTTTACACCATTGGTTATGGAAGTTGAATTAGTTGAAAATACGATAGATACGATTGTTGATATAATTGCTGGTGAACAAGTTAAAGATATACAGAAGGGTATATTGACATACTATGATAAGGAAAGAATAATAACCAAACAATTTAATTTGTTTGAAATAAAAGATGACGTTACTGATGTTCCATTATATGAGGTTAAGGAGAAACGTGAAAACATTGATGAAACACAGGACTTTGATGAAATAATAAGCGAGATTAGTTAAAAAAAGTAATATGTTAAATGATTTAAAAGATTTATTCGGTGAGCCAAAAACACTTCCATTAGTTATTTTTGTTGGCGCATTTATTAAAATGCTGTTTGATATTAGTAGAGATAGAAAAAATAACTAAATCAAAAAGCAAAGACGGTCTTGACAGATAAATCCCAATATCCGTATTGGGATTTTTTTATATTATCGTATTTATAGTAAATGTAAAACTTGTGGCAAAAGTAAAATCTATAATTGACATAGACAAAATACGATTGTATGGAAGTCTCGATTCAAATTTAAATGGTACAAATTTCAACAACACTGCATCACAAACAGTATTTTCATTTGGTAAGTTTGTAGTAACATCAAATCTTGAAGGAAGACGATATATTGATTATTCCAATGAATTAAGTTCATTTGTTCGTCCAATTACGTTGGAAACAATGGAATTATCTGATGTGCAATCAGAAATAATCTATGACAAAGCGGTAAATGCTGTTTTAAATTTAGATAAATCAGATTTAAATACTTTTGTTAGATACGGTTCAGCATATGAATTTTTACGTAATTGTATTGAAACAATTATTTTAAATTATCCGGGAAGTTTATTTGCAAACTCAAAAACAGGTACTGGTGTATATACCGTAAATAATTATAAATATGATTCAACAGCAAATACAACAACATTCAGAGTACCAATAGCATATCTCGTTAATAAATTTGGGTTGGTGTATAATGACGGAAATTTAACTGAACCTGATGATATTAAATTAAAAAATTTAAATTTATCCTATGAGGATTATATTGTTTGGTCTTTAGATTATCCAACCGGAAATTCATTTTCAGTAATTGGATTTACTGGATTCACAATAACTGAACCAACTAAAGAAAATTACAATAATCTTATTTTGAAAGTGGTTGGCAATCCATTTCCAATTGTTACTGGCACATCAGGTTCAATTAATTTTCATATTAAACCGAACAATAAAGTTTTTGAGGAATTCAGAGAATTATTGGATGATTATCAGAAATATATTGTTTCTGAAAGAATTTCCGGTGCTACAAGTGGATTTAGATTTAAAATTAAAGAACCTACCTTACTTGATGATGGATCAATAATTTATTCTGATACATATTTACTTTGGAAAACAGCAGATGATTATAATATTGATATTGATACCGCCAATTATCGAAATTTTTTAGATAGTCTTTTAACAATTGGAAGCAAATACGATTCAATTAAAACAGATTTAATTGCCAGATTTTTAACACCAACATCAATTAAAACATATGACCTTACCGAAGAAGGTAAAATGACGAAACTATTAAGGTTATATGGTTGGGAATTCGATCAAATGAGAGAATTTATTGATTCATTGGTTTATATTAATCATGTTACATACGATAAAATCAATAATCTTCCTGACCAATTAGTAAAAAACCTTGCAAGAACATTTGGTTGGAATTATTTTTCATTAATCAATGAAGATGAATTAGTTGAAAGTTTTTTAACTATTGATGAGGACGAAAGAAACTTGCATACTGATTTAATGCCAGCCGAAATTGATATTGAACTCTGGAGAAGAATTTTAATCAATACAAATTATTTCTGGAAATCAAAGGGTACACGTGAGGCAATAAAATCAATGTTTTTATTGATCGGTATTCCAGAACCTTTTATTAATATCACAGAATATGTTTATACTGTTGACGGTAAAATTGATCCCGATTCAGTCACATTAACACAACTGGATTTTCCATCGAACTCATTACCTTATGATACGAGTGGTTATCCTGTTGCGCCAGAAGAAATAAACAGTTTTTATTTCCAGATTTCTGGTGATACTGATAGTGGTCAGGCATACATGGATGTGTTCCGCATGGCTGGCTTTAATTTGATGCAAACTGTTGATAACAAAAAATCGTGGATTCAAACAGGTGCTACAATGAGACTCGATGATACAACACCACAATATTATCAACAGGATAGTAGGTTAGTTTTAAATACAAAAGAAGTTGATATCTCACTCGATACGGCACGTGGTATTGAATACGATGTTTTTGATTATATAAAGAATACTGACTTTCCGGCAAATTCAAGCGGATATACATTACCATATAAATTCATTAACATATCATTGGGTGTTAGGGCAACACAAACAACATTTCCACTACCCGCACCATATTCTAAAGCAGAAGGTGAATTAGAGGTTCGTTTCAATGGTATTTTATTAAATGCACCAAGAGAATATAGTGGAACAACTGGTGGCACATATTATACAACAGCAGAAGCAGATTATAGTATTGATTACACGGCAAATACATTTACATTATTAACGGCAAGTGCTGTAAATAATCCATATCGTAGAGATGTAATTCAAGCAACATATATTTATTCGGCAATGACAAGTCCTGTTACCGGGATATCTGTTCAATATATGGTAACAAGAATAAAACCAAATCTTGTTGGAACAACAATACCATTACCATCACCAGCAAGTGGTGATGTTCAGGTCACAATCAATGGTATTGCTTTGACAAAAAATAATGGTGTTTTTACTGGCGACTACACAGTTAATCCAAGCAACACCAGCGAAATCATTATTTCCAATCCAGAGGTTATTTCTTATTTGGCAGTAATGAATCAATCGGTGACAAATGCGTATATACAAGTAGCATATGTTAATGTTATTGGAAGTACAAGTATTGCTGCAAGAAACGAAATATATAAAATTAATAGTTTTTCTGGTGGGAAAGTTTATTATAATAGTTTGGCTGGTAAATTTGTGTATAAACTCAATTATAAGGTAAATGACGCAAAAGAAGTTAAAATATTAATAGATGGTATTGGATTAGAACCGGGAATGGATTATAGTATTAACGTTAGTAATCCATATGAAATTTTCTTACCAGCCGGATTAAAATATGGTAGCGTAATTAGTGCTTATTATCTTGTTGGTGGTAGTGATTATTTTACTCCGGTTATTGGAGATACTTTTGGCGTTGGTGATATCAGTCAATTATCATTCCTTGAATTTATTGAGTTAATTCAAAGAAGAATGATAAACGTTAGAAATAGAAAAACAATTAGTGATTTTAAAGGTGGTTGGTATCCAACATTACTAAATGTTTATATACAATATTTACAAAGAGCAGAACTTGACTCAAGTAATCCATTACAATCAAATGGTTATACTTTTGAAAATTTATATTCATTCTTGAGCAAATATAATGCATTCTTCCAAAGATTTGTTGACCAATTACTTTCTGCAACAATAATATTAAGAAAGTCTGGTCTTTTGGTTAGGAACACAGTGTTTACAAAACAAAAATTTACATACAAAAGGGGTGTGAATTTATATGCCGATGGATCAACAACTATTGATATGAGAGGTAATGCTATGTATCAATATTTAGGTGATGATGGTAGTGAATTCTCAATTCCACAAAGCGAAGCACCAGCACCAATAGTATTATCATTGAGAACAATAACTGGATCATCTGGAACTTATGGTATTGGATTAGGGTATGTTCAATCAACAGGTGGTTTAAATATTAGTGGATATACAACCGTCACACAATATGGTATGCAATACAAAGTTAATTCAAGCGGTACATGGTTAAATCAACCGACACCATTATGCACAATACCACTTATAATAAACACATATCCAGCATCAATTACTGGATTAACAGAAGGATGTACTTATAATTACAGAGCAATGGTAATTTCAAGTGCATTAACAGCATATGGCAACACATTATCGACAATAATACCTTTTACACCGCCACCAGTTCCAATTACAATTGAAACATGTGTTGGAATTATGAGTTATACTGGTATATGTAGCACTGGTGGTATTGTAACACCTGCTGGTTGTGGTGCTGATGTTGAATATTATGGAATGATGTATAGAGCAATTGGAACAATAGGTGAGTTTGGCGATCTAACATTAAGTCCAACAGCATTAACGTTTACTTCAGCAGGTGGTTCACAATTTATTACAATATGTGGCGATCCAACAAACACATATTCAATACTTCCATATCCGTTGCCATCGTGGATAAATACTGAAGCACCTGAACCACCAGCACCATTAGGAGTATCACATAGAATTGATGTTACTGGAAATGCTGGTGTAGCAAGATCAACATTAATATGCTATACACCAACTGTTGGTACAACAAAATGTGTTTGCGTAACACAAGCAGCATATGTGCCAACGTCAAAATCTGTATGTATTCTTTGTTCACCGGGTGGTAGCGGAACTAATTATATTGATGAAATAATATGTGCATGTGGTGCGTTTGGTAGCAGTATTGGTGGTATAAATCCATCAATGTCACCGGGTGAATGTTTTTATCCTACATTCTGCTGGTGTATTTGTAAACCAAGTACAGCACATGCGCCATACGTACAATGCGTTGAATTGAAACGTAATGGAATTACAATTAATACTAAATCAGTGAGTTCAAAAGCAGAATGTACTTGTGGTGGTACTTGGAACACATCACTTTTATATGGCGATTGTATTGAAGTTATCACATATGCATCAGCACAAGAAGATACTTGGGGCGGTCAGGCAAAACCAAGTAGAGCATCAATTCATATATCAAGTATTGGTGCTGGTGTTGGTAGTTTTAGCATTGGTGTATCTCCATTCAGTAGTAGTATAACATGTAGTAATATGCCACTACTTCCATAAAAATAAAATGTATTTATGAAAAATGAAAATTAAATAAAAAATGCCAACATTTCCAACACCTTGGGTTTTAACACCATTATGTACAGGATCACTTATTAGTGATACATATGATATGGATATTAATTCATTATCAGCAAGTACAATCTATGAATATAGAGCATATGCTGTTATTAGTGGTGTTCCATACTATGGAAATGTTTTAACTGGTTGTACTGAGGCAGTACCCGCAGGAATTCCAACTGTCTGCACCGCTTCTGGTGCTATTTCAATCACAAGTGATTCAATGTTGTTGAAATTTAATAAGATGTGTAATAATAATGGTGCTCCAATTGCAGAATATGGTGCATTATACACACAGAATCCGACATTTGGAACATTAGCATCATTATGTTACGAGAATGTTCCATCACTTGTTTGTAAATCATCAAATTTTGCTACAATTGCTAACGATACACAATATTTAACACCGCTTACCGGACTTAGTGAAAATACTATAACATATTATAGGGCATTTGCGAGAAATGCAATTGGTTCTGGATATGGTGATGTTTGTACCCAACAAACTGCAAACGCAAAGGATGTTAATTTATGTTTATATGGTAGCACGGGCACTGATGGTTTGGCATCAAGATTTGAATGCCATTGTATTGTAACAACACCACCAATGGTTTCAGGTGAATGTTACTGCCTTTGCTTGGGTGTTCCACTATATGTTGCACCTGCCTTGGTTTGGGATGGTGTTAGTTTAACCACATCATGTTCTTCTTATTGTGTGTATTGTAAAGGTGTTAGTATGCTGGGTTTTGTAATGCTTCAAAGTTGTGATCTTTATCAAACATCATGTTCACCAGACACAATTTCAAATGTATCAATAAAAATGTGTTATGGTGATATTATTCGTATCTATCAAAAAGCAGTTACACTTTCAGGTGAGATGGGTCAAGGTGGTACAAATAGTTGTGCATGTATTAAAGCAGTTACATCAATTTCTGGTGCTGGCACATTTGATATTGGTACGACATGTCAAAGTTCATGTGCTTATAGTGGTTAAATTTTTTATAATCAGTATTTATGTTTAAAGAATAAAAAATGGCATTCATTGATAAAAAAGACCCTGTTGTAATTAATATTAAGTTAACCTCAAAAGGTAGAGAATTATTATCTGCAGGAAATTTGAGTTTTGATTATTATGCTATTGGCGATAGTGAAATTGATTATAATTTCATTGCAGATACAGGTTTCGTGCCATTTAACTCATCAATTTTAAGATCAGCAGATAAAAATCCAAGTATATTATCATTCATACCAAAAACATTATCAGGTGATCCATATAACATAATTTCAAGTGCACCAAGCACGTATCAGGTAATTAATTCTATTGATCCAATTGGATTTTTCACAAATAGTGCTACAACATTTATTACTGATAGCAATCATGTTAAACAACCTGATGCAATGGTTGCAATGAGTGGTATGACTGGTGAAACAACATTATATCTACTAAAAGCACCAACTTATGGTGCAAGTGCTCAAGAACCAGCAATTGGTGATATTGTGTTGATTAAGTGGGCATGCAATACAAGTACAACGGGACATACGATTACACCAAATTGTCCAACACCATATTTAATGTATAAAATTGTTGGATATTCATCCGGTTCTTTAGCAGCCAATAATTTAGTGGTTATCGTAGATAGGAATTTACCAAACTTCAGTGGATATTCAGCAACCAGTATGGCTGGTGCTTTAATATATTATGATTACATTAACTTCTCAGGTAGTACCGTATTTAATATGTCATCAACAGAATATCTTGATGAAAGCGTATTATCATTTTTAGAAAATAGTCAATGTCCAACAATAATATTTCCATTCTGGAATATGAGTATTGTATTTACCGAAGAAATCGCTGGTGTTGCAGCAAATAAATTAAAATACAGTCAATTTGACACGGCAAAATATGGTGGTTTTGTTTCATACATTCAAAACCAAGCACCAGTTTATAAGAAATTGGGAATTATTCACTATACGAATTCATCACCAGCAAATGTTTATGGTGAGGGTTTTTATTTAAAAACCACAATATTGGATATTCCAACAATAATGTGGCATAAATCAAGCAACACAAAATTAGGTGCAAGATTCGTTCCAACAGGTAATGTAAAAATATCAAGTGGTGCAACAGCATCATTAGATGAAGCATATTATGATTTAGCAGATTTAGATGGAAATGTTGTTGGTAAAGTATTTCCAGATTTAAAAATATTTGTGATTGAAGATCAGGAATTATTATTTGCTTTATCATATAAATCAAACAGGTCTTGGACGCTTCCAGATTTTCTTGCTGATATGACTGATTTAATACCATGTCCGCCAGCAGCACCTGAAGTAACTTGGAAAACACCGACTATTGAAGATGTTGGAAAAGTTTGTATCGTATCACAATGCTATTGTTATCAATCGGGTGGAACATCAAGTGGATGGATATCATTCCCTGTTGGTAATACGGTTACATTAAGCAATGTTGTCAATACTGGTTATCAGGCTACCGGATGTGCATTATCAATAGCGATTGGCGGTAGGCTTTATCTTAATGCTTGTGATTATATTAATGGCTGTTGTTTAACCGATGGCGTTTGTAATATTTTAACTAATAGTACTGGCACTTTGAGTTTAACTAATGTTAATCATACAAATAACTATTGCTTTAACGGTAATATTGATGAAGAATAATTAATAAAATAAAAAATGAACGGTTATACAGTTTTCATATCATATTTATTTGTGCCATTAAGTGGATATTCACAAGCAATTCATTGTAACTACATTGATAGATTGGAATTAAATCCGCTTAATCCTTATATTGAAAAAATAAGACTTGGCTTTTCGGATATTAACGATTTCAAATTTTTAGATTCAAATACTGGTGTTACAACAGGTTATTCGGCACATAAAATATATGCATTGCTTCAATTGGTTCATTACACTAATGTCGATGATCTATCGGACGTTAAACCAGACCCAGCATTATGGAAAAAATATGATTTAACACATCAAATCCCAACATATCCAACAGGTACAACCAGATTATTATCTGCTGCAGACATGAAGCGTGTTGTATTTGAAATACCATTACTTAATTATGATACTACTGGTTTTACTGGATTTAGTGAATATAATTTAGACTATCTAACATATCCGGTTGTTGCCGAAACAGATAAATTATGTTTTGGTGATGAAGTATATTTCCTTGGAAATGTTACAACCGATATTAAGGCAGATGTTTATGTGTTGGAACTTCCAATAAGTTTATTATTGGATGAATTTAATTCATCAACAAATGCAACTTGGGATAATTCAAGAGATAATTCGGTTGCAATATCTGAAGTTGGTATATATGCTAATGTTAACGGCACTAAAGAACTTGTTGCTATCGGTAAGTTAAATGATCCGATAACAAAAGATTCAACAATTTCCAGAACAATTGTGTTCGCAATTGATTTTTAATTAGAAAAATCGTAAAAATCTATAATTTTTTATAAAATCTTAGTATTTATTATAAATTATGATTTAAATATTTATGATACATATGAAAGAATTATTTTCACAAAATGGAACAAAACCAAAATCCATCATAATTGATGGAGAATTACATGGTAGGTTTAAAATGCTTTGCAGAGGTAAGAGCATGAAAATTGGTGGAGTTATTGAAGACCTCATTAGAGCATATCTAAGTGATCCAAACGGAATGCAACAAGTAATCAATGCTGTTAAGGATGAAATAAACGAAGCAGAAAGATCAAAATACATTCGTGAAGTCGTAAAAAAATAATTTATGGAAAATTATATTTGGTCATTAGATATTAGTACGACTAACATTGGATTTGCGTTATGGAATTCGAATGGTAAGTTAATTGAACTTAAACATCTTGAATTAAAAACAGATAAACACGTTCCAATTGAAGAACGTGATATTCATAAAGCCGAGATATTCAGAAAATATGTTATTGATTTTAAAGAACGTATTTTAAATGAATTAAACGGTGAAATAACACACATTATTGTTGAAGAACCGCTTGGTGGAAGCAATAACGCAAATACAGTATCGTTACTATATGGATTTAATGGTATTTGTCGATACATACTATACATGATGTTCGGAATTTATCCGATCAAAATATCTGTTTATGAATCACGTAAAATTTTCTGTTCTGAATTAGTGAATGTTTCAATGAAGAAGAATAAAAAGACTGGTCAAGTAGAAAGAACTGAAACATTATCATTTCCACCAGAATATATTAAAGAAAAAAAGTTGTATATCTGGAAAAAAGTTTGTAAATTAGAACCCCAAATCGAATGGTTTTATAAAAAAGACAGCAAAGAACCAAAAGACATGTGTTTTGATATGTCAGATAGTTATGCTGTTGGATTTGCGGGACTAAAAAAACTTGGAATTCTTAAATGAAATATGTATATTTAATTCAATCTTTAGAAAACAGTTATTATAAAATCGGCATATCGAAACATCCGAAAAAAAGGGTTGAGCAGTTACAGACGGGTAATGCCTCAGAATTGAGGCTTGTCTTAACATATCAGTCTGAATATGCCAATAAAATCGAAAAAACTTTACAAAGAAGATATTCACATCTCCGTAGAGAAGGTGAGTGGTTTGATATGGGCATAAGCCATGAGGTTTCGTTTCTTAAAGAATGTCAACAGATCGAGGAAACATTGGTTTTCTTGAAAAAAAATAGCAGTGTATTTATATAAAACCTTGACAATTTGATATATTTGTTATATGTTTGACAAAATTTTAAAATAATATTTATATAAATTTATATTAACATGACAAAAGAACGAATAGAAAAAGCGGTAGAAATAATCAATTATGCAATCGAAAATCAAATATCAGTTAAAGAAGCATCCGTTAAAAATGGATATGCTGATACGTATGTAAAAAACATTAAAGCCGTTGTTTATGAAAAGTATGAACAGGGCAATCTTGAAGATGAACTTTTTTCACAGTTCGACACCACATACACAAAATACATTGAAAATAAAACATTCGGATTGAAAAATGAAGAAACTGTTGTAATTGAAAAAGAAAAACCTGCTGACATTCCAGTTGGAAACAAGAAAGACGAATTTGATTTCAATCAGCATGGCAATAAAGCAGTTTTAAGTATCATAACCGACAAACCATTGTTTACGGAAACACCAGTGTTTGAAGGCACTGAAAGTTACCCCAAAAATCACATTAAAACATTAGATGACCTGCTTGAGTATTGTAATGTAGATTCTCAAATTTGGAAAGTTACACGTACTCGCCTCAATAAATGGGATGTTACTGCTTGGAAAGATGGATTTGCAAGAACAATTCAGAACTTTCAGGTGAGAGCAGACCTTGAAAGACGACTTCAAGTTGTTAGAGATAGGCTTGCTGGTGAAGTTTTTCTTGAAATGATCAGAGGATATGAGCCACCAATTCTTGATGTAACAAATTTTGAAATAAAACCTGATGAAAATAATCTTCTTGAATTATGTATTTTCGATTTACATTTAGGTAAGTTAGCGTGGGGTGGTGAAACTGGTGAAAATTATGACACCAAAATAGCACGCAGGAGATTTTTGGATGCAATTAACGATTTGCTGATCACCGCAAGCAGATTTGATTTTTCCAGAATACTGTTCCCGGTTGGTAACGACTTCTTCAATAGTGATACAATATTTAATACAACCACACAGGGAACTCAGCAGGACGAAGACCTTCGTTGGCAAAAAACATTTAATGTTGGTGTACAACTTCTTGTTGATGCAATCAATATGTTGAAACAAACAGGTGTTCCTGTTGATGTGATTGTCATCCCCGGTAATCATGATTTTGAACGCAGTTATTACATGGGTAAATATCTTGAAGCATGGTTTAATAACGATAAAACTGTTTCAATAATCAATGGTGCATCACCAAGAAAATATTATCGTTTTGGTAAGGTATTGCTTGGATTTACACATGGTAGTGAAGAAAAAGAAGGTTCACTTCCTATGATTATGGCAAATGATCATGAATCAAAACCTCATTGGAGTGAAACAATATATCATGAGTTTCATGTTGGTCATATTCATAGAAAAAGAGATATGAAATATTCAGCAACACTTGATAAAATAAGAACATTAAATGAGGATTTAGGTGTAACGGTTAGATATCTTTCAAGTCTTACTGGTACGGAAGAATGGCATCATAAAAAAGGTTTTGTTGGTGCAGTTAAGGGTGCAGACGGATTCATCTGGAATGATGAAAAAGGTTTGCTTGCACACATAAATTCAAATATGAAAATAATAAGTGAGTAAAATGGCAAGTACTAAAAAATTAATGAGTTTTGTAAAAACCGGAAAAAAATCTTCCGAAGCAAAAATACCTGCAGAGGTAAAACAACTAACTCCGGCAGAAGAAAGAGATGTAAAGGCTAAACAAAAAGTTGAAGAATTACTTAGCGATGTTAATTTAACATCAAAAAAAGATGAAAATGTTCTTGAACTTGACGACAATAAGCCACAAGACGTTGAATGGCTTAGTGAGCAAGTTACAGCATTAACATCGGAAAATGAATTGTTAAAGAGTGAAGTTGAAATAGCCAAAAATGATTATCGAAAAATTTTCGATGAAAATCAGAAACTAAGGGCAGGTGTAAATACACCTCACGTGTCAAACGATGGTGTTTTAATGCTTTTTAATGAACTTCAAACAAATTATTTGAAGTATCCACAGCAAACAAGAAATTCAACAACTGTTTTCGTAAGATACATGTTGGATAGAATGATGGATTTGTTTCCTGAAGTTAATAAAATTAAAAGGTTTTAATTTAAATCTTGATTTGAAATTAATTGCTCTAAAATGTTTTGCTTTAGAGCATTTTTTTCTTATATTTACCTGTATGATGAAACAAAAACGCAAATCACCAAATTATTGGACTAAGGAAAGATGTCGAGAAGAAGCATTAAAATATAAAACAAGAAAAGAATTTAGCGAATCTTCTGGAAGTGCTGCTCGAAAAGCAATGAAAAATGGGTGGCAAGATGATGTTTGTTCACACATGATAAGATTAAGACCAGTAAGCGTTCATTGGACTAAAGAAACATGCCATCAAGAAGCGTTGAAGTATAATAGTAGGTCTGAATTTTCTCTTAATAGTCATGGTGCATATAATTGGAGTTTAAGAAAGGGTATTTTAGATCAAATATGTACCCATATAATAGAACTACATAAACCAAGTGGATATTGGACAAAAGAAAGATGTCATAGTACTGCGTTGAAATATAAAACAAAAAATGAATTACATCAAAATGAAAAGAGCGCATATTGGTCTGCGAAACAAAATGGGTGGTATGAAGAAATTTGTTCTCATATGGTTAGTAGAAATTGGACAATAGAAAAATGCCAAGAAGAAGCGTTAAAATATAACACAAGAGTTGATTTTGTTAAAGGTTGTCATCGAGCCTATGATTATGCACAGAAAAATAATTTACTTGATGTCGTGTGTTCACACATGACAGAAGGAAATAAACCACTTAATTATTGGACTAAAGAAAGGTGCTATGAAGAAGCGTTAAAATGTAAAACAAGAAAAGAATTTTATCAAAATCATTCATCTGCATATTCTTCAGCATCATTAAATGGATGGCTTGATGAAATTACCACACATTTTAAAAGAATTGGAAATTGGGTATTTAGGTGCGTATATGTGTATGAATTTCCAGATAATTTTGCATATGTTGGTTTGACATATGATATAAAAAGAAGAAATTTAATTAGAAAATCAAATGAAAAGGATGGTGTTACCAAACACATAAAGGAAACGAATTTACAACCAGTCATAAAACAATTAACAGAATATATTCCAATTGACAATGCTGTTATTTTGGAAAGAGAGTATATAAAGAAATATAGAGAAAATGGATGGAATATGTTAAATATTAAAAGAGGTGGTGAAACGGGTGGTGGTCTGATGATTTGGACTCTTGAAATGTGTAAGTTAGAAGCATTAAAATATAACTCAAGAATGGAATTTTATAAAAAAAGTCCTAAAGCATATGGTGCTACATGTAAACATGGTTGGCTTGTTGAAGTATGTGCTCATATGACAGGTGGGAAATTATATTATACCACTAAAGAAAGATGTAAGGAAAAAGCATTATTATGTAAAACAAGAACAGAATTTATTGAAAAATATAGTGGAGCATATCGTGCTGCAAAAAAAAATGGATGGCTTGATGACATGTTTTCACACATATCAATTGAATGGCACAAACCAAATAATTATTGGATAAAAGAAAAGTGTCAAGAGGCAGCATTGAAATGCAAAACAAAAAAAGAATTTAAATTATGTTTCAATAGCGCATATAATGCAGCAAAAAGAAACGGTTGGCTTAATGAAATATGTACACATATGTTAACGATTTCTTTGATATAATTTATATTTTTCTTATATTTGTACTCATGGTTAGGGGTCAAGAATTTCATTCGATCATTAATAACATCTTTAGCGATGTTAAAGGTTTGCATATGTCTGAACAAGTGCAAACTAACTGTCCTCGTTGCCAAGAAAGAGATGGTTTAGCATATCCTGACGGTAAATACAATCTTGAGATCAATACTGCCAAACGCATGTTCAGATGCTGGAAATGCGATGAACCAAAATTTTCTGGATCATTAGGCAGACTTATAAGAATGTTTGGGAGTGCTGCCGATTATGAATTATACAAATCATATGCTGGTATATTTCATGATTATGATTATGCTGAAGATGAAAAGGAATATGTTCAGGTTAAACTTCCAAGTGAAATGATATTGTTTTCACAAATGGATAGTGGTAATATTGAACATTTTGAAGCATATAGTTATTTATTATTGAATCGAAAGATATCTAAAGAAATTATTCTAAAATATCGGCTTGGTTTTTGTACTACTGGAAAATATGCAAAAAGAATAATCATTCCGTCATATGATATTAATGGCGAAATAAATTATTTTGTTGCAAGAAGTTATGATCCCGCAGAAAAGAAAAGAAAATATCTGAATCCATTTGCGGATAAAGATAAGATCATTTTTAATGAGGGATTTGTGAATTGGGACTCTACTGTATACCTTGTTGAAGGTGCATTTGAAATGTTATCATTCCCGGTAAATATAATACCAATGCTGGGAAAAACACTGTCAACATTACTATTTTTGAAATTGAAAGAACTGAAACCTGAAGTTATTGTATTATTAGACCCGGATGCTTATAAAAATGCCGTTCAATTATATTATACGTTGAATAACATATATGTCGGCTATGAGGATAGGGTCAAGATCGTTAAACTCCCAACAGATGAAGATTTGGATGAACTAAGAAGAAATAAAGGCATTGATGAGGTAATTAAAAGTTTACGTAGTGCAAGAAGTTTAACGGTTGAAGATTATTTTATTCAAAAATTACAGAAACCGTATGTTGAAAGAAGACAAAGAAACACTCGAATTAATTGAAGGTGTTTTAAATAAAAATAGAGTTGCTGAAGAAAAATTTTACGACAAATATAAAAAAATCATTGAAGACTATTTGAAATCTAAATTTCCCAAAATTTATGATGATGATTTTGATGACTGTGTTTCAAATATTTTGATTAAAATTTTCTACAATCTTGATAAATACGATCCAGAAAAAGCAAGTTTTAAATCTTGGGTATTAACAATCACGAGACATTACATGATTGATGCGTGGAGATGTAATGTTGCATTATCAAATAATGTTTCCAGTGATAACCAGATTAGCCTCACATGTTCTTGCAAATATGAAAGTGATGAAAACGGTTTACCTGAATGGACAAATAACATTATAGCATCACCGAATACATTTACATATTCAAGCGATAATAACACAATAACATTAAGCAACACCTGTGATTTTGAAATCTGTAATTCAATTACTCATATATCAAATCAAATATCACCATCTGATTTCACACTATTAAATATGAAATATGTGGAAGGATATGAATATTGTGAAATTGGAAAAGAATTTGAACTCACAAGTTCAACAGTTAGTAATCGTGTGAATTATCTAAAAACTAAACTCAAAAAAAACAATTGTGATTTATTTTATGATTAGAAACTAATCAATCGGAAACCTCGACATATTGTTTATAAAATACCTTGACATTTTGGCAGATTGTATTTATATTTGTAAAAATTTATATGTATGATTAAAACAATAGTACATCTTGCGGATATCCATATCCGCAAAACCCCAACAAGAAACGATGAATATGAGAAAGTATTTAAAAATCTAATAAAATCAGTAAAAGGAAAAAAACCCGATAGAATTGTTATTGTTGGTGATTTGGTTCATGATTATCTTGATCTTCAGGGTGAACAATTAATCATGGCTAACGAATTACTCAATGCTCTGAGTAAAATAGCACCAGTTCGCATTACCAGAGGTAATCATGATTGCAGAAAAAAGAATCTTAAACGTGTTGATAGTATTCGTGCTATTGTTAAAACATTAAACAATCCAGATGTTATTTATTACGATAAAAGTGATGTTTATTATGATGAAAACATTGCTTGGTTTGTTTGGCATCATGGTGAACCAAAAAATAATCCTTGGAAGACAAAAGAAGGAAAGATATATGAGAAACTGAAAATCAATGGTGATTATATTGCTATTGATTTATTTCACGACCCCGTAAATGGTTGTAAAACCACAACCGGATTTGATATGAAAAGTAAATCACTTTATAAAATAAGTGATTTCAAAGGTGATATTTCAATGTTTGGCGACATACACCGCATGCAATTCTTAGACAAGGAAATGACTAAGGCATATTGTGGTTCGTTGATAGCACAAGATGTTACTGAGGGTGATGATAATTTTCATGGTTACATGCTTTGGGATGTTGAAAATAAAGTCGCTGAACTAATACCAATCGAAAATGAATATTCATTTAAAAATGTTCGTATCACACCATATACCGACTTTGATGACTTGGATTTTGAAATAGAAAATCCAACTAAATTTATGAGGATAAGATTTGTCTGGGGCACATTACCACAAACCAGAACAAAAGATAATGAAAGAAAGGTGATTGAATATGTTAAAACAAAATACGGAAACATAGTTATTTCACATAAAAATGAATTTATCGAAAGTGAAAAATTAGAAGTAAATGAGGATATAACATTACAAAATATAAGTGAAAATACTGTTCAACATGAAATTTTCAAAGAATATTTGGAAAAAATTGGAACTGAAGAAAAAATAATTAACGATATTCTATTGCTTGATGAGGAAATATTAAAAGAGGTTGAAATTGAGAATGAGGCAAGTGTTGAATGGAATATTATTAAATTCGGTGGAAAAAATTTCATGTCATATGCCGAATTAGATGTTGATTGGCGTGATATGGATGGTTTGTTTCAGATAACCGGGATGAATACTGCCGGGAAAACAACAATCATGAAACTCATATCATATATTCTTTTCGGCAAAACACTGGAAACTGAGACCAGAATGAAATATGGTGATATTCGTTTTGTTAATAATCGAAATGGTGCAACTTTCTGCGAAGGATATCTTGTATTGGAAGCAAATGGTGAATACTATGGAATAAAGAAAAGAACTGAAATCACCAAGACAAGGAGTGGTGAAGTTAATGGTGCACCAACTACATTAAGTTACTATCTTCTTCCAACACCGGATGATGAAATGAACGATGAAACATCACTCGAAAAACTTGATGAAGATAGAAGAAATAAAACACAAAAAAGAATTGAGGCAATCATTGGATCATATGATAACTTCATGCGTATTGTTATGACAACATCTGATACACTAAACAGAATATTATCAAATGATATGGCAGTGTTTGTTGATTCACTTTTATTTGATAGCGGTTTGGATATTTTCGATAAAAAACTTGAAGGGTTAAAGGCATATCAGAAAAAGGTTAATGATTTAAGTAGAATCACATGTAATATTGAAGCAACAACACTGCAGAATACAACATTAAATGATGAGATACGCATTCTTGATGTTGAAATTAAAGAAATCGAAACTGTGAGTCTTCCCGACACACAGAACCGATTAAAGATCGGCAGAGATTATGTTGAAACACTAACAAAGAAATTATTCAAAATAGACCCCGAAATCTACTCTCTGGACGTTAATAAGGTTCAGGGTGACATAGATGATCATAAGAAGAACATAACTGATTATAACGCACGAAAATCGGTTTTAGATCAAAGTATCATACCATTGAAACAGACATATGACGAAGCAAGGTTAAATGAATTAATTCAAAAAAAGGATGACCATAAAACCAATGAATACAATGAAAAATTAAAAATCAAAAACATTGAACAAGTTGTGCGTGATGAAGAACATGCAATTGAAATTATCAATGGTGATATTTTTAAACTAAAAGAAGATGGTGCTAAACTAAAAAAAGAAATTCAGGAAGCAAAGAATAGTAAGGTTTGTAGTCAGTGTGGTCAGGAAATAAAGAAGCAGGAACATATTGATCATATTGCCAAAATTATTGGTGAAAAAGAGAAAGAAATGTTTGCAATTGCCAATAAGATTAACATTAAGGAGACTGTTAATAAGGCTGAACATCAGCGTACTATTGATGAGAAAAAACTTGAAATTGGTAAAATAAAGATACTGATTGAGGATGCTGCACTTGAGATGGAATCTGTGCAGAAAGAAATCGGAGACTTAACTAATGACAAGAATGATGTTGAAAAGCGTAAAGAACTTCAAACTGAATTAAATCAGATACCAACTTTAGTTCAAAATGAACAATTAAAGATTAATATTCTTCAACAGAAAATTGATAATCATGAGAACAGTTTAAAACAAATTGAAGAAAATCAAAAAATTGAAAAGGGCATTACGGCAGCAAAACTGAAAATAACCGAACTTGAAGCCGAAGAATCAACAAAAAAAGAAACCATTCTTATAAAGAAATCAAGCGTTATTGAAAAGGAAGCAAGAATAACAGCCAACAATAAATTGATTGAAGATTTTAAGGCACAAGAACATCGTGATTTAGTTATGATTCTTTATAAGAAATGCGTTCATCGTGATGGTATTCCAAGACAGATGTTAGCCAACTACATAATACCTAAAATCAATATTACGTTGCAGAACATTCTAACAGTTGCACCGTTTAAGGTATGGCTTGATCAGGACGATTTAAAACCAAAATTGACGTATAATGATAGACCAGCATCAATTATTGATTGTATTAGTGCCAGTGGTAAAGAAAGAACTTTTGCAAGTGTTGTATTAAAATTTGCGTTAAACCAAATCAATGTGAAGGCAAAACCAACGATTTTCCTACTCGATGAAGTCATGGGTAAACTGGATGAAAACAGTGTTGAGGAATTTATTGAAATTCTTCAAATGATTAAATCAAATGTTAAGAAGGTATTAATCATTGAACATAATCATGAGATCAATCCTGACTATTTGATTAACGTAACATTGGGTGATAATGGTATTTCAACACTATCAGTTGAATAAAGTATTTATTGTAAGTAAACATAATTAACATGGGTGATTTAAATAAGGAAAAAGCAAAAATAATTAAAGATGCTTTGAGGATTGTTGATAAACTTGCTGAATCTGATTTGGTTGAAGCAGATTATCCATTCATGGTTGATGGATTTGACTATGATAAATTAGTGAAATTAATACAGAAAGCAAGAGAATTAAAACGAAGCGGTTTGTGGGATTTAAGATAAAATTATTATGACTGAAATTACAAAATGGGACTTGCGATTCATGAGAATTGCAGATTTGGAAGTTGCTCAATGGAGTAAAGATCGTTCAAGAAAAATTGGTGCTGCTATTGTCAGAGACAGGGAACTGATATCAACTGGCTTTAACGGTATGCCAAGAGGATGTAACGATGATATTGATGCAAGACATGAGAGACCTGAAAAGTATCATTGGTTTATTCATGCTGAAGCCAATGCGATTATCAATGCAGCAAGGCAGGGTAAAAGCACACTAAACAGTGATATTTACGTTAATCTTTTCCCATGTGATACTTGTGCCGGATTTATTGTACAAGCAGGTATAAAAAGAGTTTTTGTTGACAAAGAACCGGATTTTACTGACCCCAAATTCGGTGAAGCGTTCAAAAGAGCGTTGGTTATTTTTCAGGAAGGTGGGGTTGAAGTTATATATATGAATTATGAAGCACATAGATAAAATTAAAAATATGAAAAAAAGAATCTTATTGATATTCACATTACTATGTTTTGTGGTATCGCTGAACGCCCAGCAGAGTCCTTGGCGTGGTTTTATTAAACCAGTTAAGCATGTAGTTGCTGAAGACTTGAGTGAAATTAAGGTCGAAAATTTTAATCGTATGGAAAAATATGGTTTTAATCCCGATAGCATTATTGTTAAACCGGATGCATATATGTTTTTTAGACCAACATTTATGCTCTCATTTGCTGCAATTGATTTTTATGAAAAACCAGCAGTTATTAAATCACTTGAAATTGCCGGAGTTGGGATATCGTATGGTAAATTTTCTGCAGATAATCAAGCATATTGTGAATATTCAGTAAATGCATTATTAATATCATCATATAAGTTTGGTGATGTTCAAGGTGTTAAAATTGGTGGTGCAATTACTGCCGATATATTTAATAAACTTATTGGTGGTGGTGTTGGATATATTGACGGTAAATTCATGCCATTAATAACACTTTCACATTCGTTTTAGTATGTATTAATGATGGAAATTGATAACACCACATATGTTGTAAAAGATATTAATCGTCATAAAACACAAAGTGTTAAAACCCAAATAGTGCTTGCATCAAGCATGAGAAAAAATAGTTATCACATCACCAGATTATTACATAAAGAATTTGGTAAAACTAAAAAGTGGAACACTTTCACAATTTCCAGAGACGGTATTGTTTTTCAACATTTTGATACTAAATTTCATAGTGATTTTCTTGGTATTAAAGAAGGTGATAAACAATCAATATCAATAGTCTTAGAGAATATGGGTTATCTGTTCAAAGCACCAGATGGAAAATACATCAATTGGTTAAATGAAACATGCCCGGAAGAAAGAGTTGTTGTGAAAAATTGGTTAGGGTATAGTTATTGGGAAATATTTAATGATGAACAAATTGAAAGTTTGGTTTTGCTCTGCAGAGATTTATGTGAAAAGCATCAAATACCCAAAGCCTGTATTGATTTTCATCATTATCATAAGGATATCTCAAGATTTAGAGGAATTTTATTTAGAAGTAACTATGTTGAAGACAGCAGTGACATTAATCCATTGTTCGATATTGAGAAATTTAATGCAATGTTAAAGGGCGAAACTGATAGTGAATAGGTATTTATATAAACATGAACAGATTAATTCAAATAATTAAAGAAGAAATTTCGGCAATAACGAAAAACAAAGACGAAGAAATCTTTGATTATCACTCTATTACAGAAGATACGTGGAGTGACCCGAAGCATAATGCGCAGGACTTCCAAAAAATTCATTTTGATTTTGAGAACGATGATAGTACTGGTCAGAAGAAAAGATTTTTTGTAAAGAAAAATCTCAGAAAAGACCAACCAATTAAATATGAAATCAATGCCGAATTATTTAGTGCAGGGGGTGATTGGGAAATTCCTGTACTTTATTTTAGACTTGAATTTACTCATGACTATGGTATTGTGCGTTTTGGTAAAGGACGTGAAGTAGAATATGTCTGGGATTTAGAAAAGAAAAAAGCTGGTGGCTTATCGAGTTCTTATGTTATTATTCCACCAAATGAAGCGGGTAATAAGTTGCAAAAGGGTAGTAAAGACGATAAGTCTGAATGGTATGCTTATCAAAATAGTGAGATGAGCAAGGAACAGGATAAAGAACTTCGAATAACCGATGGTGATAAGCGCAAAGCATGGGAATGGCTCGCAAAATTGCTCGAAAAGGTGATTAATGAAAGACATGAGATGCTTGACGATGACAACAGGGAAACAAAATTAACTGAACCCAAAGATTCTGCAGATTAAAAGTATTTATATTAAATTATTAAAATGAACGATAAATCCACACCAAATCAAATGAGAATTTTATTGCGCAGAATGCGTGAGGGTTATGTTATGGAAGCAAAAGAAGCAAAAGAAGAGAAACCCAAGAAAGCATTAACTATACGTGATATGCTCAAAATCACACGTAACTTGAATGAACAGGTTGATGTGGAAGATAAAAAAAAAGCAGAAAACAAAAAAAACGTTTATGACCAAGGCAAAGAGGAAGAAAGATTTAATAATTTTTTCAGGGACTTAAATGTAAATGTTAAATTTATTGATCTGGAAGTTTACGATAGTTTAGTATTTTGGGGTGGTACGATTGATGGTGTCATTCAATTTATATATACGGTAACACCCGATGAAAAAACAAGTGGCGTTGAATTCAATTATGTTGAAGATTTCTCACCAGATAATCCAGAAAATGATGTGATCATTAAAAGAGTTGAATCATATTATGATTTATTCTATAAGTATTGGAGAAACAATATATTGGGTAATGAGCCGACAATGGAAAAATCCGAAGAAAAACCAACAACAACTAACGTAGAATAAAATAAGGAAACAACATAATTATTGGTGAGGAACATTTTTGTATGTTGAAAGAACGCATGGGTAATATATTATGCGTTCTTTTCTTTAATATCGTTTTTTTATGTTATCTAAGTATTTATAAACAACAGATACACATAATATGGATAAGAACGATATTAAGGAAATAGTTAAGGATGAAATCAGTAAATTCGTTAACGATTCTTTAGATAAAGAAGTTAAAAAAATCTTACGTAATTCTAACAGCCAATCAAGAGCAGAATTGGTTGATATTATTAGAAATGCGTTTGATTCTGTGTATAAAGTATTATGGCAAAAGAAAGATTTTTGGAAAACTGATATTAAGTAATGATTAAAGAAGAACAAATATTTAAACCGACAGTGAAAAAGCCTGTTAACGATCAGTCTAAAAATTTTGAGAAAAATTTTAAAAAGACTATGCTTCGTCAAGCACCGCAAGTTGCACCGAATATTAGATTAAATGAAATCGATGGTATGCTGTCAGAAGCAGAATTTTCATTAAAAAAGAAAATATTTAGTCTTCCAAAAATGGAAGCATTGGTATTTGCCGATCCGAAATTAAGAGCCGTTTATGATGAAATGTCAGTAAATGGTGAAGAAAAATATGGTTATCATTATAATGAAACCATTATGAATATGATATTTAATGATTATGTCCTTAATAGTCCAAAATATTTACAGAAATATAAAATGGCAATTCCAAAAGAAAAGAAAAGAAGAGATAAAAGTGGCATAAATCAAGCAAAAAAAGCGGGAGAAGAAACCATGAAAAAAACAAATCCAACATTTAAACCAAAAAAACTTGATCCATCTGGTTTGCCAAAACAAGATAAAAAATCAAATCAACTTAATGAAGAAGTAACAAAAGTTCAATTTTTGGTTAACGAAAAAGACCCGGAAAATCCAGATTTATTTGCGTATTTCCCGGATAATATACATAATGGTGAATATCGTGATTGTTATTCACATATAGGACAACATTCATCATGTCATCCCGAATATGCTGAAGAAAGTAGACCCGCAACACCAGAAGAATATGCTGATCTTAAAGCAGAACTTGAAAATCAAATTGGTTATGAACTTGATGTTATTAATCAAGCAAATGAAACCACAAGTGCTGGCGGTGCTGGTGGTGCTGCAGGTTATGTTGGATATGCTGCTCCATTAGGATATGATAAAAAGGTTGATGAAACAACATCTGCTGGAAGTGCTGCTGGTTCACAAAGTTATGTTGGTTATGCCGGTCCTGCTGCTTGGGGTAGCGGAGATTTAATGAAATCAAAAGGAAAATCTAAAGTTATGAGAAAACCAATATTTCCCGGTGGAACAATAATTGCTGAAACCAATTATTTAACCGACCCATCTGGGTTTGAAAAATTTGCTGAGAATATGGATAACGAAATTATTGATAAAACAGCAGCGTTCAGTAGTGATACTGTAAAAAGTTGGAATGGTAACGATAAAAAAGTTCAAATGGATACCATAAAAACTGGTCAAATGGACAGACCTAATTTTAATGTTGCAGAACAAGCAAATGTTGGCAAGATAAAGACAAAAGAACAATTTATGGCATGGAAACAATCTGTTGGTAGAAATATGACCAAAGAAGATGTTCCGTTATTTGCCGGGGAAGTTTTACATAAAATGGCGATTGGTGTTGCAAACAAATTAATATCAAATAAAGTTGGTTTAGGTTGGGATGATTTAAGCGACACAAATTCCATGTGGGACTACATTGATGAAAACGGTGGGATGACATATGAAGATTTCATGGCTGCTGTAAAAGAAGCAGTTAATGATAGAATTTCAAACGAAGATATGCCATTTAATTTCGATCTCGATGAAAATTCACAATCAAAAAATAATCTTGAGAAAGTAAAAGCAGAAGCACAAAGAATCAGCAAGGAAGAGGGTGTAGCACAACACGTAAACCAAATCTCCCATAATAATTATGCTGTTTCTGATTGGTATGATGCTGATAAAACCGTTATAAGTTTTGAAAATGGTAGACAATTAAACGAAATGGTTAATGAAAAAGCAACATCAAAAGCACAGCAACGTTTATTCGGTATGGCGCATGCTGTTCAAAAGGGTGAATTGAGTCCAAGTAAAGTTGGCGGTGCTGTTAAGAAGATTGCTAAAACAGTAAATCCTGATGATGTTGAAGATTTTGCATCAACCAAACATGAAGATTTACCTGAAAAGGTTGATGAAAAATTAACTATGACTCCCGAACAAAATAAATTAAATGCGTCAAACATAAAAGAGAGTATTTTTAGTTCAACAATAAAAGTTTCTCCGATGGAATTTATGTTAGGTTATTTAAGACAAAAATATCCAATAATGATGACAGCCAATATTGAAGCAGATATGAGAGATGATAATGTTGATTTTGTCAATACACAATTAAGTAGTGCATCTACACATAAATTAAGGGCATATGCTGAAGGATTATATAAACAAATATTTGGTAGAATTAAAGAAGATACACAAACAATGATACAAAACAATGGTACTTCGATGTCAAACAAACCAACACCAGCAGGTGAACAGGGAAGTGGTGTACCAATGGGTATGCAAGCAAGTGGCGGAATGAATGAAGATTTTATTAAAAATGGAGACTATTTATATGTAAATAATAATGAAATGGGACTCTTAGAAGAATTAAATAAAGAATTGGAAGCATTTTCAATTCATCATAATAAATTAAAAGTTATGGCAGAAGATAAAAAACCCTCATCATTAGTGATGAAAGACCGTCTTGGTGGAGAAAATGAAAAGAATTTCAAAAAAGATTTACAACATAGCGGTACTAAAGAAATCATTGATGTTGAAAAAGAACTTCAATGGAAAGATCAGCAGACAGATGTTGGTGATGATCCACAAAAATTAGGTCAGGATATCGAAAAGAAAGTTCTTAAAGTAACTGATGGCAACGCATTGAAAAATGTTGGCGATTCAGCCAACGATAAAGGTGACGAAATACCTAAACGTAATCGCACTGATGATGAACAAAATGATGTTGATATGCATCGTCTTGGTCAGCAAGATTTAGTTTATGATAATGAACCGGGTAAGCGTTTTGAAGATCGCATGAAAGCAGACATGGGCGATAAATTATATGCCGAAAGACAGAAAAAACTTGTATGGCGTAGTGAAGCACCTATGTATAATAAAGACCCACAACCAGTTGAAGATACTGAAGTTGATAAAGATCAGTTCAATAGAGAAAAATCAATGTGGAACAGAAGAGATGGCATTGGTGAATCGGTTGTTAGTGGCAGATATTATAGCGCACTTGGTAAGAGATGTTTGATTGATTTCAGATTAAATGAAACTCTTGAAATTGTAAATGAAGAAGACTCTGAAAAATATTCAGAAATCAATCTAAGTGGACTCGGAAATGTTTATGATAATAAGGGTGAAATAATGGAAGGTGTTTCAAAAGTATTGAACAAATATAAATTCTACACCGATGGCATTACTGTTTACAGGTTTAAATCACCCCTTCAAAACTTAAACGAGGCTGCATTAAAAACAAAACCAGTAATAAATGAGCAATTTGAAAAAATGAAACATTTAACTGGTTACAAACCAAATAACTTTGTTGATACGAAAAATGTAAAAAAGAACAGAGGGTTCTAAATGAATACAATTACAAAAGAACAATTTTTGGCTGCATATGACAAATATCCACCAAATTTCTGGATAAGATTTGCATTTAGATATTTCTCAACCAATACAGTTAAAAAGGATTTATGGGTGAGAAATTGTTTTGCAATTCCGGCAATTGTTTTATTTTTAGTTGGAATGTTTGCAACAATATTTAATATGAATCAAAAATTGTTAATGTGTTCAACGTGTTTATTTGCTATGATCGTAGTATTAATTGCAATAATAATGTTTGGTGGTGCTATTATGAATAATTGTAGAATACGTGGGATCAGAAAAGAACTTGGTGGTATATCAAAAAAAGAATATGATATATTGGTAAACGTTTATATGGATTAATTTAATTTTAATGTATTATCATAATTGGGGTGTTAATGTTCTTAACACCCTATTTTTTTTTAAAGTATTTATATGAAAAATACAATATGTGCAGACTTTTTGGTAATAATCATGATGATATCGAACCTGATAATGATGCTATTGTCATTCCACAGGAAGAAATCGATAAGAACGATGAAGCGGTTGAACTTCTTGATCTAAATCTTAATGAAATTATTCAGGTTGATTTTCCTGATAATCAATACTATAAGGAAGAAACCGAAAAAAAACAAATTGTTCTACATCATACGGTTTCTGGTCAGGGTGTTGATGGCGATATATCATGGTGGAGACAAACAGCAGCGAGAATCGCAACGGCAATTATTGTTGGCTGGGATGGTAAGATATATCAATGTTTTTCGACTAAATATTGGGCACATCATCTTGGTTGTAAAACGTCAAATAATACAGAATTAAATAAGGGTTCAATCGGAATTGAAATTGATGCTTGGGGTGCATTGCTAAAACATAATGATAAATGGTATCCGGCAAGTTGGGATGATAATCTAAAAAAATACATACCGAATGTAACAGTAAATCCAATTCAAAATGTTATCGAATATCCTGATGGATTCATGGATTTCTATGCTTATGAAAAATATACTGATGCTCAAATTGAAGCAGTAAGACAACTTTTGGTATATTGGAGTGAACGATATGGAATTCCTCTTACATATAATGAAGATATTTGGGATAAATCAAGCAGAGCATTATCTGGCACACCGGGTGTTTGGACACATGTTAGTTTCAGAGGTAATGGCAAATCAGACTGCCATCCTCAAACCGAATTGATACAAATGTTAAAATCTTTAGTGTAATGGGAAGTACTGGTCAAAAATATATTATAGTAAAGGATCGTGTTGAAATATATAAAGATTTTACAATGAATCTTATGTATTACATTATCAATTACTATATTGACTATGAAAGTATTCATGAAGATCAGGATATTCATAACCACTTTGTATGGTGTTTTAAAAAAGTATGTGATGAGTTCCAAAAAGAAGGTATTGATTTTTCGAAAAACGATGAGTTGAAAGAGTACTTCCATGCATATTATTATCATCAATTTTATAAAGCAAAGAATAATCCCAATCAGGATACGTCTTTAGAATATTTTGAAAAATTTTGGAGAAGCATTTTTGAAATAGATAGACAAAAAAATAAAAATCTCATTAATATTCTTGTTGAAATCTACAACATATACGATAAGTCTATAAATCAGGAGAAAAATATCTTGGAAATCGTATAAAAATCCTTGCATATCGTATTTATTATTGCTATTTTTACGAGCACAAAAAATAATATTATTAAAAATTAGGAAAATTATGGCAAATTTAAAACTTGATCTCTTAAACAAATTAAGAAATGACAAGTATTATGAAGAACTTGAATTAGTACGTCTTGCACAAGACCCCAACACAAATTACAAAGAAAAAATTGACGCAATGTCTTTCAGACTTGCAAATCTTGCAATGACAAATGCTCAGATGGGATTGGTTGAACAATATTTCCAAGAACCAGCACAGCAACAGCCAATGCAAATGCCAGCACCTGATGGAGTACCAGTTCAGCAACAGCCACAAGGTAAAGTTCATCAAGGACAGACACACGGAGAGTAATAAATGACAATTTTAACTGAAATATATCAGTTTTTATTTATATCTTCCATCATTTTTATGGTCTATATCCTTGGTGATTTGATCATAAAAATGTATGGAAGATTTAGATTATCAGCAGAAACACGATTTGTTTTAACCACTGTTGAAAAAATTTTATTGTTATTATCATTAGGGATATTTTTTTCATACTTAATTAAATGAAAGTAATCGAAGCAGCATTACAACCAACTGACGGATATATAACATCGTTTATCCGTAATACCGTTGAGGGTTGGTGGGAACTTGAGATTGGTTTACCAAAAACATGGATTTTCAATGATAATGATGAGATCAAATGTGAGGTTCTAACAGAAAACGAAGTTGGTAAATTAATTAAAATATCACCGAAAAACCCCAATGTTGTTATCGATGATTTAGTTTTGTTCGTTGAGATAGTAATCGAAACAAACGAAAAAATAGCAAAGAAGGAACAAGAATTTGGCGGTGAAATGGCTGAAATGAAAAAAATGTTAGAAGAAAAAGCCAAAAAGTTTTATGAAGAACTTGATGAATTGAAAGAAAATTCATTTAAGAAAAACAGTGAGGAATTTGTAAAAACACTACAATCACAAAAAGAAGAAAAGAAAAAGGTCGGAAGACCCAAAAAAGAAGACGGTACAACAGAAGAAACTACTATTCACACAACAGAATAAACTAAATGTCGCCAGACAAGAATATATTATCTATCGATTCTGATGATGATAATGAAGACTATCTGAAATTTTCTGAGCATCTTAATGATGATACCAAAAGAAAAAAAAACCATATTGCTAACGAAATTGAAGAAATCGGTCAGCAATTACTAAATGAAATTGACAGGAAGAACAAAGAAAAACTACAGATAGTTAAGAAAATGATTCCATATATCTTAAAGAACTGTAATGGTAAATACGATGAAGAAGAACTAATTGGTTATAGTTTTAATGATGTGCAAGACATCTATGATGAGATCAAAGAACAAAAAAGACCAATTATTGTAAAATTTTTTCGATTTATTTTTAATTTATAAAATTAATGTTATCTTTGTAGTACCAATCAACAATTAAAAATATACACAATGGCAAAACAACTATTCGAAGATGTGTTCAACAAGGCTACTATCTATGAAATGTTCTTCTTTAATATTAAAGCGGTATTGATCCACCAAACAATTAAAGAACTTGAAGAGAAGAACAAACCAATGTATGATCGTTGGAATTATCTACTTGAAACTAAGTATTTAAACATTCCTGCGGGGCAAATGGTAGACATGACCGAATATAGCCAGAAAAAATATGAAGAAAACGCAACTTATTACCCGGAATTTTGCAAAATCATTGCAATAACCTATGCAACAGTATATGTTGAAAAGGGTATTGTGAAAAGATTCTTTAAGAAAATTGTGAACGATAATGAATTTATTGTGCTTGCTTCATTTATTGATGTTCTTCATCAGATGTCAAGCGATAGTGTCAAGTCAAGTCCACAAGAATTTCCAATCCTTTGCGGTCATAACATAATTGGTTATGACATACCATTTATCATAAAGAGATTTATTGCAAATCGTGATAAATTTGAAACAAACAAACAATTACCATATATTCTCAAGAGAGCCTTAAATATTAAGCCTTGGGAATCCGGCATTATTGATACTGTAAACGTTTGGAAGTTCAATGGATTTGAATATACAACATTAATGTTAATTGCTGATTTTATGGGTTTAAAGAAAACCACTGATCTGTTGCCACATAATGAACTATCTAAATATTATTGGGAAAACATTAAAAGCAAACCAGAGGAAACTCTTGAATTTATTTCATTGCAGTCCGCAACACAAACAAATCTTGTTATTCAACTAATGAATGAACTAAGACTGCTTTAATATCCAACATTTTATATAATTAACCTAAATGGAGTAATTCTTAGAAATTTACTCCATTTTTTTGTATTTATATAAAATACAATCGATATGGGTAAGATAAAAATTCTTAGTTCAATAAGTACGGATAAAATTATTTCAGGTAGCACATGTGTTATTTCACCAATTGTTTGTGCAACAACAAATGTTAAAACTCCAGTTATTCAACTAACATCTGGTGCAACTGCAGGATGTGTCTTAACTTCAGATGCGAGTGGTTATGGTCATTGGTGTACCCCTTCTGGTGGTGGTGGACTTGCTTGGACTGGTTCAACAAATAATGGCATTGGCACATATAGTAGTTCAGGAACAATTTGCAGTGAACCTAATTTAACTTTTGATGGTAGTGTATTGAGTTTTGCATCAGGTACTCATAGATGTATAATTCATGCGGGAAGTGGAAGCGGTGCATTATGTATTAATGCACAAACGGGTGGTAGTCAAGGTGGTTGTCTTCATTTAAAAGGTGGCTGTGGTAGTAGTTTTGGTGGTGTTATTTGGCTTTGTGGTGGTAGTGGTAGTACTTCTGGTGGTGACATTCAGATTTATCCCGGATTGTCATCAAGCGGTAGTACTGATGGTAGATTTATGGTTAGAACATCTGACCAAATATCAATTGATGCAAGACCACGTGGTGCAGTTTATTTAGCATATAATGGTAATGTTAAATTAGAAACTACTTCAACTTCAGTTAAAATATGTTGCGTTCCTGCAAAACAAACTGCAGATAATCAGGTTATGTATGTGAATTCTGGTAATTGCATTGTATCTGGTGCTACTGTTGATATTAGTACTAATTTAAGTACTGGTGATTTACTTTATTATAATGGAACAACTATTTCTGGTTCTACTATTAATCAAACTGCTTCTGAAGTTATGACAGTAAAAAGTAATTGTTTGATGTTATGTTCAGATGCTGCTAAGTCTATTAAAATGTGTAATTATTATACTGCTTCACCTCCCGGACTTAGTATCACAGGTAGTTTAGGTTCTGGTTATACTTCAACACAACAAGCTGGTGCTGTATATGTTGCGGGGGGAAATGCATGTCAAACCGCAAGTGCAAGTCCAGCGTATGGTGGTAATCTATATTTATGCGGGGGAATTGGTATAAATTGTTATCCAACAACTTGGTCTGGTGTTGGTGGTTGTGTGTATCTTCAAGGTGGTTTTGGATGTGGTTGTGGATATGCATGCGGTGGTAATCTTTATATATGTGGTGGTAATGCTAATACTTGGAGTACTGCAGTTTCAAGAAATGGCGGTAGTGTTTGTATATTTGGTGGTTGTGGTACTACAACTTGTGGTTGTGTTGCATTATATAGTTTCGTAACACTTAAATTATGTACAACTAATGAAGGTATTTATTTTCCTGCTGCAACATTTTGTTGTATGAACGGTACTCAATCTGGAGCAGCCTGTGTTGCAATTTGTCTTGTGACTGGTTGTGGTAGAGCAGCGGTATGGAATTCGACTTCAGATTGTAGATGTAAAAAGAATATTCAACCAATATCAAATGCACTATCTATGATAACTCAATTAAATGGAGTATGCTTCATTATGTGTCAACTTAATGAGGGTGTACTTGAAGATGATAGATATAGTGTTGGTCTTATTGCACAGGATGTTTTACCAATATTACCAGAAATTGTTGGATGTTCACCAGCAAGTGAAAATGAGATTAAACATGGAATTACTGGTGACACATATGGAATAAATTATGGTAATTTAACTGCGGTTCTTGTTGAAGCAATAAAAGAACAACAAGTGCAAATTTGTTGTTTACAGAATGAAATTAATATTTTAAAAGGTATTTAACATGGGATTATTAAGTGTTGGTGGTAATATTATTAGAATTGGTAATAACACGATTAGTGCCGGTCCGCCAGATATTGAGATTTATGTTACTCCAAGTTTAATAACAAGTGTTTCATATCTTGGAGCGACATGTTCGGTAAACGTGTGTGGAAGCAATAATAATAGTGTAGTAGTTGCTGATGCCTGTACTTGGCTTGTAACCACTACGCCAGTAACACCATCAAGTTCACCGGGTACGGTAAATAATATTCAGATTTGCGAAAATATAACTTCTTCATGTAGAAGCGGAGTTGTTTGTTACACACCAAGTTTGGGTGGCACAATGAAATGTGTAACAATTTGTCAATCGACTGGTGATACTAATATATATGTCACGCCTTCTGCACAAACAAATATTAATAGTGGTGGTGCAAATGTTTATGAATACGTGTGCGGACCTACTTCAAACAACACATCATTTTCAACATCATGCACTTGGATTCATGCCACAACACCCGTTTCTCCTTGTGCAACTCCGGGTCGGGCACATCTTGTTTGTATTGATGCAAATACGGGTGTTGCGAGACAGGGAACAGCGTGTTATATACCAACTGTGGGTACAATGAGAACAATTACATTTTGTCAGAACGAAGCACCTGTTGATATGAACATGTGTTATACTGGTTGTAATCCTGACCCACAGTCAAGCGATTATTATCAATATGCTTGTGGACTTTTATGTAGAAGTTCTAATCCAGTGAGTGGTAGTTATTATGCCTGTTTTAATTGGAGTTATTATATTGGGGATATTACGGGTGATGCTGGAAATTTGTATTGGTGTATATTGTGCAACACTGTTTGTAAATGTGGATGTTCTTGTTATTCAAGTGGTGGAAATGTAAATCAATATGGTTCTATCTGTATTGGTGCTCTCGATTATAATGATACTATTTGTGTGTTAGTATATGCACAAACAGATTCAAGTGGTATGAATGTACAAGCATGTACTTCAGTTTATTTGTCGTGCATATATTCGTGTCAATCATCGCCATGTTTTTGTGCTGGTGGTAGTTATTTTATTGAGGCATATACATGCGGTGCTTAAAAATATTATGATATTATGAACAGTAAACGAGCAGCACTTATTTCAGGCGGTGGCAGTTAGGGTGCATTCGGTGGCGGTACGCTTGCGAGAATAAATGCTGACTACGATGTTATTGTTGGTGTTTCAACTGGAAGTCTATTAGCACCATTGGCAGCACTGAAAGAATGGGAATTACTTAGAGAGGGTTATACGACAGTTACGGATGATAATGTGTTCGATAAATGCTGGTATAAAGGAAAACCATTATCAAAAAGAGGTAAATTAAGAAAGATACCTATTGTAATGACGTTATTAATGGGTCAAAAAAGCATATTCACATCAAATGCATTAAGAAATACAATTGACAAATTTTTTCCAGAGGAATATTTTAATGAGTTACGTAAACAGAATAAAGAAATTCTGGTTGGTACACAAAATTATCTTGAAACTCCATCAAAGATTCATTATTTCAGTTCTGTTGATGAAGAATATGAAGATTTTAAAGATTGGATGTGGTGCAGTGCCAATTTCCCCTTTTTCACATCATTGGTTAAGAAAAGTTGGAACAATGAAACTGGCAGTTTTCATGTTGGCAATTGGAGTGATGGTGGCATAACCGCATTGATTGGTATTGACCAGTTAATGATGAAAGGTTATAAAGAAATTGATATTATCTTACATAGAAGTAAACCTGCTGAAACATATGAGGGCAATAGAATTGATAACCTCATGGAAAATGTCACCACAAGCATTAATGCTATGCGTTACGATATTGAATTCGAATATTTCTACGAAAGGATTAAGAAATTAAATAAATATGGCGCAAAAGTAACTGTATATTGGCTTCCGAGAAAATTAAGTGCCAATTGTATGATTTTTAATCAGAAAGAAATGTCTGCTTGGTGGGAAGAGGGTTATAATACAGCATTTGATGCAAATCGCATCGAAATATTCAATCCGATAAGCAAGAAGTTCTAATTATGGCGAATTTGCCTCATTTACCTTCATTTTACGCATTAAAATCTCTTTAAGGTCTTCCGGTATGTAATCATAACGATATACGCTAAAACCTTCCCAAAAGTTGTTTTCTAACAATAAATTGAGTTTATCTATCTGAGACATGTTATCCCAGAAATTTTTGATTGCAATATCTTGTTCGGGACTTATCATCCCATATAAATACTATAATTCCCAAGTTAATTTCTCACGGAACGTGCCATCCATTGGTGAATCAAAATATTGATCATATTCATCTTCGTACATATAGGCTCGTTTGATCTTTTTATCTTGAGAAACCAGATAATCGATCATGTCAACAATAGTATCAAAGAATGTATATATTTTAGTCTGATGCGTGAAAATATAAATAAAACTTTCCTTCCAGTCGTCATCCGAATAATTGAGGATCACACCAAGTGATTGCCTATTGTCAGAATATTCTTCATTATGAATTTCCTTAATATATGTTATCATATATTGTATCTTTTAATGTTAGCAATTTAACACTTTGTTTTAACATAAACAATGAATCCAATGGATTTTTAAGTTCTTCATTTTGATAAATTTCATAATGAAGATTCGGTCCTGTTACATTGCCGGATGTTCCTAATGTTCCAATTATCTGACCTTTAGTAATCTGATCACCTTTTTTTACCATCACCTTACTCAAATGTGAATACCTTGTTCTGAAACCAAGTGAGTTCTTAACATCAATATATCTACCATAACCATTTTTTGTTACAGCAACAACCTCAACCACCTTACCACTCATTGTTGAATGAATATCAGTCCCTAATGCCATATTTATATCAACGCCAGTATGCATATGTTTTACACCAGTAACCGGATTAACTCTCCAACCATATTTTGATGATATACGAATTGAATCAATGGTTTTAATTGGCGAAACATCTGGATATAAGTCCAATATGAGGTCTAAGTACTTACGAATTGAATCCGGTGACATGTTGTTAAAATCAATTTTCTTTTCCATAATCACGGGATAGATTTCATTCATGAAATCACCATAAATGTCATTCATCGTCATCAACTCATTGTTTTCATATTCCAATCTGGAACTTTTATTCTCACCACTTGCAACTGAGTTAGTTGACCCAACTAAACCCAATAAACCGAAAACTATCGTAACGGCTATAATAGTGCTGAAAATCCTTAATAATGACTTAAATTTTTCCATAATATTAAATTTTATTGTTCTATTAATTTGATAATCAATCTATTACCGACTGATTTTATTAAGAAATTCTCGTTATTTAAACGAAAATGCCCAGAAACTTTTTGATTTCTGGGTATCGGGAGCATCGAAATATCTAAATTTCGACCAACATCGGTCTTCCATGAAGGGATTTTTTGTCGTATCTTTGCCAATATTGTTTTAATAATGCTCATAGGGTATTTTATATAAATACTTTTCTTTGACATAAAAGACTATTTCTTATTATCTTTCATAAAATCAGGTAGTTCTGAGGGATCAGTAAAGAGTGTTATTGATAAACCACCAAGTTCCTGATAAACCTCAACGATAAGTTCCTGTGCTTTCTGGAGTTTTGTTTTTAGATTTCTATGTTTTTTAATAACAACATGCTCAATAAGCGCAGTTTCAAGTAGATCGGCAACAAGATATGATCTATCAAGTGCTTCGTGATAATGAAATTCATCAAGTTGAATTTTTTTTCTGCTCATGGTAAGTTAATTATTATATTTCTTATTCATTCTTTCAATTGTTTTTTCCGGTGAAAATAAAAACAAATGTGAATCATCAATTCTGCTAAGTCCGCACTTTGATGCCACCGAAAATAACTTATATTCATTTAATTCATCATCATTTTTCCCAATTAAAGTATCAAGCGAGTAATATTCAGCAGCAGAAATTTGCAACGGACTTTGATAAATACTAAGATTTTGTCTCACCGGAACAGTTTTTCTTTGCATATAATATTCCTTATCGATTGGATTATTTTGAAATGGCAGAACAAGCATTATGATTGCATCACCATCACTATAATAATCTCTATATAATAACTCAGTGAATTCTTCTGTTATGCCTTGTTTTCGATAATCAGCACGCAACACAAGTGAATGCACCAGAATTATTTTATTATAACTATTAAGTTCAAACTTTTTTCTGTTTATCAGATTATTTAACTCATGATATATGTTTTCCTCATTATGTTCTTCAATTAAATTCTTGAAATTAACGTTAAATTGATTACCTAATTTGATATTCCAAATAGAAAATCCATACTCACCAACAATAAGCAATGGCTTCTCCTGTTCGAATCTCATTAATGTAATTTCACCATCACATTCTGTAATGAAATGCTCATTCGTGCTTATCATATCGAAATTTTTACGATAGCACTGTGTCTTAAATGTGATATTAGTTAACAAATCCCAATTTTTAACCATGATGCAAATATATATATTATTTTTTTAAATTCCAAATTATATTAAAATAACTCATGCGACTTACCCATCCTACCCAACAAATTTCTGTAATATTCTTCAATTTCATTCACATTCAAATATTCTTTTGGCTCAAAATTATCATCAATCCATTGTGTCCAATAAAGTTGAATATTAAGTCGATGCATATCATTAATAAAATCACTAATCGTTTTTGGCAATGATAATTCATATTGAATATGTTTACCAACCTTAATAGTATAATGATTGGAATAAAATTCAAGAATACACCCATCACTATTCTTATATAAATTGGCAGTCTTTATCCATCCGTCAAAGCACGAATTTACCGAATATAACATATCGGTTGTAAATGGTTGTGAAATAAATTCACAAAACTTTTTGCTCCCGGATGTCAAAGAGTAAGGTACTACTTTTATCATTATTTGTTGGTTTTAAGATATATATTTTATAATATGGTTTCATATTATGATCACACCTTTCTAAAATTTCATTGTCAGTTGCTACATTAACCAATCGTATCATAATGTCACCATTTTCTAACATTTCCATATAACCGCTATAGCCATCAAAGTAAATATCGCTTTCATTTTCAAATGCCATGTATGTTGTATATGAAACAATGCCATCCTCACATCGAATATAATCTGTCTGGAGAATTGGTGAAACAATTTCATATTTAAAAATATCACCACAATTATCGGCTTTGCCAATAAACTCAACAAGACATAGATATAAATTCCTTTCATTTCTATATCCACAATATATTGGGCGATTGTATTTCTCAGGCGTGTATGATAATATGTAATATTTGTTATCACCAACCTTAATATGTGGCATAGGATTTTGATCCCGGCACATTAACGATTTAAGACCCCAATCAAGGGCGTATGGTTGTTCGTAGATGGAAATTACCTGACCGGACATGTTGCCGATTATCAGCAGTATTGTTAATAAAGTAATAAGTTTTTTCATCGCTTTACGTTTTATTACATTTAATATACGTAAAATAATGAAAAATATTGCAAAAAATCAGATTAATTTATATTCCCCAACAGCAAGTACCAATAAATTTTTTGGCAATTTTTTACCTTTCAGTTCTTGCTCAATTAATGATGATACCATGTGATCCGTAAATATCTCACCAACCGTCATCCAACTTCTATCTTTTATTTCAAAAAGAATTTGATCAGTGTCACCATTAATAAATTTGACCGTAATTCTGGGTGTATCTTTACTGTATTTCATCATTTTCCCTATTAGTTGGATTATTTATTATGTTTACTCCGTTTAACATTTTAAACACATCAAACAGAAGAATCTTAATGATCCAAATGATTGCAACCCAATCAAAATAGGTTATTTCAATTCCAAATTTAGGTTGTAATATAAATCTCCATGCAAGATTAACAAAAATTGCTGAAAACATTGCTTCCACAAGATAAAATATCATTACCGGGAACAGCATTAATATCGTTTTGATTATGTCCATTTATTTAATTGTATTAATATACTTTTGATGAAAATAATAATCACTATTTAAATTATTTTTTAATAGAAATATCATTTTTTTTAATCTAAACCTTGAAATATCATTTATTCTTCTAATAATCTCCAAATCGGTGTATCCCAATCGAAGGTATTGATTTATTTGATCATTACATTTCATCATATCATCATCAAATTTATTTTGTCTTTTTTTCATCATAGCATTTTTGCGATTAGAAATAATCTCAGGTGTTGAACTTTTTTTCATTTTTTCGATAGTGTTTTGGGTATGTTTATATCCCATCCTTTGTTCACTTCTTTTTATTCTCACCATTCTGGCTTTATCAACACCAAAATATTCTTCCCATGTTTTTCCCTTTCTTTTCAAACTTTGCTTCTGCTTTATTTCAAATGCCTTTTCTTTTCCACAAATTTCTTCAAGTGATTTACCTTTATTTGGATTTTTTATTATTCCATGCAACCCCTTATTCCAAGGAATTGGATGTTTACCAAACATTGGATTTTTTTCACCAATAATTGATTCACTATTTTGTCCAAGACCGCCAGTATTTTTATTTGTTAAATTATTTAATCCAATTATCGATATTAATTTAATTTCTAACTCATATGCATTTTCTTCACTTAAATTTTCAAATATTTTTATTCCAATTGGCTTATATCCCGCATTAAGTATATTTAAAATTTTATTATTTTTATATGTATTTTTCTTTAAATTATATTTTGAAAAATGTTGTCCTATTCGCCATTTCTTTCCCTTACCAATATAAAAAGGTTTATAATCAAAAGATATTTTAATATCATCGATATGATATTCATATTTTTCTTCAATTCTTGGGTCTAATAATCCATAAACATAAAAATTGTTCATTGTATAAACTAATATTTAAATTTTTTATAAATACTAATCAATCCAAAAAACAATTACAGTAATTTAATATTATATGTTTTTGATAAATATAACAACGCTTCTGCATTTCCCTTACAGTCCATTCTTGGATCATGATTATGTGTTGTTATTCTGTGTTTTTTCCATTTATACCACATATTGTGTTCAGCACCAGAAAATAAATCACCAATTCTTCTCGAAGACCATCCGAATGGGTTTGAGCCATAAAATTTGTGAAAATAATAATTAAGACAAACACCAAAATCATATCCATTATTATCCGAAATACCAATTGGCGCACCTTTTGAATTATATTTCAACCATTCGGCAAATTCTTTCATTACCTTTTCTGGCTCATCAAACGTTAAATGCTCTTCTCGACTAAAACCACTAATTGCTAATGCTTGAGGATTCCATTTATCTGAAATTGGTCTCATTCTGCCGTAAAAAGTTTTAGTTAGTGACGGCTCAACAACAATTGCTGCAAAACATACCATTGAGTATTCCGGCATATAACCGCCATCACTTTCACAATCAACACAAATTAATTTACTCATAACAATATTTTTAAAATTTTATCCTTAACTCCACTTTGTTTTATACCTTCATTGACACGAGTGCACAGTACGAAATTCTCAGGCATCCAAAGTTTCAAATCTAAATCATCAATAGCAACCCACTTGGTTAATTCATTTTCGCTGACATACTTATTTATCTCATATGAACGGCATTCCTCAAGTTGCTGTAAACTTGTAAATTTTACTCCCCAAGAAGAATCTGTAACACCAGAAACTTTAGCATTAACACCATTCCATTCAAATATTTCATTCATCATAGCAATAGTGTAATGATCTTTCCAATCACTTGAAAGTATAATAATCGGATTCGTTTTTTCAACGATACCATTAAATACTTTCACACATTTTTCATCAAAACGATAGCACGCATAGGTTGGATGCCAACTTTTCTTATTGGTATAATATTGTGCTGTTGTTGCCAACACACCATCAATATCGAGAAATATGACTGGTTTATTGAATTCCATTGTTAAAATTCTTCTTTTTCGAAATCGATCATCATTCCATCCGGCAATACCTTTAATGAAACATGAGCAACAACTTTGCTTTTTCGTTTCGTATCTTTATATACATTAACACTTCCGGTTCTTTTTGAATCATCGGTTTCAATTTCAATCCTATGCTTTTTCTCTTTTATAATGTCTGCAATTTTTTGGGCATGCTCAAAATCTTCTTTCATTAATGAAAAAGCATACATATATGTTAATTCAATAACAGATAACTTAGCAAGATCAATATCAGCATGAACCTCAACTGTTTTAATATTCGCAAGTGGAATTTCTTCGCCAGTTGCTTGTTTAAACTTTTTTGCTATGTAACGTTTAAGATCGTCTTGCCAATTCAACATTATATTTCAAAATTTTTTACAAGTATAGATAAAATTAATCAAACCGACAAGTGTTTTTTCAGATTGGAATAATTAAAATTTTCAATACGATATATCCTAATATTTGTATATACACCGTATATTGAACCATTCCTACCAGATTGAAGGAAGTCGATCTTATTCTCATACCTTTTATTCATAGCATCACGTACAACCCACCATCCATTAATTTCTTCATGTGGACTTTCGACCCAAATAGTATCGCCATATCGAATATTACCCTGAAATCTTTTATCTCTTTCAGGATACCTTAAAAGATTAGCACGATATTCAGAATAAAGCAAATCCTGACTAACGGCAACCCAGCGATCATTATTTGCGGTATGCGGATTAATTCGTGAACCATCACCCGTTATGAATGGTGTATTATCGCATTGGTTAACCTTTGGGTGATAAACAGTTCCGTGAACATCATCATACACCAACTCCAAGTTTGACATAAGATACATATTATATGCAGTATCAATACCAAACTTAACGGCAGTAACGTTGCTTATCTTAATCGTTGTGAAAAAGATAATCGCAAATATTAATGTCATTTTACGTATCATACTTTTTATTTTTAGTTAATACCATACTCAATATACGAAAAATTTCGAAAAATATTGCAATCTGTATTAACTTTCTTTAAAAATAAATACGTAAATTTGTTTTTAACATAAAATAAACTATCTTTGTGTTGCAATATTTTTATGTTTTTAACGTACTACATAATATAAAGTATGATGAAATCATGGAACTAACACGAGCAAAACAATTAGCACTGGACTTAATGCACAGGCATAATCTGATTGTAAGCGGATGGGTTTTTATATTCGATAATGCTAAGACAAGGGTTGGTTATTGCAGATATAAAAAGAAAACAATCTCACTCTCAAGACATTTTGTACCAATGCTTCCACCTGATGAGGTAAAAGACACAATACTTCATGAAATTGCTCATGCGTTTACCGGAAGAAAAAATGGTCACAATCATGTCTGGAAACAAAAAGCACTTGAAATCGGATGTAATGCACAGAGGCTGTATCTGGGTGAGGCAAGACTTAAACCGAAATATAATGGTACTTGTCCGGGGTGTGGTAGGGTAATTTTAAGACACAGGAGAACAAAAATTTCTTGTGGAAAATGTGGTAATGGTTGGTTTAATGAAAAATATTTGTATATTTGGACTTTAAATAATTGACATGATGAGATTCTTAATTCAAAAGATCAACGGAAAAATCGTCCATGATTTTTCATTCACATTGCTTCAAACAATTGAATTTAAAAATTGGTTGGCAAGGAATAATAAAAATGAAAGGGTGCTTATAAAATATTTCGACAGTACCTCGGAAGCCGTTGATTTCAAATTCAAACCAGTACAAAAACATTATGTCCCGGTAGGGACGGTGGAGTTTGTTACAAAATTCTTGGAGCACTTCTATGGTCTTTCACCAAAACCAAGAAACGTACCGGAAGAATTATTTCCATATGCAGACAGACATATATTTAATGGTACTGAGGCATATTTTTCTCACTGTGGTAAATCGTTTATAAAATCAAACGATAAGATTAAAGGTACATGTGGAATCTTTAATCAAAGCGAAACGGTCAACCTGCCAGCAGGTAATTATCAATTTTCCAGTGTGATCACCATAGATAGCGAATGGAGAGCATTTGTCTATAATAACAAATTAGTTGGTTTACAATGCTATGCTGGTGAGTTCACACTATTCCCTAATGTTGATATAATCAAAGACATAATTAAGGTTTATAAATCTGCACCAGTTGCATATACACTTGATGTTGGTGTACGTAAGATTGGCGATAACCATAACACAACTTTCATCATTGAAGTACACGACTTCTTTTCATGTGGTTTATATGGATTTAATGATATAAAATACCTGTCAATGCTTCACAATTGGTTCTGGCAATACATACAAATAGAAATGGTTAATCAATATAAAAACAAATGAAAGATTTTTTTCGTGATATAGAAAATTTTTTTGGAGACTTAGAGGATTCAATTGAAAACATTTTTGATAAAAGTAAAAATATGGTAAATATTAATGGTAAATCGTTTGAGGGACGTAACGTCATTGTTACAAATAATAAAGTAATAATCGATGGCGTTGATGTAACCCCGGAAAGTAAAACAATTAATATCACGGTAGATGCCAATATCGACAAATTAGATGTTGATGTGTGCGACAAGGTGATTGTTAACGGTAATGTAAATGAACTTGCAACAGCAAGTGGTGACGTTGATTGTAAGGATGTAACTGGCAGTGTGAGAACAGTAAGTGGTGACATCGAATGTGGTAATGTTGGTGGTGACGTATCAACAACAAGTGGTGATGTGAAAGCCGAAAATATTGCTGGCAATGTAAAAACACTTTCAGGTGACATTAAATACAAAAAATAAAATGGTATCATTTTTAAAGGAAAATGGGTTTCCTGCAACAATTCATATTAAAACGCAGGATTTGGATGATGTTATGAAAAACTTCAAAGGTTATCATACTGTTATAACTGATGAAGATGGTAAACAATTAGCACAATTCTGTCATACCGATCTACGTGCCAGAATTCATTGGGCGAATGGATATTTTGCAGCACTAAGAAAGAATGTTGAACATGAAATGCCTTTAAGCATAAACTGATATGAAAGCAGAAGCAATGGAAATGAAAGGAACGTACAAGTTGACATATTCTCTTGACAAAGAAACAAAAGAATTAACTGTTGCTGTTGAACTTCTTTTGAGAGAAGGTATGGGAAAACCATTTCAAAATCTCTATGTTGGTAATGCCGTTGTCAATGGACAACCATACGATGATGAAAGATTGGAATATTGCGTGAATGCTAAGATGGCTGCGGAACGAATTGGTCATATACATCGTGACAAATTAGTAAAGAAGTATAAGAAAAATACCGAACACAAGTTCAAAATTAAAAAAGAAGAACTGAAATGAGTAACATGCCAATCGAAGATTATTTAATTGTTCACATTGGAGAAGGTAAATTCTTAGTCAAACTTGAAAATGGCGAGACAAAAGAGGCTGGTAAAAATCTTCGTGGTATGATTAGATATACATATTTTGAAAATTATAGTTTTCCTGAAATTGGTTGGAGTGTAACAAGAAAGCAGTTATATGAAGATTATATACCAAAGATTCAAAAAGATATTTTAAATGAAAGTATAAAACATGAATGAATTTTTAGAATTGGTGACTGAGCGTCCAAACCCAAAACTCTGGAAAAAAGGAGTTTTTTGTCCTTATTGTAAATCAAAAGATGTTACAACATTTAGTACAAGAAGTACCTTGGTTGGCTATTCTGGCAAAAATATGAACCATACACATACTGAATGCCGATGCAATAAATGTAATAAGGAGTTTACCAGAGAAACGAAGGGATTTGATAATGTCTGGTTTACCGCATCTGATGGCAAGGTATTGCTTGGTATTCCATATTGCTTTGAGTATTATGTTTATACTTGTAAGCATTGTGGTGGTGAGGTTATAGTTCATCATTTTGATAATCAAACTAATGAAGAATGTAAGTATTGTCTTAATTACAAAACAGATGAAGCGGATGGAAAAATGAAACCACAATTTTACAATAAATTTATTTGTAAATCTTGCGGTAAAGAAATTACATCGGAAAATTATTACACACACGCATTATGAAATTTTATCGCTATGAAGCAGTTGAATATGCTTCAACAGACATGAATGGTGAATATGTATCACCATTATACCCAAATCCAAAACTGGAAGTTAGAGATTATGATTTAATAAAGGAAACTCCCAAAGGCTATTGGATTGGTATAATGAATGATTATGGTCATCAAATTGGTTCTTGGCAAAAATGGGTATCAAAAACATCAAGAAAAAAATATGCATACCCAACCAAAAAAGAAGCATTAAATAATTATATCATACGAACCGAAAGACGAATTAAAATACTCGATTGGCAAGTGAGAGCATGTAATAGTGCTCTTAATACTGCACGATTTGAAATATTACGTTTAAAAGAAGAGAAATGAAATTTAAAGCACTTCGAACCATAAGAGAACCGAAAGAGTTTGTGGAAATAAGTTTTCATGAAAGTGATGTAGACCCAAATACTGGTGTATGGATTGTTTATACTGGTGCATTACCTAATCCACAACCGGAAACAGCAACTGTTGAGTTAATGAAAGCGTATTATGCACATCAGACAGTACCACTTCCACCGGAGATCAATCTTGATGATTATGAGTTGGTGGAGTTTGATTGTATTGAATCAGGGGTAATTGGAGCAGATATTCGTAACAAAGTAACCCCACTTTTAAATTTAATCGCTCTCTGTGACATAATATTAAAGGACGAACATCCTGAGAAGAAAGAAGTTATCAAGAGTCTTTTGAAAAAAGAAATGGAAACTTCAAAAATTTGTATAAAATATTTGGTAAAGTTATTATAGTTGATTATATTTGTAACGTGATAACGTTCTTTAATTATGATTGGGTGTGAAATGGAAGTACCATGTCTTGTGGAGAGTCGTCCCAAAGACACATACACGCAGAACCTCGTCAGCGCAAGCGGAGTAAAGTCAGTATGTGACATGCTAATGGTAAACTTTTCGAAACAGTTAGATGCAGGTTCGAATCCTGCCCCAATCACGAATCCTAACACGGTGGCTACGTGTTCAATGCCAGATAACGTGCCTGAAAGGGTCTGAATGCCCAGAAAGAAGGAATGGCGGTAGGAAAAATTTCGTAAACCTAAGTTTTGCCAGTTTTGATGAAGATAAAACTGGTTTTTAAATAAAAACTATGGAAAGGGAAAAAAAGAAAACTATTGAAATTAATGAAAATGCATGGGTTGCATTGGCGATAGCAATAGAAGATGCAAAGCAATCATTAGGAAAGAAATGCGAAGACTGTGGTTGCTATGGTGGCATTCATAAATCAAATTGTTTATTCATTTTAAAATTACAATAATATGGTAATAATTGGCTTTGAAGACCAAGACGGAAAACCGATAGTAAAAACAGAAGAAGAAAAAAAGGAATTCTTAGAAAAGTCTGGTTATAAAAAAGAAGATGTAATGTTTGCAGACAACACACCTTCAACAGTCTTTATTGGGTTGGATTTATTAACAAGAACACCAAATAAAGAATAATATGACACCTATTCAGATTCGTGAATTAGTTATAAAAAGAAATGAGTTTGCAAAAATGTATTGCTCAAAAAGAGGATGGAACTTAGATTTTTCCAAACTTAAAATGAGTCAGCAATATGAAATTAGGAAGCAGCCAGAATGGAAAAATCCATTATAGTTTATTTTTTAAATGGAACGTAACAACTATCAGGATTAACTTTCATATCACCCATGAATTCTAAAACAGAATCTCTCATGTCATTCTTAAATTTCTCAGAATCCTTGTCTGTTTTATTCACAACAGTTATTTCAACGGTTTCAGTTTTTTTCTTTTCAGTTTTTTCTTCTTTATTTTTGTCTTTACTGAACGCTAATAATGAACACATTACAAGCATCATAACAATTATTGTCATTTTTTTCATGTTTTTTTTGTTTTTCTCATATATAATTACTATACTTGCCCTGAAAACAAGTCATTTAAATATTAAATGATTGTTACTTTTACGTTACAAAAAAATTACATAATGAAAAAGTCATCCATATTCCTTATTCTTGTTTTGACAACAAGTTCGCTGTTTTCACAGGTCGATAGGAAAATCACATACCATGATAATGGAAATAAAAAAGAATTGCTTACCATATATGACAATCATCTCAATGGTAAATGTGTTGCTTGGAATGAGGATGGTGTGATAATTGCTAAAGTTTATTATGTGGATGGAATGAAAGATGGTAAATGGTATATGTGGCATACCGATGGCACACCAGCATATCAACTTCGTTATAATAAAAATAGAAAAGTTGGTGTCTGGAAATTCTATGATGAATCTGGTAAACTTATTGGTGAAAAAGAATATGATCCAATTTATGAAAGAAATACCACGATAATTCTCGGAACATTTACTTTAAGTGACCTTTCAATTAGTGTTACACAAAGACTTAATAAAAACAAACCATTTGTAATTGGTGGAGAATATGCAACATATATTGCAGATGGAGAGTATGAAGATTTCACAGATTTTGAAAAATTTCAAAGACATTCTATTCTTGGCACAGCAGGTCTGGTTTCAAATACTTGGGGTATGCTATTGAAAGCCGGAACATATTTTGGTTATGACCATGACGAATATCTTAATGAATATAATTACACTAAATTTGATTATGGCGTTGAAATGTTTCTTATTATAGATGATGAAACTATGCATATCGCTCCTATAATGGGAATTAGCATCACTAAAGGAATGAGAACACAACTTAAATTTGGTATAAATTTCTAATTATGGAAACAACACTTACGTTAGAGCAAAGACAAGCACTTCGGAAAGCATTGGATTTTGATATCACAAGATATCTCATCGTTAATTCAATCAATAAAATTGATGGTGGTGAAAGAGCAGATCGACATGTAAATATAAGCAAAGCCATTTGTCATTTTATTTTTGATATTAATCCGAAAGAAAAATATCATTACACGATTTCAGCGTCTTGGCTTGCAGTTCATGATTATCTTGCTGATGTGTTGACTGATAGAATGGACGAAGTAATTGGATTTCCCGTATTTCAACCACTTTATGATGTTGATATGTATAAAGATAGATTTTTCAATGTTATTGTTGATAAAATAAATGACATTAAAACTGTTGCAAAAGAAAGTTTAGAAAATAATTAACAATAAATCAATTACATATGGGTTACTTACATATAGACAACCTTTACAAAAGTCAAGAAATCCTTTTATTTAAGGAGTGCTATGCTATGGAAAAAATTCATGGCACGAGCAGTCACATCGGCTGGAGATTCCAAAACAAACAAATTCATTTCTTCGCAGGTGGCGAGAGTCATGAGAAATTTCTTGCATTATTTGACCAAGCATTTCTTAAAGCCAAATTTGAAGAAATATTCCCGGATGTTGACATTATAATCTATGGCGAAGCATACGGTGGAAAGCAACAGGGTATGTCACATACTTATGGTAAGGAATTGAAATTCATTGGCTTTGATGTATTCGTTGGTGATGTTTGGCTTAATGTACCAAACGCAGAAGATGTTTGCGAAAAATTCAATATTGAATTTGTGCATTACAATAAAATAGAAGTTACACTGGAAAATCTAACAGCACTTAGGGATATGTATTCAATGCAAGCAGTTCGTAACGGTATGGGATACGAACATAAATGTGAGGGCATTGTTTGCAGACCGCTTGTTGAAATGCGTTTGAATAACGGTGAAAGAGTCATCTGCAAATATAAGCCAGACGAACAAATGGAAACCAAAACTAAACGTGAAGTCAGTAAAGAACAACTCAAGGTTCTTAGTGATGCAAAAGAAATTGCAGAAGAATGGGTTACTAATCTCAGGCTTGAACACGTGTTGCAGAAATTTCCTGCAGGTGTGAGCATGGAATCAATGGGTGATGTTATTAAAGCAATGGTTGAAGATGTTTACAGGGAAGGTAAGGGCGAGATTGTTGAAAGTAAAGAAGTAAACAAAGCCATTGGTCAGAAAGCGGTACAACTTTTCAAACAAAAACTTAATAATAAATTGAATGGCGAAAATTCAAATTGATGTAAAGGATTGTAATCAGTGTCCGCACTTTGAGAGTGAAAGGGTATATACTGGAGATAGTTTTGATATGTTATTCAAATGGATTTGCGGTAAAGCGAAACGCACAATTTCGGGATGTGTTGATACTTGGGATAAGGTAGCAATACCTGATTGGTGTCCATGTAAAATTAAAAATAAAACAAAATGAGAGACGAACTTGGTGACAGGATGAAAAAGTATTATGAGGACAGAACTCGTATTACTCTTCCCCGTAGAACATATACAATAATCCGTATTGATGGTAAGGCGTTTCATACTTATACGAAGGGTTTGAACAGTCCATTTGATGTTGGTCTTATCAATGATATGGATGAAACTGCTTGCTACCTTTGTAAGAATATGCAGGGTGCTAAGTTTGGCTTTGTTCAAAGTGATGAAATCAGCATTCTTCTTACCGATTTTGATAAGATTGGTACGGATGCTTGGTTTGATGGCAATATCCAGAAAATGGCAAGTATTGCTGCAAGTATGGCTGCTGCTAAATTCAATCAACTTAGGTGGATAAGATTTGTTACTGAAAAATATAATAATAGTACCGATAAGGTTGAATGGAGTTGGTTTATGCAAGCAGGAAACCTTAAACTTGCTGAATTTGATGCCAGAGTTTTCACAATTCCAAGTGATTATGAAGTAGAAAACTATTTCATTTGGCGACAGCAGGATACTGTGAGAAATAGCATTTCAAGTGTTGCTCAGAGTCTTTACAGTCACAAAGAACTTGCAGGTAAGAACGTAAGTGAACAACAGGAAATGATATTCCAGAAAGGTATCAACTGGAACGACTATGCACCTAAGTACAAAAGAGGTAGGTTTATCTTTAAACAGCAATTTGAAATTAAGCCAGATATTGATAAACTTAATAGTGCATCAGCGATTCGTACACGTTGGGTTTCAGATGAATGCCCGACATTCACACAGAATAGAGAATTTTTATTGAATTTCATTCCTAAAAATAAATAAAATGAGAAAAGCATCACAAGACAACGGACTTATCGTAGATGACGGCAAATTCATCGGAGTAGCACTTGGTTATGACTATTGTGCAGAACACGAGTGGGGTATTAGTGACCTTAAACGTTTATGTGGAATGCCCGAAGCCACCAAACAAAATGCTGGTATAAAAAATCGTACCATAACAAAAGTTCCACCACTTGTCTTCAAAGAAGAAACACATAAGAAACGGAAGTTTGCAATTCTTTATACTGGAAGAGCATGGGATGATGCTGAAAGCATGGAAAAATATTTTCCTCATGCTTTTAAAAACTGGATTGAAGACCTGACGTGGAATGAAAAGTGGAATAAAGAACATCCAGACACCAGAGGCGATAAAGATAATATAATCACTGCATGGGATGGTGGAAGTTTCGGTGTTGCCGTTATGGGCGAACAGGAAGTTGAATATCTCAAAGAACTCAAAACTGCAATTGAAGAAAAAAGACTCACCATTGCCGTTGCCAATCTTAGGGCAAAGAATCCATTTGCTGGTTCATCATTATGTCTTATGATAACTGACCGTGTTCCGCAGGAAACATCACAGGCTATGTTTGTTGGCGACATGAGTTATTTTGACCGTGAAGATTATGAAGAACAAATCGGCATGACAAAAATCATCAAACAATACGGTAATAAAAACGGTTATAGTAAACTTCATTATTTTATGGCTTGTTCTCCCAAGTGGATTGACTATAATAATGAAGAAGGTGTTTTGGAAGAACAGAAAAAGAAACATAATACCAAGTATGATATTCTTTACTGGATTAATTACAGTGATAGTGATACTAATTATGGTTGGTATACAGTTGAAGAAATTCGTGAATGGTTAACTGGTGATAAAAGACTGATTGAAATAAGAAAGGCACACTAAACTATGGCTGAGAATAACGAAAATAGTGCTATTGATCGTGATAAATTCTATTGGAAAAACGACCCAATATTATCGCAATTTTCTTTTGAATTCTCAAAAAAGGTGAGAACAGTTCCAATGTATAATACTGTTTATTATATATTACAACAAGGTAATGTATCGTTGCAAGAAATTATTGAAGAACTGTTAAAATCAAATGAAAAACTCAGTGATGAATTAATTAAAATGAGTCAAAATCAGTTGCCAAAATTTTTTAGAGAAGAATAATTATGGGACACTATCTATCCGAAATGCTACACCCTGAACCATTACAGGAACAACTACACGTGATTTCAAGTCGTAGTCGTTGGGGTGTGCATAAAAGATATGGTAAGAGGTCACTGCGAAATTTTAAGCATAGGGAACTTGCATTTTTATATGCGGTTCGCTATGCTAAAAATCGTGACGTGATGATAATTGTTCACGATAAAGATGGTTGTATTGATTTTACATATAATAATTTATAACATGGCAACTACGGGTAGTACGAAACAATTGGAACTCAGAATGTATTTCTTTGTACCTTATAATATAAGTCCAATCCAGCAAGCGATTCAGGCGGGGCATGCTGCCGTTGAATATGCATATCAACTTGGCAAAACCAAATTATTCAAAGATTTTGCAAGCAATTGGAAAACTTGGATAATACTTAATGGTGGCACAACCAATAAGGGAAGAGATTTGGATGGTGTTGCGTTAGGCAGTTTAAATCAAATTGCTGATGCATTAAATGATAATAAAGTTCCATTCACATATTTCACAGAACCTGATCTGAATGATGCATTAACCGCACTTTGCTTTATTGTTGATGAAAGAGTATTTAATTATGATGATTATCCTGACTTTGTAAACTGGCTTCTTGATATTAAAATGTATAAAGAAGCAAAAGATGAAGCAAACAAAAATAATCCTGAACTGTGGGTTAAACTCAGACTTTATCCTGAATTACAAGAAAAACTATTTCCAGAATATCATGCAGAATGGGTTGAATTTCTTGGTGGTAAGAAAAATGTATTTCTTCGTGAACTTATAAGAGATAAAAGATTAGCATGACCGAAAAAATAAGAAAAATAGCATTGATTACATTTATTTGTGTAATTTGCTATCTGTTGCTACATGTGTTTATAATCAAATGACAATAAAAAGAAAAAGAATATCAAAACTACCCACAACGATAGAAATTGAAGTTGCAGTTGCCAGACACTATGGCACAAGAGAACACATAATTGTGCCAAACGTATCTTGGGGATTTGAGTATATACACGAATGTGATGTGTTTATAATAAAGAGAAATGGATATGCTGTTGAAGTTGAAATAAAAAGAAGTAAAAGCGATTTATTAGCAGATGCAAAAAAAACACATAAACATAAAAGCGATAGAATTAGAGAATTTTTTTATGCAATACCAAAAGATAATGTAGACGAATGGTCAAAATTGATTCCAAAACATGCTGGAATTATTGCATATGAAAAACATGAAGAAGATGTTTGGGATAGAAAAAGAAAAAATTGGTTTGGTAAAAAGTGGGTTACACGTGCAAGAAGAATAAAAGATGCTGAAATAAATAAGACAGCAAGAAAACTCACAACTGAAGAACAATTAAAAGTTGCAAGATTAGGTACGTTAAGAATTTGGAATTTAAAAGAAAAACTTATTAAAAATGAGCAAGATAAGGGGTAGAGATTTAATTAAACTGGATTTCAAGAAAAATTTTGAAACAGCATTATCAATCCCAGAGGAAAATTTTCACTATTATACATATGAAGTTAATAGGCATTGTGTATTGATTTCATGTAGTAATGATGAATGTAAATCTGATGGCGGATATTATGTTGAATTTTACGAAATTCCAGAAATTCGTTTTACAGATTTGGAAGATTTGAAAAAATTAATCGAACTACTAAAGAACGGTAGTTATGACGCTTAATCGAATATTAGCCGATTTCAAATGGGAATATGATAACGGTATGGTTGATACAATAAGAGGGTGGTGTGAAACATATGTTTTTAATAACGTCACTGGTATAACAGCAGATGAATTGGAAGATAGAATATTAAGTGAATTTTTTCAGAAATGAAAGAGAATCAATTAAGACTCCCAACCGGGAAGATCATTACTTTCAATGATGAACAAATTGAAGGTCTGACCAAGATTAGGCATTGGCTTAAAAACGGTCAAACTTTTTTCACGTTGGCTGGATATGCCGGGACTGGTAAAACAACAATAATTAAAAAAATTCTTGAGGGTTATTTTGGTGGTGTAGTGGTTAGTGCGCCTACCCACAAAGCCAAAAAAGTTATAATGTCAACGACTGGCAAAGAGGGTCAGACATTACACGGTCTGCTTGGACTAAGACCTGATATTGATTTGGATAACTTCAATCCGAATGATCCTAAATTTAATCCGATTGCAATTCCAAAAATAACTGATTATAATTTTGTGATAATTGACGAAGCGTCAATGATTAATCAGGAATTGTTTGATTTGGTAACTAAGGAAACAAAAGACAGTAGGACCAAAGTTTTATTTATAGGTGATCCTGCCCAGATACCACCTGTCGGTGAAAAAGAAAGTGTTGTTTTTAAGCAACAGGAAATTGAAATTCATCAACTCACAAAAATTGAAAGACAAAACGATACTAATCCGTTATCATTTGTTTATGATGCATTAAGAAATAACCTCGATAAAGTTAATGGTGGATTTGAAAGAAAAACTAATATAAATGAATTAGGTGAGGGTGTTATTTTTACGATAGATAAAAGAGTGTTTCGTGAAGCAATCCTTGAGAAATTCAGATCAGATGAATTTAAAAACGATACTGATTTTGCCAAAGTTATTGCATGGAAAAACAATACAGTAATCGCATCAAATAAAGTAATCAGAGATGAATTGTTTGGTGGGAATACTGATATCATTGAAGTTGGCGATATACTAATGGCATACAGAAGTATTAGTGACAGTAAACAACGTTATAATATTATTGAAAATTCGGCAGACTACAGAGTTATTGAGAAATCTGATCTTGAAGAAAATTCTTATGGCATTAAAGGTTATAATGTTAAATTGAAAGAAGATACCACTAATGGTCGCTATAGATTTCAGAATATTTTTATTATTGATGCTAATGATTATAACAATCTTCATTTATATGCTCAAATGCATGATTTCTTCCGGGACATGGGAAAATCTAACAAAAAAATGTGGACTAAATATTATGATTTCAGGCGTGCAAATATTCTAATGAAAACCATTGATAAGTTCATAAATGGATTGTATAGAAGCACATCAGATATTATTGTTAAGGATATGGATTATGGTTATGCTATCACATGTCATAAAAGTCAGGGAAGTACATATTCTCACGTATTTGTAATGGAAAATGATATAAATCAAAATTGGGTGCTTAAAGAACGTAATCAGATAAAGTATGTTGCATTAACACGTCCAAGCATGACAGCAACAGTTTTAACAACAAAAATTAATTAAATGAGATTAAAATTTTGGCAACAAACAATATTATTTGTCATATATTTTTTTGTTGGAATATTATTCAGTATATTTGTCATTACTTTAATACATAAATTATGAGACCAATAACGGAAACACTTAGAGTCACATGGAAGATCATAAGAAGACCATATAAATGTTGCAGAACCCCAAAAACTTATTGTTCATACATTATCGAAAACGAAAACCATAAACATAGAAAAAAAACTTTTGAAGATACCGAATTATTTAAACTGCTTGCAACAACAAGAGTTCATAAAGATTCGGACTATGAAACAATTTATGTTGATTGCATGTATGCTGGTGAAAAATTAATTTCAATATCAAATCCAAGAAAACGATGAGCAAAGAAGAATATGAGTTAAAAGTTGATAAAGTAAACACAATTTATGAGGAATGCAAGGTGTGGAATTCGGCTATTCAAGTAACCAATTGGATTAATGGTGAGGGTTATGATATTGTAATTTGTCATGGTGGAAGTTTCCAACATTTATCAGTTACTTGGTCAGAATTTGACATTATTAAAAAAGCAATAAAAAAAATTGATCATATTGTGCAATAATTTCTGATGTTTTACGTATATTAGAAAAAGCAATTAAATGGCAAAGAAAAAAGTAATAACTCCCGAAGAAGCACGTCAGATTAGTATTGACAGTGCAATAGCAGATTTAAAGCGCATGATTGCACTTGGTGCTATGCCTTTAAATCCCACAAGAACCTTTGCTGTTGACGAGAGAATTGTGTGGGGAGCACATGAAGAAGTCTATGTCAGGGCAATACATGAGGGTGGATTATATTACACCATAGAAAGCATTGGTCATGATAAAGAAGGCAAATTAACTGGATTCAGCAGTTGGAATGCGATGCCTTGGATGAACATATTCAAATATAATACCATAAGAGATACTGATTTCACTCTTGACGAGAAGTATTTTATCAGACAACTTAACTCTGGTCTGGACTCACTCTTACACATGGTATATTCAGGCTGGGGCGGTGTTGATTTTGATGTGGAATACCAGCGTGAACACGTTTGGAAACTGGTAGATAAGGTTTCTCTTATCGATTCAATCTTCAATAACATTGAAATTGGCAAATTTGTTTTCGTGCAGAAACACGGAAGCACTATGGGTAAATACTATGAAGTTATTGATGGTAAACAGAGACTTACTGCAATCTGTGAATTCTATGAAGATAGATACCAGTATAAAGGTAAATATTTTTCTGAACTTTCAAACAAGGACAGGTGGAAATTCTTGAATTATAGCGTGAGTTATGGTTATTTGGAGACTCCTTCAAAGGAAGCGATATACTCGACCTTCATTAAAATGAATACCTGCGGTAAGCCAATGGATTCAAAGCATCTGGATAAAGTAAAAGAATTATTAAAAGAACTTCAAAAGTGATGATACGATTTACAAATAAATTTCCATTCATTAGTTTCAAAAAGAAACTTACTGCAATTGATTATTATGCACCAATTGACTTTAATACTCATGTTGTATCCAATACTAACAATCAGCATTTAATTGCTATTAGCAAGGAACAACTTATTAACAATGGGATTCCATTAAACAAAATCCGTTTTGTTTTCGAAAAATCGTTTCTATATGATGTCGATAATAATAACATTAATCCATCATTTAAAACAATGATCCCGATTAAGAAAAAGCATCCGGTTGTTGAAATTGGTAAACCGGAACGCACAATACTTGTTCATCTTGGTGAAAACATAACATATAATAATTTTGCACATCTTAAAAATTTGGCACATAAATCAAAAAAAGGTGTGGCATTACTGGTTGGTGATAATTATGAAGAAGTTATGTGGACTGCAAGTCTTGATGATGCAATCGAATTTTATAATGAAAGTTTTTATGGTTTAGAATATCAATCATGAAAGATTTTACAAGATACGAAGATTACGGGGAAATTAAATCAGACCCAAGCATATTTTCTGGTCTTTTTAAGAAAAAGGTTAGTAAACCAAAAGAAGTTTATACTTCTAAGGTAACTAATCCAAATAAGTTTGCAAAAGAAAATTTGGATTCTGGTGAAATTGTGGAAACTGAAAGTGTTTTTTCAAACATGAAAAAAATGTTTCAAATTGCTACATTCATTTCCATCGCTGTCAGCATTATTATTTTTATTGCTGTTCTTGCAAACCCCGAATCGGTTGGTGAATTCTTAGCGAAAATTGTTAATGGTTTTACATCAAATTTAAAACAATGAATAAGGAAAGATTAATTGAAGCGTTCAAAAAGAACAGACCATCAGAACCAATGACGGAAGAAGAAACTACATTCTTTTTTAATATTTTTATGTCAAAAGAACCGGAGTTTTCAAATGACATCAATGAACTTGATAAAGAGTCTGAACTTTATAAGCATTTCAAACCATTAATTAATGGATTTCAAATGCAGATATTTCTGAAAAGACTTGAGCATTTAACTACGCTTCGAATTACTTTTGGTGCATTTCTTTTGATTGCATTGCATCTTGAATCTGCTGGAAGTGCAGTAATGCATGCATTTTACCTTCATCATAAACTTCCATTAAACACACTTGTGACCACAACACATATATCAATGGAATTATTTCCTTGGAGATTTTTCTCGGAAGAACAGTTGAGTAGAATCTGGGATGCCCAGAAAGTGCGTCCAGATGATGGTCTGGATGGATGCCATTGTTATGGTGCGCCTGATAATCTTTTGGATTATGTTGAAATTTGGAATAAAGAAGAATAAAGATAAATATTAACGAAAATTTATAATATTATGGGAAAAATAAAAAGTGATCTACCAGCATATCCAACATATGGACATCATTCAGGAATGGATATTGAAACAAAACTTGCAAGCGATGCAATGCAGGGTATTCTTGCGGGAAGAGATGATGGTGTTGTTCTCGATGATGAATATTTCGAAGAAGTTGCTAAACAAGCAAGAAGCATGGCAGGAATACTATTAAGAAAGTTAAACGAATTTAAATTCTGATAATATCATGGCAGTAATTAATATTAATTATGACGATGGAAACAAAGAAGATTTAGGTTACAAATCTGTTGATGTTTCCTATAATAACCTGAAAAAAAATAAAATATTTAATTCAGGCAACTTTGTTAAAGATTGGTTTGATTGTATTAAATTTTGTATAATCGAAATGCCAAACGATGAATTAGTATCACATTTATCAAGTATTAACCATTTTATCATGGATGGTGCACCGTATGATAGCATGTTCCTTATGATCGACATTGAAACAAGAAAACCTTATTTGACGAAAATGCACGACAAATTGGGTGTTGAATTATTCGTGCCAGAAGGAACTGAACCAACATGGGAAGAACTTAAAGAATTGTGTAAATCATAAATAAAAAAACAAAGATATGCCATATTTTTTCAGTAGTTTCAACGAAGAGTGTTATTCTGATAAGAAACATGATCATTATTTTATGTATGGAATTTGTGTTCCGTATGATAGGTATAAGGAATGGGAAGATCGTACCGGAAGAAAAATGCCAATTGGCACATATGATGATATTTTTTGTTTCTTCAATGGCAGGGATGGTAAGCAAATGATTATTGGTAAAAAGATCAGAGCAAGTAATCATGTGAGTCCAATTCTTATTCCAGAATTAACAGCATCTGAAGAACACGAAATAAGACTTTCTGTTCTAAGTCATTTCGGATTTGAGGGTAAAGATGAATTTCATTATTATTTTGTAATAGAATAAAATTATGGCAGGAATTGTAAAATACTTAAACATCGGCAAACTTGAAATCACATTTGTGTTCAGACATAGGTTTGAAAAGGAAGATGAAGATAGTCTACTTCATAAATTCACAATGTGGAGTGAGTGGGAACTTGGTTTCTTTTTCAGACGCATGCGAATCGTGGGAAAAAGGAATTTCAGAAAAATAAAAGAATGGGATAAGAATCTTGTTTATATGTATATGTTTGGCATTAATTTACTTTGGTGCAAAGCATGGTTTACTGTTGATAAAGGTGGAATGAATCTCGAAATCGACAATAAATAGGAAAAAAAATAAAAAATCACTTGTGGTATCAATAAATTGATTTATATTTGCAAAACAATTAAAAACTGAAAATTATGTTATTTCAATTATGTATTGAACTCTTGCTTGTCACATTAGTTGTTTACTATGTGACGGTTATTCTACACTTTTTAGGTTTACAAATATTTAAAAACCCTAAAGTTAGTGTTGGTCTGGCTCTTATTCCTTTTTACTGTTGGTTTAAAAGGGATGTGATCGTATAATCTTAAAAAACAAAATCTATTAATTAAAAAAACAAATTTTTATGAAAAACAAAAAAATCATGGCAATTGTGGTAGGTATTATTGCAGTTGTATTTCTTATCATGTCATTCAGTATCTTTGAAACGAATGAGGCTGGTTATTTTCAGGTAAAACAGGCTGCTCTTACTGGTCACATGTCGGTCAGATTTGATGCTGGTACTTATTTCCAAAACTTTGGAGATATTAGCGAATACAAAAACGTTACCACTTGCGGTATTGGTAATCATAAGGGTGATGGAACTGCTGACATTGAGGCTGTTGATGTTATCTTTAATGATGGTTCTAAAGCCAAAATCTCTGGTCTTATTCGTGTTAAGTTACCCACAACTCCCGAAGGTGCTATTAATCTAAAGCGTGAATATTCTGGTGGCTTTCCACATTTTATTCAATCAGGTATCGTACCTATTGTAAATAATGCAATTAAACTTTCCGCTAACTTACGTTCAGCACAGGATGCATACACCACACTTGCTCTCTTCCAACAGGCGGTTGAAGATCAGTTAAGAAACGGTATATATGTAACCAAATCCGATAAAGTTGAAAAAACCACATCAACGGGTGATAGTGAAGAACAGCGTGTTACCGTACTCGTATATGGTGATGATGGTCAGCCACTCAGAACTCCCAACAGACTACAACAGTTAGGTTGCGAAGTGCTTGAATGTGTTATTGATGTCCCTCAGTTTGATACTAAAGTTGAAGAAATGATTTCTCTCCGTAAGGATGAAGCCATGAAAACAGAACTTGCAAAGCAGTCGGCAATCCGTGCAAAACAGGATGCTCTTACCGCAGAACAGCAAGGTTTGGCTAACGTTGCTACGGCTAAATACAAGCAGGAAGTTGTTAAGGTTGAAGAAGTAACCATTGCAGAAAAGAACTATCAGGTTGAAGCATTAAATGCTAAGAAAGCACTTGAAATTGCAAAAAGAATTGAAGCAGAAGGTAGGGCACAGGCGGTTGCAAATCAGGCACTTGTTAATGCGGGTTTAACACCAGTACAGAAAATGGAAATGCAGATTAAAATTGCTGATGTCGTTTCCAAAAACATATCAACAGCATCCACACCTAATGTTGTATTCATGGGTGGTAGTTCGAACAGTGGTGCTGATGATGTCATGAAGGTATTTGGTGCTGAAAGGTCTATCGAACTTGTGAAAAAGTTTGGTGTTGATATTACTGGCGGTAATAAATAAGTATCATGAAAGAACTTTGGAGTGTACTAATTGAAAAACTCAAATTAGTTGAACCTCTGATTGCTGCCATAATAGTTGGTATATGTGGATTATTCGCAATAGGAATGGCAACAACCGTAATCGTTAAACTATTTGATGTGATCGCCAAAATTGTTGAAATTACGGCAAAGTCCGGGTCTCATTCATTCTAAAAATTAAAATCGGGGGAAACCCCGATTTTTTTTTGCAATACGTTTGTATTTAATAAAAATCATATTATATTTGTATTAAATTTATAACTATGGAAAAAGCGATACTTGAAACAGTAAAGGTTTATTCACCTATTGAGGATAAGGAAATTCGTAACACACTTGGCAGTTCACCAATTTGGGAACATGCATATCATGAAGATGAATATAAAGACGCAATGATGAAAAAGAACCATAAAGACATGTTTGAATATTCATTTAAATTTGCTGGAACAAAGGTCGTTCAATTAACCGGAGTAAAAAAGATTTCAAAATAATCTTCAGTTTTTGCAATATTTTTCACTATCCTGCGTATCATATAAAAACAATTATTATGAGAATGTGGGGTATAAATCCAAAATTACTGTGCCGACAGCATCTACTTGGTGAACATAACGAGATTCACAAGCATAGGCATAACTTCGTAAAGAAACATAGCATTGCCAAATGCATTTCCCCGGTTGTTCAAATTGCCCCGGAGCAAATGAAGAAACGGCATGAAGAACTCGTTGTAGAAATGATTGCTCGTGGATATAACCACAATTCACCTTATGATCAACCCGACCTTTCACATTTAAAACCGGAAGAAAGGTACGCTGAGATTGATACCAATGTTTCAATATTGGACTTAGCACTTCGTTGTCCCGAATGTGCAAAACGTTTAACAAATCTTATAACAACAAAAAAGAACTAAAATGAAAGAAATTAAAGAAACAGTCAGTTTTTGGCTTACAGCAATTATCATTGCAATTGTAATGGTGGCTGCAGCATCGTGTTCAATATGATAAAAAGATTTTAATTCAAACGTGGTTTTAAATAAAATAACATGAAACTATTCGCAAAAATAAAAGAAAATAGACGGAGAAAAAAAGCAATGAAAATTGCAATCAGAGAACTCTTTGAAGAGTATAATCCGCCCAAAACATCCAAGAAACCCACAATGAAAGTTGTATATAGGGTAGCAAGTTAATTATTCGTCAAAATAATTTTGTTTATTTGATTTATTATAATACATTTGTTCATTAATCATTAAGATCATGGCAAGAAGTTATTTTACTTACGAAGAAAATGAAGCATATAAAGAAGGTAAATGTGATGAAGAACGTCACAGACGTAATTATGAGTATGATGAATATTCGAACAGAGATAGAGACCAAGCATATTTTGATGGCAGAAAAGACGAACAACGTGAGGAAAGAATCCGGGAAGAAGAACGTGAATACGAAAGACAGAGAGAAGAAGCGGAAACAAGGCGCAGAGAAGAACAACGCATGCAGGAAGAAATGGAATATAATATGATGCTTGAGGCACAAATTGAGGAACAATTTCTGATGGAACGGGAACGTCAGTTTTACGAAAAAGAAATGATTGAAAATTACATGGAACTCAATGAAATTCCAATCACCAAAGAAGTGTTGTTCCATGATATATGTGAAGATGAAATTAACGAATTAACTGATGAAATATAAAAAAATTATGAAAAATCTATTTGTTTTATTAACACTTGTACTTACTCTTTCAATTGGTGCTTGTACCACACAAAATGCTGAAATTAGTCCTATTGTTGGCGTTGGCAATGATACCATTATGATTGAAGGTAGTTACATATACACATATATCGTTGATAGTTGTGAATATATCGGAAGCTGTTATTCTGGATTCACACACAAAGGTAATTGTAAGTTTTGTGCCGAAAGACAGAAAAAGTATTTCAACAAACTCGATAGTTTAATAATGAAGAACGAAAAATTCATTGAAGAATTAAAGAATAAAAACGTTAGTGGTAGTAGCACATACAGTAGTTATCCATATTCATATTAACGCATATAACAAAATGAAATCAGAAGACATTTACGGGGGCAAACTAAACCTCGAAAGAATTTCAGCATACAAAGAACTTGCAAAAGAGTATCGTCTGCAGGAAGGTACAGTAAGAGATATTTTTTGTAAGGGTGCTGAATGGGGAATTGGAATTACTAACAGAGAAATTGCATTTCCGAAATTTTATCCTATACTTCCAGATGATTGCACTCATCCAGAAGAATGGCGTACACATTATGATGGTGGGGCGGTTTGGTGTAATCGTTGCCATTCATATATTAATTTACCATCATCAAAAGATAAAGTGTATTTTAATTACAAAAATGCGTGGTATGAAAAGGGTGATACACTTAGATATGGTTGGTTTAAATATAAAGTCACCTTTATTGGAACTGATGGAAGTGCTATTATCTGGAGAAAGGGAAAAGAAGTAAGACTAAAAGGTGGCGTGGGAATATACGAATTGAAAGAAATAATAACAAATAAAAAAGAAGATGAAAAAATTTAAACTATTTTTAATTACGATAGCGTTACTGGCTATTTCAGCATCAATGAACACATCATGTGAACCCGTTGACGATGCGTGTGCTAATGGTAAAGGAACTCTCAATCTTGAAAACACAAGCATAAGTACTGTTCAAAGAATTATGATTAACGGTGTTAATTATGGAACTCTTGATCCCGGTGAAGAAAAAGACATCGAACTTTCTCCCGGTGAATATGTATTTCAACAGATTGGATTGAGTGGTGGAAGTGGTTGCAGTCCAGCCTTTGTTACAATAACTGCATGCGATTGGCAGGGATTTACATGTAAGGGCAAATAACTTAAAACAAACAAAACTATGAGATTTGGTAATATTTTTAAAGACGGCATGATGGGAAGCCAAAGAGTAATCAGAAAATTTCTGTGGCTTCCACTAACAATTGATTTTCAGATCAGGTGGATGGAATGGGCAAGAATACGACAAATGTGTAAATTTATGGGTGAAGATTATGGATATCGATGGGAAAACATTGAATGGATTGACGATGATGAAATGCCGATGTGTCAAGGTTGTCCATACAAACCAAAGAAATGACAAGTAATTTACCACAATTAACAACAAGAGGCAAATTCTTTTGGAAAAAAAGATGGTATTCGATATGTAGTGCACATATCAAATATGATGAGAATTGTCCAAGATGTAAGGTGGGTGCATGGCATAATGTGTGGAGTGTTGCAATAGATTCATTTTTTTGTCGGCATTTTTATAAACTTTGGTTTTACAGACAAAATGGTGTATTTCCGAAATAATATTATGAAAAATAAAAAGAGAATAGCAACCTTTTTTATGTTTATTTTTATTCTCTTTTCATTTATCCAATTTGCTCAACAGAGTTATCCGGTAAACAAACAAAGAGTACCTACTCGTGCCGGAATTGATCTGTATGTTAAATATGAACAAGAGAATATTATTAAGGAACTTGAAGAATTTTTAAATGATACTATATTTATTTTTTTTGAAATAACAACGGATAACATTGAAGAATATTATAGAAATCAACCATTAGATATGGCATATCATATTACATATAACGATGGAAGTGCCGAAATAGTGATTGATAACCGGGAGAGATATATTGCATATGACATCAATCAGATTTCCAACCTCAAAAAATTTAATTTATCAACATCAAATCAATTCGTTAAGACCGTGCTTATACATGAACTTGTGCATACATATTTTCTGCAGAAGGTTGTCATAACAAAATATAACGGAGCATACGTACATAAAGAATATGATTTCAGAAACATGATGGCAATTAAAATATATCCAATGTATGAAAAAACATTTGGTGCTGAGTTTATTGAGGAAGGTGTTTGCCAATACGTTGTGAATGAAATGCGGTTAGAAATACCCAAAGTGCCACCAGTACCAAAAACAATTGATGATATTATAAATAACAGTAACGATATTAAATATTATTATTCGATTAAATTCCTTAAACCATTTCTTGATTCATTGGGTGTCGGAGAAGGAATTAATATTCTTATTAGGAATGATCCACCATCATATAACGAAATTTTAAAACCAAATATATATTTTAAACGATTACTTTAACTAAAAACTTAGAATTATGGAAACTTTAACTAAAGAACAGGGTATTGATTTTGCCGAAAGTTTTGCATGGAAATCATGGTCAGACGAACAAATTGTGGAGTTTCAACTATTCCAGCCTTGGGTTTGTATGGATTTTAAAAGATTCAGATATGCCTTGGAATCTGTTTTGGAAAGACGTGTTCCAAAATGTGAATTCAGGTTTCCTGATCTATTAAGAAAAGAATATCTCAATAAAAAAGCGGAGCAACTTGTGAACATGAGTAATTAAAATTTAAAACCCCGTATTTATGTGAAAATACGGGGTTTTTTATGAAAAGATTATTAATCACAATTTTATTTTTACTGATGTGTCAATTTATTGATGCTCAGTATAATTATTATGATGCAATCCAACCGGAAGATTTTGGTTACAAACAAAAAAAGAACACCTTATATTTTTTAATTGAACCAACAAGCATGGGCATGGGTTTACGTTATGATAGGGTAATCAATAGATATTGGCAAGCATACACATCCGTTTCATCATTCGGAGAATATAATACACCCGAAGGTGGATATATTAAAGACTATGTAAAAGTTGCTGCTGGTGGAATGATTACTGGTCATTGGTTTAATGATGGTGCTTTTTTATCGTGTGGAATAAATTATCATCATTACGGAGAATCATATTTTCCATATCCGGTTAATGATATTGTATTAGCACCGATATCATTTGAACTTGGTGCTGGTGCAAAATTGGAATGGATATCAATTGCATTCAGAATGGATATTCTCAAATGGGAATCATCAATTGATATTGGTATAAACTTCTAAAAAGAGATCATTTGTAATAATTTTTAATAACCTCATAAAAAAATATGAGGTTTTTTTGTTTTATATGAAAATTATTATTATCATTGCATAATGAAAATTATTATTAACATAAAATCATCGAAATGAAAAAAGTATTAATTCTTACAATTATGGCAATCTTTATGATTTGCCAAGCCACAAATGCACAGACAACCTATCCGTCTGAAAAGATTACGGTGAATGCTGCTGATCTGACTCCCGACCAACTCGCTAAAATTAAATTGGAGCAGGTAAATGCTGAACTCGAAAAGAAAATTGAAACCTATGGGAAATGGGTTGGTGTTGGTGGTGAAATTGGAACTGCCGTTAAGGAAGGTCTTACTGCCGTTGTTGACGTTGCCGATAAATTCGGAAGTACTGATGTCGGTAAATTCACACTCGTTATGGTAGCATGGAAAGTCATGGGTAAAGATATGGTAAGAATATTTCTCGGCTTGATCTTCATTATAGTATTTACTGTTTTCATATTTCGTGTTTATAGAAAAACCTTTACTACGTATAAGGTATCAAATAATTCTAATGGTATTAAATTCTGGCTACCTAAAACCTATACTTTGGTTACACCAGTACGTTGGGATGGTTATGAAGCGGTGAAGATACTGTTCTTGTTCCTTTATGCGGGTGGAATTGGGTTAACTTATGCTATAATGTTTGGCTAATGGAGAATAATTCAGCAGAAATATTTGATTTTTTGCGTCTTATAGTAGGGGTGCTTATTGGAATTTATCTCGGCATTCAATACGAAAAAGGAAAACATAACAACAACACAAATGGAAGAAAAAATTAAAGAAGTTCAGGCTTATCGTGACGCACAAGCGAAGCAACTGGAAGAGGACACCAAAGGTATGTCTTCACTTGAACGTGTGCAGGGAGCGTTGCAATTGCACCATATCGATGGAATACTTAAAGGTTTGGACATAGCATTGAGGATTCTTAAAAAATAACCATGAGTATAGGTGTTGGAACAGGAGCATTGTTGATGTTTGGGATGGGTCACTATGCCAACATGCAATCTAACATGGAAGAATGGAAAGACAGAATCCGCAAGGAATGGGAAAACAGTAAAAATTATCCCAGAAAGAAAAAGAAAAGAGTCAGGAAAGAACTCTTGCTTGATTGGAGTATTGCATGCTATGACCCGTTTGAAGGAATTAAATTCTAAATAATATGAATGAAGTTTACGATGTTTTTGAAAAACATGGATTTTATCTCGCACGAATGATAAGTGGTTCAAAATCAACTTATCGCCAGAAATATCCTAAAAATGATGTGCTGTTCAACGCAAACATCTTTACTCCAACCAAAAATAAAGTCTGGTATGGTGATCTGGATATTACACTTGATAGTGATAAACTTCAGAACGTCTGTAATGAGATCGGTGAAGAAATGATTATTGTCGGAGAAATGTTTGGTAGATTTGGTGCAGAGGAAAGACCATACACTGAAATTGAAAAGAATGCTCACACTAAATTCATCCCAAACGCTAAAACATATCTGGAAAGAGAATACAATGGATTCACATCAGTATTAATTGATAAAATGCATATAGTTACCAATAATCCAATAGGTTGGATTGAACGAAAATTTAAGAAAATTAAAAAGAAATAATATGGCTTATACACAGGAATTAATCAACGAAGTTAAGGAATTATATCCTAACTCACCCGAAATGCACAAACTTGCAGAAAATGGTGCTGCATTTCTTGGAAGGTATCTTGATGATAGTTGCGATAGCGGTATCAGTCTTAGTGAAATACTGCTTGCAACCAGTCTGGATGAATTACAGAAGAAAGCAAGAGAAATTAAAGAACTTAAACTTAAAGTATTATGAAAACAGAAGCAATTAAAGGTATGTATAAGGTTGGCGATGTTTATTTTCGTACCAGAAAAAAATTCTTATTATTTCCTAAGACCATTAACAATGAAAGACGTTGGTTGGAGTATGCGGAATGGGAAGAATATTGGGATTACATCCCCTTTGAAGGTGGATGTTATTCATCATGGATTGCAATAGAATGGTTAAATTAATGTATCATGAAAATAATTGAATGGGTTTTTGATACTAAAATAGGAAAATTCTTGTTTGTTGTAATATTTTCCGCAATTATAAGTGGCATCTTGTGTTTGATTTTTGATATGTCATTCACCTTTCTAATGCTTGGAGCAACAACAGTTGCATTATTCACTGCAATCACAAATAAAAACGTAAAAAGATGGATATGAATAAGGAAAAAGAATATTTCGTAATAAGGCGATATCATTGTGGCACACTCGATCTAAAAACAGGTGTCATGGATACCGACATCATCGGCATTACTGATGATGAAGAATACGCAAAATCATTGCAAAGCGTTTTCTGCGGATACGAAAAAGTTAAGTTTCTTGAAAGAGATTTGACTGAAATCGTAAAGAAAATTGCTGAAACATATCATGACAGAGAAGTAATGTCGGCAAGGTCGGCAGGTAGTGAACCTTGCAATTGTTGTGGAAAACCTTCAATAACACTTTTGTGTGTTGAACATGACTCTCAGGATTACTCAAAAGATAAATGGATTTGTAACGATTGCTATATAGCAGTTGCAATCTACTGGAAAGAACACACACCAAAAAAAATATGTCCAATATGAAACTAATTGTAAGTCCCAAAAAAACCAAACTCTACAATCTTAAACCCGGAAGTCTGTTCATGACACCGGATAAGAAATGTCTCGCATTGAAATCAGAGTATCGTACTAATGCAGGTGCTATCGAAGCAACTATCGTTGGTAGTGGCGAAATGTTTTGGGGCGGAACTTCCGACCCAATGGTGCAGAAAAATCTTATGGTTCATCCGGTTGAAGTTGTGGGTGAAGTTCCTGATGAAAAACTTACTCTCGATGAAATTAATGCTGAAATTAATCTCATTGAAAACAAAGAATCAGTAGACAAATGTAAGCATTATGATTTTGCGCAAGGAAGACATAAATGTTGTCACGAAAAAAATCCAATGAGTCGTTGCGTTGGCGTTTGTAGTTTATACGAAGAATAAATAATATGGTAACACATACATTAATTGGAAAAACATCAACAAGAGATGTTTGGCTTGATGGTCATAAACTTGATTCCAAACCAAGCCAAAAGTATCATAATCATTCACCCGATGGCTACAATTGGGGGTACGGTGGTTCAGGACCTGCTCAATTAGCATTAGCAATAATGCTTAAACTTACTGGTAAAGCAGAAGGTTATCAGGATTTTAAATTTAAGATCATTGCTGACTTACCAATGGATCAAGATTTTTCTATTACCTTTGAATTATAATTGAATATGAAAAGAACTAAACAGAGATCAATTGAAAGTATAGCATTGCTTAATTTAACGAAAGGTAAATGTTTTTATTCGCCCAAACAAGATAAAGACATAACAGCAATTGCCAGTTATTATGAAAAGAAAGTCAAAACAGAAAGACTTATTACAGTTAATCCACAAACAGGAGAAACAGAAAGAGTTGTTAAAGTAACATTAATATAAATAGATAAAATTGGATACGTTATGGATAAAACAAATTTTAAAGTAGGTGACTGGTGCTTTTGCGAATTCAAATTGCAACAGATAAAAAGAATGGAAGATGATGAAATTATGGGTGTTACTGATGGTTTTTTCGAACATGGTGGTCATCTTACTGATAGATGCTTTCCAATGGATATGGATATTAAACGTATCAGTAATGACGTAGAATATTGGCATAATGAATTTCATAAGTTGAAAAACAATGCTCTTAATCATCCAGACCTTAATTGGAAACTTATTGATATGTGGGTAGAAATGTGTAATAATCGTAATGACGAGAAAAAATTAAAAGAACTTTACGAAAAATTAAACGCTTTTGGTGATGCCATAGTAAAAAAGGTACGTGATTTCAGCCTTGAAGAAGTTGATGGCATAAAAATATTTCGCAGATAACAAAAATAGATATGGAAAAGAAAGTAATTTATATGATTGGGAGTCTGAAAAACGAAAAGATTCCACACATTGCAAAAGAAATAAGAGGACTAAGCGAGTCATTTGAAGTATTTGATGATTGGTTCAGTCCCGGTCCTGAAGCCGATGACTTCTGGCGCAATTTCGAGAAAGTTAGAGGAAGTACACATCAGCAAGCGTTGAATAATTATGCTGCTAAACATATTTTCGAATTCGATAAGTTTCATATCGACAGAGCAAATATTGGCATACTCGTTATGCCAGCAGGAAAGTCTGGTCACATGGAACTTGGTTATCTTATTGGTAAAGGAAAGCCATGTTTTATATTATTTCATGAAGAGCCTGAACGTTGGGATATAATGCACATTTTTTCAAAAGAAAATGGTGGTGATATTTGCTATTCTTTTGAAGAATTAAAAGAAAAATTATTAAAGTTAATTTAATGGAAATTAAATATTGTGCATGTGGTTGTAACAAAATAGTTAAGTTCGGAAATACTTATATCAATGGACATAATAAACCCACATTAGGTAAACCATCTAAATTCAGGGGGAAATCATATGTCGAAAGGTTTGGAAATGAAAAGGCAAATGAAATATCTGAAAAAATTAGAGTAGGTAAAGTTGGTGATACAAATCCAGCAAAACGACCAGAAGTAAAAAAATTAATTTCTGAAAATAGAAGAGGAAAATTGACAAAAGAAAATAATCCAAATTATTGGAAAAATAAGAAAAATCCCGGACAGAGTAAACGAATGAAATTAAATAATCCTGCACATATACCAAGTGTTAGTGAGAGAAAAAGAGTGCGACAATTAAATTTTTTTTATGAAAGGGGTTGTGTTAAAATAGGAAAAAACGAAACACGCATATTAGATGTGATTGAAAAATATTTTGGATTTACAATTTTACGTCAATATCGTATTGGCGGGTATGCTGTCGATGGATATCTTCCCAATTTAAATATTGCAATTGAAATTGATGAAAATCATCACTATGGAATTGATGGGAAATTACGAACTAAAGATATTAAACGGCAAAAAATAATTGAAGATAAATTAAAATGTAGGATGATTAGAATAAATGATAATATTAAGAATAATGAAGAGTTGTTTGAGAAACTTAAAAAATTGATATAATGTATGTCTATGTAACATATGATCCAGTTTTGGAAAAAGTTGTGTGTGTTCACGACAAACCAAATAAATTCTGTAAAGTCTGTGGTAAGATTAATAAAAGAAGGATTAAAATAAATTCTTTTTATCATCTTTATGAAAAGAAAATGAAAATTAAAACTGGTGATGAACTATGGAAGTAATTAAAGAAACCAAATACCTTTTATTCACAGTCAGTTGTGTTAAGGGTAAGACAAAAGTTATTGATGTTGTCAATATTCATCATCATGAGGTTATTGCAGAGATCAAATGGTTCTCAAGATGGCGACAATATTGTTTTTTCCCGATAGCGGAAACCGTCTGGAATAAAACCTGTCTTGAAGATGTGTATGAGGTTATTAATAATTTAATGGAAGAAAGAAAAAATGGATAGTAATACCAATAGTTATACCAATGCACCACAATTCGTAACGGTTGCGGATGTTCTTGTACACCAATCAAGACCGGATGGATGGATTTGCCCGGAATGTAAACATCATGAAGGTGGCTTGGGTTGTAAAATGAATATGTTCATATCATTTGTCGGGTGTTACATAAAAGATTGTCAAACTTTTGAAAAAAAAGAGTAGGGGCATTAAAAAGATGTTCTTTTTTGCAATATTTTTAAATATTTTACGTATATTTAACACGTAATTTAATTTAACAGTCATGGAAGTACCGAAATTTTCAATCAACATGGATAACTTGATGAATTCATTTAATGAACTCGAACCACGTGAAGTTGCTCTCCTTATAATTATAGCTGAATTTCATCGTCCGGTCACTGAGGATGAGGTATTTGAAAAGGTTCAGAGTTATGGTCTTGATAAAATGACGGATGAAGAAGTTATGCAATGGATTAATGAATGGAGAAAAAAGAAATCGCCAATGTTTTTAAATTAACATATCATGACTATTCATAAAACAACAAAACATCTTACCTTTGTAAAAGAAGACGATGCAATAACCGTTACAAGCAATGGTCAGCAGGAAGTCTTAGGTCAGATAAGATTTGCAGACAGGTATAATACTTATCATTTCCTTATGACAGGTAATAATTCATGCGTTAGTAAATCAGATTGGAAAGAAATCGAAGAGGTAATGGAAGAACTTAACAATAAATTGAACAACAATCATTGAATGAGACAAGACGAATACATAATTTGTGCAGCAATCTGGTATAGAACCTTACCACTTGTTTATGAGAAATTTCCCGGTACACACCTGCGTCCGGTTAATTGCGACAAAGGTATAGTCTTTTCCGCACATCGTCACTTGCAGTGTTTGTATCAAATGATCGCACTGACTGGTAGAATGCAACACGAAGCCGGAGAAGAAATACAAGGTTTCTTAACAAACAAAAATCGTTTTGTCAATAGAGAAGAAGGAGCAAAAATTGCATATACAGCAAAACAAGTTAATGAACCATTGAAACAACTATTCAGCGAAGACTTATACTGATAATTATGTTTATAATCTGGAATTTTGAAACACCTGTTACATTAATTGCATCCTGCATATGGAATTTCTGTGAATACTTTGAAATATCATTGGGACATGCAGCACCACAAGTATTCGGATTAATGATTAGAAGAAAAGGAAATAAGATAAAATAAGAAAAATTATGAAAACACATAAGGTAATTGATATGACTTATCACGAAGATGAAGGTAATGAAGTCTATGTTGGAACTTTAGTGGAATGCCTTGATTGGGTGAGAGAGCAGGATGGGATTGGTTATGAAATTGTGCCACTTACCAGAGAAGAAATCATATTGATTAATGAAGCCTATAAAACATGAAACTACTATTCTGTAAAAACTGTCAGGATGTAATCAGACTGCAACAGGAAGAAACAAGAACTTGTAAATGCGGTAAAGTATCGGGCAAATATCTTGATGAACTTAATGCAATCTATTCAGGTGATGATGCAGTTCCAATGGGCATAGCCAATGGCAGTTTTGTGGAAGCGTTACATAACCAGCCAGAAGATGGCTGGGGTGAAGTATTTACAGCATTTGTTATTCCGAAAAATTGTTATACCTTTGAAAAAGTTGATAAAATAGAATAAATTATGGCAGCACCAATAACAGTAACAGCAGAGGAAGTAATTGAATATCTCAAGAAAAGAGGATTCAAATTAACCCTTGCAGACAGAGAATTCATAAGGGGAAAAATTGGAAAATCTTTGCAGGAAGCATCTGAATGGCAATCAAACGGTTGCGATTGTGGTCAACCGTCTTGTCCTATTTGTGGATAAAATAATTTAAGTCATGTTTCAAACAACTATCAATCAAAAAGTGGATTTAAGTACACCAGACCATCTGGTGGAAAAAATACCAGACTTTATCTTACTTAAAGAAAGCAGGAAGGAAGTCGGCAAACTGGAAGCAGAAATAGATTATCTTAACGCAGAAAACGATAAACTTAAAGAAAAGATAAGGATGTTAGAAGGCAACCAGAAATTAACTAATGAAGATATTGAAGCGGTTAAGAAAGAGGAAATGTATTCTAAATTAAAAAAACAATTCTCAGCAACACAAATGAGAATTCATGAACTGAGAAAAACTAATACGGAATTAATTTGTCAGATTATAAAATTAAAACAGACAACATGAAAGGTGAATATAACTCTCCCGCAACTGCTGTTGTTAAATATCCAACATTAAAACGAACCGTTAATCTTGCAAAAGAATTTAATGTTAAACTTTTAAAGCATTATGCTAAGTTTACCAAGAGAGGTCAGGTCTGTCAGCATCTATGGTTAGTCAAAGCAGATTTCGACCCGAAAGAAGATTGGCAAAGAAACCAAGACCTGCTGAATTGGTTAAGAAATTGCAAAGAGTTGCAAAAAACACATAGCATATAATCTTAATTAAAAAGTTGTGGGAAAAATAGACTTCGAAACCAAAGAAGAAAAAAGGATGGCAGATTCAATTTTGCTTATTCTTTATGAAGTTCATCCAATGGCGTTACAACAGGATGAAATAATAAAAAGAATTAATGAAAGAGGATTGCTTGAAATGCCTGATGAAGAATTTCAGGTGTATAGAAGGAATATGGTCAAGTCAAAAAGAAACTAATGATTAAGTCAGTCACATTCAAAGAAAATTACGAACTGTCTCTGGAGAAAGAAGAACAGAAACGTTGGGGTACGAAAACATATAAACCTACACGTTACACCAGAGAGAAAAAACCTTGGACGATGTTTAAGTTGTTCAAGAAAGGTTTGTGTATTGAATTTAATGAAGGCGTGAATATCATTGTGGGTGAAAATGGTTCAGGCAAGTCAACCCTATTTCATTTAATTAAGAACTATGCAGGAACTGCACCAGACAAATTGGCAAGGATATTCAGTGATTGTAAAACTGATGAAGACTTCATTAAGTCACATAGAGAATACTATCATGGTGAACTTATTGTTGATGGCGACATTTCGTTTAAGAATTCTGTATTCTTTGATGCAGAAAAAGATAATCCAATTGTTGCCATCCCTCAAATGATAACACCAACTAATATGATACCAATGGCTGCTGAATTATTTGGTGCAGAAGAAGAAAGTCATGGCGAATCAATGAAACCCATACTTGAATATCTATTGAGTAAAGCACATGATGGCATATTATTCTTTGATGAACCCGATACTGCGTTAAGTCTTAAAAATCAGGTCTGGCTTGGCAAAGAAATGCGGAAATCCGTTAAAGAAAACGGCAACCAGATAATTGCAAGTACTCATGCACTGGCACTTATAAACCAATTCGAGGATGTGCTCGATATGATGACCCGTAAATGGGTTAACAGAGAATCATATGTAAACGAAATAATGAAATAATGGAAAAGCAAACGAAACGTTATGTTGGTGTAATCAGTCAAAGCATCAGGGACTTCATGGATTGGAAAATAGAAAAGGGTTTGGGAAGAAACTGTCCAAACAATATGTCAAGAAAATTTATGGAAGATAATACCTTTTATATCTGCCTAAGTCAACCCGATCATGTTCGTGGTTATCATCTGGATGAAGTATTAACAACAAGCAATGCCCAAAAGAATAAACAGTATTATGATATTGTTGATTCTTGTGAACCAGCACTAAAAAATCAAAACTAATGAAAACAGAAAAAGTATTAATCTTAGGCAGGGAAGACTTAATTGAATGTTCCAAAGATATTAATGTAACTCGTCTTTCGCTAACTGATTTCAAATGGACTGTTGGTGACACAATGAGAATCTTCATTAAACAATTGATGATCATATTCATTGACAAAAATGGTGAAACGAGAATTCTCAAAAACCGTTGGGGTGATACTGGTAAAATAATAAGGAAACGAAAAAACCATTAATAACAAATAAAAATGGAAACACATGAAAAAATAATATTTTTTTTAATATCATTTGTTGTTGGTTGTGCAGTTGTCTGGGGAGTTGGCGCATTCATAACATTTGATATGTTATGGTTTATTCACGGTTGGTTCGGAAGACTGATCGCAATAATATTTCTTTTTTTAATTATTGGTGGTGCAGCAAAATCAGTTGAAGATTCTTAAATAAAAACCATGAACTTAAATCAAATTCAAAATACCGCAAACACTGTTGTTGTAACAACAGATGATGAACATCTAATACCTTATGAGGTTCTGAAAGAACTTATGATACAAGGCGTGAGATTTTCATATCAAAGTTATGACCATAAGAAGGCAATCGCTGAACTTAAAGAAATAAGAGATACCGGAATAAATCCATATGCAAACGTTGGTTGTTTAAGCACACTTGTTAATGATTTATTCAAAATACCTGAAAGCAATTGGATCATCCCGGAAGAACTGAAAAGAAGTAACATGGTCTGGCGTGCCGGGAGAGTCTGGGAAATATTTTTTAATAAAGAGAGACAAATGTATCGTTTTAAAATTGGAAACAGATACGCTAAAACGTTCTATCTCAAAGACTTTGGTGTTACGGTTAAACCAATGCTGTTCAAATCAGAAGATAAATATAACCTGATCGCAGACGGATTGGCAATGGAAGAAAGATTTTAAATTAAAATAAAGATGAAAAAATTATTAGTATTATTAGCAGTTATGCTCATGCTCACAGCATGCGAATCAAAATCTGGTAAACTTTCTCATTATGAGAATCGTCAACCAGTGGTAACACCTGAAGTGAGAATTAAAAGGGTTTATCAGGAATTTGGTGCAAATGGTAGTTATGAAATTATTGAGGTTGACAGTCATTTGTATCTTAACTGTTATCGTGGTGGTATAGTCCATATGGAAAGTTGTCCATGCAAAAGAACACTATTGAGCACTGATAAATAAAATATATTGAAAATATTTTCAAAAATACTTGACAAATATAAATATTATTTCGTATATTTGTCATACCATTTTTCGATGGTTCATAGTGTTAGTTTTAGGGTTTGTACGGAAAGTCGGGGATGTCCCATACATCCCCACTTTCTTTTGAGATCGAAAATCTCTACAACGGACAAGGCTTCGGCAGGTGGAACAAACTGGTAGGTTGCGTGTGGTTGACCAAGAGATTTTATCCCCGGTATGAAAATATCGGGGATTTTTTGCAATATATTCAAATATTTTACGTATTATTGCATTAATAATTTAAATTTATTATGAAAGAAACAATAATTAAAGGAATTAAATTTAATTCAAAGAAAGAGGTTTTTGCATATGCAAAAGAAATCATGAAAAAATATGTGAACACAACTATAAGTGGTGATGATCTTGATTTTATGTGGGAATTGATAATAATGAATTATCCAAATCCAGAGGTAAAAAATTTATATTGTGCCAATAAAATTTGCGTAAAACCGTCCCATGTGTATGGTCAGGATTCGCTATGGGTATGGGTGATTGATAATTCAGGTAATGAACATGATGTATCTCTTCATAAATCAATTGATAATTTAAAATGGGAAGAAATTGAAATTGAAAATGATTATTTGTATTTTGGAAAATATAAAGGAAAGACAGTATCAGAAGTTATTAAATTTGATTTGGAATATTTACAATGGCTTCTTGAACAAAATTGGTTAAATGAAGGGTTAAGAAAATCAATAGTAACCGAACAGGAAAAATTTTTAAATTCAAAATAACAATTAATATCTAAAATTATGAGCGAAAAATTGTACCCAATTTATTATAACGGTAAGAAGTTATATAAAAAAGATTGTGATGATTTATTTACAGTATATTATTGCTGTAAAGATGCAATAAACTCTTTTGGTGCTGTTTATCTAAGTGATGATACTTGGATTTATCCTGATGGAACTATCAGTAGTGATGATATGGGTGGTGGTGGAAATAATATTAATTCACTTAACACTAATGTTAATATTGATCGAGTACAACCATTGGTAAATAGATTGTGGAAATGTATGCAAATAGAAAATCCTAATGGATATCAATCATTAGAAATATATGAAATGTTACTTTATGGCTGGGCAGGAAAGGAAGACGAACTTGAGAAAAGGGTAATTGAAAAAGAGAAAATAATTGCACAACAAATTATTCAAGAAAAAGAGAAAATTGATTCATTTTTAGATGGTTGTCTTACTGTTGATGAATGGGAAAAAAAACATGGGGAAAAATATTGGGGACGACCATAATGTGATTAAAAATATTAACACATGATAAAAAATTTTGAAGAGAGAAGTGATTTTCTCATATATATTGAAAGATCACCAGACCAAAAAATGTCAAATTTGGCAAATATTATTATTGAGGATAAATCAGCACCTAATACAATTGTTACCCAATTTCGAGATGCAGTATTTAATCCGCATTATGAATGTAAATTAAAATCACCAGAAATTTGGATTCAAAGTCCCACATATGGTGGTTGTGAGGGTTGTAACATACTGTGTTCAAATGCTAAAGAAAAAAAGCCTGTTGTTATTCAAGATCGAACTAATGAATATATTAATAAGTATATTATCACCGAATTTGATGAAAACTATAATGTTGATGAAACATTATTGGAATTAAGGGGCGGATTATTAATAGCACCCACCGAAGATGTAATAAATTGGGATTTAGTTGCAGAAAAAATTAGATCAATAACATATGGGGATTTTTTAAAAACATATTATTGGAACATAATATCAAGATATTTAAAAAAAGAAGCAAAAGAAAAATGTAGAGTATGTAATTCAGGTGGTATATTACACGTGCATCATAGAACATATGACATACATGGATATGAGGCAAATAATTTAAAAGATTTAATTGTATTGTGTGAAAAATGTCATGCATTATTTCATGGAAAGAGTAAAAATAAATAATATCTTTGTTTTGCAATATATTTGAAAGTTTTACGTATTATTGCATATAAATAATATTTAAATCATGGCAACAGAAACGGTACACTTCAGGATTGGCGAGAACTTCGGAGCATTACTTGCAAGCATTGCACAGGAGCATCTGACAGAGCGTAACAACCCCGTACAGGCACTCAAGACAATAACTGAGAGTCTTGCTGGTTGTCCTACTGATCTTGCCGTACAGATACTTAAAGGTGATGTGGTGCTTATTGTTGATGAAGAAGAACAGAACGTATTGCCTACTGATCGTATTCCTAAAATCCATGACGGAATCTTCCCGAAGATTGATCCAGTTTACTTTCTGGAAAGCAGAGCAAGGGATATTAAAAAGCATGGTGGCTATATTATAGAAGGTCTCAGAGCATTACAAACCCAAATTAAAAGAGATAATGGTCGCTTCGATATCTGTTTCAAATACGAAGATATATTTAAATTCATTGCAGGTGATGATGATGCGTTGTTGGAAGTATTAAGAGATAATAGAGAAATCGATAATATTTCTTCATTATTTGAGGCAACAAAGCGTTTCATTGAAGAAACGATGAAGACCCAATCCACAATGGAATGGCTAATGCAAACCTTTGATGAATTCAGCAGTTCAAAGAACTACGAATACTATATGCAGTTGCGTGGTGATGTTGCTGATACTCTGGTTGACATAGCCTATTATCTAAACCAAACACTGAAGTTAAGTTTTAGTCTTGATGCACCGGAAGATACTGTTCAGAAATACATAGATGCTGCAAGAGAAATTGACGAAGTTATTGAAGCAGGTATTAAGCCAGTTGACATATTGGATAACTGGTCTGCAGGATGGCTTGCACCCAATGGTGATTACTATGCACTCAATGGCGAGATCGCAAACATGCTACATCAACAGATTGCAGACGCATTGCTTGTTTCAGATATTATCATGGAAGAAGAAGATACTGTTGGAAATCCCGATGCTTGGCTTGAACGCACTGGTTGGGTAAAGATACATGGTAATCAGATCAACTTCGCAGGTTGTCTTAACACCCGTCTTGGTAGAAGAAACGTTCCAATGACCGAAATACAGATTCAGAAGATATATGAATATGGTCAGAAGTGTTGGAATGGTGCGCTTAAAGTTGGTTGGAAGATGCAACTGATTTCTGCAGTCAGGTTCAGGGATTTGATGGAAGACAATCCCGATGCACTGAATAAGGATTATTTTGAATTTTAAATAAAACAATATGAATAAACAATTTATCAAATATTATTTCAAGGAGATTGTGTTTAATCACAATTTCTTTGCTATATTTGCAACAGTGCTCTTTACGTTTACAATGCCTCCGTTGCATCAAATCTTCCGGTCAAATGGATTGTGTCGGGTACGATTGGAGCAATTGTATTGGCTTACATAATAATGTTTATAATGTTTTTTATTGAAAAACATAATTGTAATGACAAAGAAAGTTAAACTCGTAGTATATTTGAGAAAGTTGGGATTTAATGTCGAATACCAACCGGATAAGATTGTTTGCACAAATAATGGAAATAACCTTATTATGTTCAAACGTGGAATGCTTTCCGATAGGGAATATGAGAGAATCGGTACAGCATTAATTTCTTCGGGATATGCTGTTGACGATTATGACCAGCATTTCTTAACAAAAAAACCAAAAAAGGAACTTCTAACAAATAAAGACGGTAAAGTAAATGCCAAAAAGATATTAAAAAATCTGGAAGACAACGAGGAATACTTTATTGAAAAAGCACAACTGCTTCTGCAAATAATTCAGTATCCTGATGTTGAACATCTTGTGCCACATTTTCTTGTGCAATGGTGTAAAGATGTTGGCTTAATGATGAAATTCAATCAAGACAGTCATACGGACTGGTGGTCATGTACTATAAAATAAAAATAACAATATTATGAAAGAAATGTATTTTATAATCAGCAATCCCGATGGTGATACAACAGTTGAAGCCATAGAGAAAAAAGAACTTATTGCAAGACTGGAAGATAATTATTATGGTAGCGGAAGACTTCCATTCCCAGAACTTCCAGATGAGAATGACACAAACTATTGGGGTGAGGGTTTCCTTATCATCAAAGGTAGTGTGGTTTATCCAAAAGCAAAAGAAGTTATAACCAAATTTGATATAGAATAACAATGCTAACACAACCGGAAATAACAGAAGGCAATGAAAAGATTGCCAAATTCTTAGGCTGGTATCAAGAACCTGATGGTCAAGCAGCAATGAACGTAACATGGTTTGAAAATGGTGAATTTGCTAAATATGTTGCATATTCAATTCATAATACTGGTCGTACCGATTTACCGTTTCATCGTGACTGGAACTGGATAATGAAAGTTGTTACCAAACTGGAAGATATGAGTTTCTGTGTGCATTCAGCAAATTACTGCAAAGAGAAAAGCGTAAAAGATAATCTTAATGCCCACATTGGTTTTGATCTGGGTGATGAAGATTATTATTGCGATATATCTGGAAGCATCAAAGAAGATAACACAACCAGATATTTCCAGATACAAAGACTTGATGAAGACAGAATAGAATCTTTATTCAAAACTATTGTGATGTTTATCGATGCTTACAACGATAAAACAATTCGGATCATCAATGTAAGCAATAACGAAATTGGAAGAATAGAACGCAAATAAAATGAGTATCATCAGCGTAACAACAACCAAAGAAAAAGTAATTGCATTACTGGTTGAAGAAAGAAAACGTGCAATTGACACTGCTTATCATTATAAGCATGAATTCGAATTAAAAGCCAAGCATGCTCCCCAAGACATTCGTTGGCATTATGAGAAAATGGCAGATTATTTCAGACAGTTGGGAAATAATATCAGTGGTGGTAATGCTTTAAGCACCGATACCATTGATGAAAGAATTGCCGGAGAATACGAAGAAGAACTTAAACAATTTGAATAATAACAATTAAATACTTAAAATCATGAGTGGACTATTTTTAATCATTTTCGCAGTACTTGCAGTAGCATTCCTTATCATATCATTTATTGATGATTATAATGATGATGCATGGCATTTGGCAAGTATTGTATTCTTCGTGCTTGTATTCATTTTCCTTGCTGCAATACCAATAAGCAAAATCGACAGCAAAACAAATGCTGAATACGTAAAGGTCTTGCAGGAAACTATTGATGCAAACAGAATTGACCAGAAAGAAATGGATGTGATGGAAAGAATGGCAATCATTGGTGAAATTAATGAGTGCAATATGAAGATCACAACATGGAAAGTCAAAGGTAAGCATTGGTATAACAATAAATGGTATTACCATCCTGATGTGCAGAAAGCAGAATATGTAAAATAAACGTCATGCCAAAAGTAAATCTTGAAAAGTTCTTGATCTCGAAAGGTTTTGAACTTGATACTCGTCATTGTGATACCAAGAAATTCAGGAAAAACATAAACGAGAATCAAACACTTTATGTTATGATATTTGCTGATGCAAATAAACTTGTAATGGTTGATTATGAGGACACAAGCGACCTTGCAAGAAGCATTATGCTTGAAAAGGTTGATAGTTTCAAGAAACTTGCAATGCTTATTGATGCTGTAACATAAAATAGTATTATGATTCTGCAATATTTCCGACAAGTTTACGTATTGTATATATAAACATAATGATGTTATGATACCAGAAGAAACAAAAACACTGTTAACTGACGAACTGAAAGAAAAAAACATTTTCTTTACGCCCTCAATCGAAATTAGGATTGACCGTCTTGTTGATATTCCACTCATGGAATTTGAAACAAATAACCATGATGGCATATATAACAAGGTGAGAAATGCACTAAAGCCAGTTGCTAATTACAGTTGGGATAACAACATCCTGCGTATCACAAACATCTACGGTGAAGAATTCTCAATACACATATATCTTGGTAGAAACAAAGGCATACCTTCCGGTTGGGAAATAACCATCTGGGATTACAAAGGTACAAAAACCATTGGCACATGGCGTAAGAAATATGTCAGCGATAATGACAAACTTAGCATAGAAGAAATACGTGATATCAAAGTAAGACTGGAAGAATTTACATATCATGTCCTGCACTGTTCAGACTGTCAAACAACCATGCCATCAGATAAGGGCATTAAGTTCGATCCTGAAAATCATAAAGAAAACTATGGCGGTCAGTATTTCGCAGGTCATTATTGCACAAAATGTTGGGATAGGAAATGGAAAGCAATTGAATCAAAAGAAAATTACGACTAACAATGAAAATAGAAAAAGTACATAACGGAATAAGATATACACTCAGCAATGAAAACCTTGCTGTTGGTGATAAAGTATATCCAATAGCATGGGGTAGATGCTTAGATGGCGGTGACTGGATTTTTCATGAATTAAATTTCAATAATGCATGCTCTGGTTTTCCCGATGAACCACATACAATTCTTGACCTGCATTATTCTGATTATAAACCCGAACAGATCAGAACCGATATGGGTTATTCACCAATCGAATGCTATTACAAGATAATCAAAATGGAAAAGCATGAGGAATATATGACTGGTAGGTGGAAATCTTACAGGTGGGTTGAGATTCCAATTGAAATTCCGGTTGAAGAAGATATTTTAATAAATCCAACACCCGAAAAACTAACCGAAGTTGTTAATAGAGAAATTGAAAAATTAAATAAGTTTTTTGATTCCGGTGATGGAAATACTGGTGGTGAATATTAAAAACAAATGAAATGAAAGTCTGGATTAAACTCGTAAAGCATTTTCAAGGCGGTAGCAAAGAAGATTACATGTTTGTCGAAAAGTCAGATATTGACACTAATGATAAAGAAGAAACCCTTATGGAATATTGGGGAGAGAATTCTGATGGTGGTCATGCTTATGGCTATCACGTTCATATGTCAGAACTGGAAGAAAACGAATTTCCACCTTTAGAATGGATTGAAAAGAAACTTCTGTCAAACGAATCTGATATTGATCATCTTAAATTGAAGATAAACGCAATACATGAACTTAACATCGAACTTCTGAAACTTAAAATAAAAATGCTATAATCTGCAATATTTTTTAATTCTTTTCGTATTAATAAAAAAAGATTACCATGAGAGAACTTATCATAGCAAGACTGCAAGAAATAAAAGAAAAGGAAAGAGGCTTTTCAAGAGTTGGAACTATGCGTTGGGCAAATATGTATATTTCAATACCAACAATAAAACATATATCAGATGTGAATTGGAATGAACTTCCCGATAAAGAACTCTTATCAGTTTTTGAAAGAGTTATAAGGCAATATTACAAATCAACAAAATAACAAATGACAAAAAAGAATAACATGCCAAAATTAAGACTGGCGACTGATGATAATATGTCAGCCACTTCATGTCTTCAGGTTTCTGTTTGTAATATACTCGATTTGATTGAAATCGAACACACTACACAACATAATAGTGTTGAACACATTCAATTGTTTTGTGGACAGGTGGATAAACTCTGTGAATTTTTACAGAAGTCTAAGGCTTGGATTGAATCTGGATATGAACCCGAACTAAAACCAGAATCATATGAAGAAGAAGGAACAGAATGGTTTAAATAAATAATAATAATGGAAACGATAATTAAAGAATTCGAACTGCAGATTGACGAAAAACAAAATGATGTTGTCATCAGACTGAATGATGAAAAAGGTTGCGTATTGAGAATATGCGGAATACCAAAAGAACAGGTCTTCGAGCCAAATGGTGAGAGGAAGCCATTTATTGATTTGTCATGGAAAGATATAACGAAACAAATGATAAAGGTCTGTTATGGTACTGAGTTTGGAATGAACTATTCCGTTATGAAACTTGACGACCTCGAATCATTCATCAGATATAAATCATCCCTTAAAATTATTTCATTAACCTATTTGTAAAAGCAAGATGAAAAATCTATTTATTCCTTATGTGTGTTTTAAAATAAAGGAGAAGTAACATGCCAGTAATTAGTATAGCAGATGCAATAGATGCATTAAAAGAAATCAGACTGCATAACAACCTTAAAATGTTTAGGGATGCTGAAAGTAATGATTTTTGTAAAAGATACCTAATAACACCACAACAGTTTAACTTCCTTGTAAGCGTTGTTGCTGTTGAAAGAATTAATAAAGCAAAATTAATTGGGTGATAAAAATAATTTACAATGAAAGTAAAGTATAAAAAGATCGCTGCTACCAGAAGGGTTTCGAAAAAGGGTAAAATGACCAGAGTGAGACCCCATGTGAGAAACGTTGCGAGAAAGAAAGGATAAACAATGGCAGAATTTTATGAATCATTAAAAGCGGGTGACGTTGGAGAAATTGCAATAGTCAAAAGAATATTGAGACAGCACCCACAAGCATTTATTGATAAAGGCACAAGACCCGACAGCAAAAAGAAAGCAAAAAGCGATTGGGATATCTGGATTCCAGAAGTAGTATATGGTATTGAAGTTAAAATGGACTATAAATCAAACTATACACCTAATTACTTAATCGAAGTTGAAATGAGTGGAGTACTTTCAGCATTATCTGTAACCAAAGCAAAGTATTGGGTCTTCATCACAGGTAAAGAATATATATGGATAACACCACTTGAAATATATCGTTTCCTTGAACAACATTTCGAATACGGAAGAGTACCAATAAAAGGTAACGGAGATACTAATAAAAAAATAGCACACCTTGTCATAAAAGAACACTTCAAGGAACATGTCCGTAAACTCGACAAAGAATACGGGTGGATCGAAATGATAAAAAAAACCGATGTGATGTACTTGGATAACTTCCTGAAACTTGATATCGAAAAGTATCTTGAGGTTGAAAGAAAAAAATTGGGAATTGAATAAAAATAATTGATAAATTGTTTGCATTTCAATTTCTTTTTATTATATTTGTCAATGTTTTGTTTTGTTTGTTTCATTAGTGAATGTTAGGTTAGGAAAGTCCCCGTCAGAAATGCCGGGGATTTTTTTTATAAAATATATTGAAAATAATTTGGAAATCTAAATATTATGTTTATCTTTGTATCGAAAAATTATTATTAATCAGATTGGATCGCAATAGATTCAATCGCAAAATTTAATGTATTATGAAAAACAATTCGAATTTTGTACCGAATCCTCGGTACTTGCTCTCACTGAGAGATCATGGTTACGACTTCGACAAAGCATTCAGGGAATTATGTGATAACTCCTTCGATGCATTAAACGAAATCGAGAACAAAAGAATCATCAGCCATTTTAACTTCGAAGCAGATTCGATGTTTATCGCAGACAACGGATGCGGTATGACAGAGGAAACACTTATCGAAGCACTTCGCTTGGGATCAGAGACCGGAAAGAATTCTGAACATGGCGAAGAATTTGGCAACTACGGAAGCGGATTAAAGGCAGCATGTCTTTCACTCGCAAGAAAATTCACCATCATAACTAAACATGCTGATGGTAATTACCTCACTGCTGTCTATGACAGTAAACTCGGTATCATTAACAATACTTGGGACTTTCCCGAAGTAAGACCGTCTGATGATGCTGAAATCACAAAGTTTCTTACCTATGCTGGTGACTCCACCGGAACTTATCTGGAACTTAATGAACTGGATAAAGTTAAGAACAAAAACTCACAAAGCGTAACTTCAATGACTATCCGTAAGGTCGGAGAATATTATCGTTACCTGCTTTCTACAAAGAAAAACGATGACAAGGTATCTTTCTACGTACTCTCAGGTCTGAAACAAAAGGTAATCAAAGTTGAACCAGTTGACCCGATGTGTACTAACCTTAAAGGTACAGACAGACTTAACGATGAAGAATCAAATGAGTATAAGGTCGTAATCGATGGTGAAGAAGTTATATTCCATATGGACTTCTACCATGTCTCCGCAGATGCTAAAGCAAGCAACGGAGATAAAAACGGTGTAAACCCAATTGAACCAAATGTTCCCAATCAGGGTATCTATGTCTTGCGTAACAACAGACAGATAGTAAGAGCAAGAACATTTGAACTGTTCACAAAACATCCTCACTCTAACTTCTTCCGTGCCGAACTAAGATACAACTCGAAATTTGATAAGTATTTTGGTATAGATAATAAGAAGATTGCTATTGACCCGATGCAAGCAATCCTTGATGTGATACGTCAGGATGTGAAAACCTTTAATGGCATGTCATACAAAAGAGCAAAGAGCAAGGAGATAGAAATCAATGCCGGGGTTAACGATAAAGACGTTGATGATATAATTCAAGACGATATGATAAACCCTAACTTTCCTAAGTTCATTGCTGATGAAAAACTGGAAAAGGAAAAACCAACTGTTGAAGTTGATAAACCTACCGATGATACTACAACTGATGTCGAAAAAGAAAAGAAGACCAGTGGTCGTCCACAAGGCAGTAAGAACAGACCTTATACAATTACGTATTCTAATGCCGGAGAAAGAGGTAGTTTCTTTAAACCTATTTACAAAGGCGGAACTAAATACGAAATCCAGTTGAACCTTGACCATAAATTCTATGTCGATAGATTCACTAAACTGAACCTCATGGGTAAGAAAGCACTCATTGATGTCATATATACATCGGTGCTTGCTCAGTTCAGTACCCTGTATAATATCTTCGACAAGATAAAAGAATTTAATGGTGACATAGACCATGAGGATAAATATGCATTCATAGATAACTTCATGATATCTTGGAGCGACTACCTGAAAGATAAAATATATAGATAAGACTATCGAAATTATCTTATTGTAATAGTATAATTTCCCCGCCAGTAATGACGGGGATTTTTTTGTTATTTATAGTAGTTAAATATGTTATATAAGTAATTGTGTTATAAGCATTTAAATATAATTGACAGTCTCATAGTACTTTACTAAGATGTTTATATGTACTATAATTATATGTTATCGTACCTGATTTATAATTTTATGTAACTTTTTGTACTTATTAATAAAAATTTATAGACATTGAGTATCAGATAGTTAGACGCTGTACGTACAACGTTGGTGGGGGATTGTGGGGAAAAATGGCGGAAAACGTCTGCCCCCCACGTTCATCGTCTCCCCAATAATTTTATTTTAGAAAACTGAAATTATAAAAATTTATAAAACGACTGATCAGAATAAATTTGTTGCAAAGTCTGGTCAACCTTTAAGCCATGTTGCGTCAATTGTTTATTATATTTTTTTAACGGCTATCAGTATTTTAAAAAATGTTATAGCCGTATTTATTTATAATAATAAGTTTCTGCAACATGTCATTAGGGTTATACATTTATTTGGTTGGAGTGTTGGCATCGCTGGCATATTCATTTTATCTTGTCAGGGACTCGGACAATAGGATTTATTTGAGTGACGCACTTTTCTGTGTAGGATTTTCTTTACTAAGTTGGGTTATGTTTATTGCCATGAAGGTTGGACAATTATTAAGTTTAAATGATTCAACCTCGGACAATAGCGTTGACAATGATTCTTAAATAAAAACTGTACAATCAGGTCTGAAGATTTATCTGGACAATATCATGGACACACGCATGGACATTATGTCCATGAAGAATTTCCATGCGTACAATAGGGTTCTTAAATAAAAACTGTACAATAGGATATTGCTATCTGGACAATATAATAAACGTACAATTATATTTTGAACATTGTGTAAAATAAAAGTCCCCGTACATTAAGCACAGGGACTTCGGACAATGAAAAAAGAAAAACAAACAGACAGACAAACAATATTATATATTCCAGTTGGGTGGATTACGCTTCATACGTTTCTGGAATTCTTTATCAAGGTCTTCAAGTATTCTGAAGCAACGGTTCTTTAGTATTGTGTAAGGATGGTGAAGATCATCATAATGATCCCAGAATAGTTTCTTGGACAATGCTGGTGCTTTAGGATATTTGAGTATGTACATTTTCTCAAGTGTTTCTTCGATCTCGAAGACCGGGGTGGACAATCTACCAACGTAATCAAGCACAATGATTGCTTCCTCATACAGTTCAGTATGTTTCTTATCGGTAATGCTTTTAGTTTCTTGTATTCGCTTTAATCTGGTTTTTAGTTTTTCAATAATGTCTTCTGCCTTTGATAACTCTGAAGTGTGGTTAGGCAAGATGAAGTCAGGTGATAGTAAAAGTTCCCTCTGCATAAAGATAGTATATTATTGTGATCCATGTTATTTTTTTATTGAGTTGTGTTGTTTATCTTGAATGTAATTATGAGCAATAGTTTTAGGAGTCATGCTGCTGGGATACCCGGTGTAGTTTATCTTATACCCGGAGACCTCTGACCAGTCCATTACCAGACCCTCACCATCGAGTGATTCATGTTCCAAGTCCCGGTCAAACATCATTACAAACTTACCTGATATGTCATCCTCACCGTCAATGAGTAATATCTTATCGTCTTCATATATTGTATTCCTGCTCATACCTAAAGTATTACTTGAGATCATATACCGTAACGTTCACTGTAACAACTTCTTCAATGATCTTCTCGATATCTTCCCAGCGTCCCCCAGCGAGTCCTGATCCTATCCGGGGCATGTGCAGCGTTGCACCAATCTCTTCCGCCAGTTTGTTTACTGCAGTAAGACATTTGCGCACGGCATTGTAACGTATGGGTGGCAGACCATTGTGATCCGGGTAGACGTTATGCTGCGCAATCATGTTGGCGACTAAGATATCATCTTCTACCGGGACGATCATGACGTTACCTAATTCAAGTTCTTCCCTTGGTGTATCCCTGTATGCTTCTTCAGGATCGCTCCACCGGGCGGACAATGCTAAAACGAATCCTGCACCCCAAGCACCCATATCATTGCATATGTGGCAGATGATCTTCTCGCCGTCCCCCTTGGGTCTTGTTGCGTCTCCTATGGTATATTTGATTCTCATCGATTGTAAAAATAATATATGTTTCGTAAAATGCAATATTAATTTATCAACAAAATTTATTTTTTATTTGGATCGTACATTGATGCCATTCCGGGTTGCGTCCAGAGGTTATCATTCAGGAGTCGTACAATGCGTGCTGATAGTTCGTCCCCTTCCTTCTTCTTCAGGGTGGAGATTAGTACAATCTCTTCCTGTGGTTTACCATCCGCTCCCATCGACAGATGTACAATGGGAGTCGAAGAGTACTTTCGTTTGTTATTAGATATAGCGTACATTCTCAGTCGTATACTTTACATGTTGAATCTTCTCTTCTGATAAGTTCTGCAGCATACTCCAGTGAGAGATATGCATTCTTTCCACATCTGTCATCAACCCACCTGTCACAGTAATCGAGCCATGTGATGACGACATTACGTTTGTTCACCTTAGTTATAATGTAGTATGCATGCGAATCAGCATACTGGAATTTAACTATGCGTCCCAGAAGCGTGTTGTTGTTCCGGGCAAGTTGGCTAAGTTCATTCCACATCTTCTCCTGCTGTCTCATCTTTACCATAAGATTATCGACCTCGGTGTTACTGAGCAGCAGCAACTGTTTGATTTTTGTTTTGATTGTTTCCATTGTCGTATAATGTTATTGTTTGAATTTTCCACTGAGGTAACCTATCAATAATCCGAATGCTATACCACCTGCAAATATACACAGTAGTATTACTATTGCTTGCTTATCTGTTACTATTGTTTCCATTGTCGTATTATTATCAGAATAAAACTACATTACCCAGTGCAAAATGATTCCTTAGTTTTTCAAGTTTGTTCATACCCTTGTTCCGGGACTCCGGGTCTGATGAATTCTTTAATTCGGTAATCAGGACACAGTACAGTGCATCAGCCATTTGTCTGCTGCTTTCGAACTTGTACTGGTTATACAGTTTAACAGCACCTGTCAGGTCTCCAGTTAACAACATATCCATTATCTGTTGGTATACCTTTCGTTCCCTGTATGCCCGGATACCGTTCTTATATTGGATCAATTGACCACGATATACTGATGAATAGGTTACCAGTACCAGTGGAGTGAAGAGTGTTACTATTAACACTGCTATTGCTATCACTGGAGATATCACTTCTCCCAAGGGTGCTCCAAACAAATCATTGGATACTATCATCAGTGTTATCAACAGGAAGAAGACACCTACCAACACAAAACTGATTGTATTGAATATGCGAACCTTCCGCTTTAATTGTCTTTTCTTTAGTGCTTCCATTGCTAAGAGTTTTTAATTAAAAACCTTCAATTGTAGTTTGCTTATGCGGGTGTTGTGTTTCGAGATATTTTTCAATTTTCTCAATGCACATAATACAGGCAACCACTTCTATGGTGTCGATATAATTCTTGCTACCAATTGATTTGGCTTTAACATTCGTGTCACCCATTGTAGTTATAATGGTATCAGGATGTTGCTGACAGAGTTCAAGTAAGCGTGCTCTCACCCGTACATTAAATGTATCTTGCTTCGATGTAAGGTCTTTATATTCCTTACTATAATCCTTTGCTTTCATTCGTGTTGTCATGAGTTTTTAATTAAGAATGTTACGATCACCTGCTTATAAAAATCCCCCGCACCGGAGTGCAGGGGATTCGACAGAGACACTTAGAATTACTCGATATCAAACAACCTTGTTTCCAGTATCTTCATGAGTTCAGTCATCGGGCGATCTTCTTCCTCTGCATTGATTGCTGTCTCAACAGGCTTCTCATTTGCCTGTACATTAGCGATCTGCCTTTCGAGTTCTTCGATCTCGTATTCCTGATAATCTGACTCAAAGTATGCCTGTTCGATGATGTCGATCTTACCGTTAGTGTATGATGCAACAGCAAACGGGAAGTATTCAGCCACCCTCATTTTGGAATGGTCATAGTTAGGTACAGCGACCACGTGTGCCGGATTGACAAGGCAAACAAGGACTGCATCACCGTCTGAACCAAAGTGTTCAACGTATTTGGTTGCACCAACGTGCAGACCGTATGAACAATCTATTGACGGATCACCATCGCATTCACCCCTCTCCATGCGTACAGGTACGCCAAGTTCGATGGACATCTGACGGGTATGCTTATCTGTATACACCGACTGGTTGTTGTCCTTGTCATCCTCAAAGATGTCCATGAACAGATCACCAAGTTTGCCAAGTATAGTAACTTCCTCGTTCCAACCTTCGGCAGTTTCGATTTTGGTGATCATGTACTCACCAGTTTCAGGGTGAATATACACCACGTACTTGTTCGGTGAGCAACCCCAATCCTTCTTAACATGCAGGTACTGATTGCTGACGAATGCTGACAGGTCATTATCAACCTTTTCCTTGTAAGCAACAGCCTTGTACACAACCATGTATCCGGCATCGGTAAGCACGAAGTCATGAGTTGTAATGAAGTCAAAGAGCGACTTTCTTACCCTAACATCAGGGTTGATCATCAGGAGTTTCCAGAAGTTGATTATTGCTTCCAGAGGATAACCATTATCATGGTATTCTTTGACGATCTCAACCAGTGTCATTGGGAGAGGCGTATTGAAACCTGCAAGGTACACTTCACCAGTATCGGGATCACTTTCCAGACCTGCCATGAATGCGATGCGAAGTTTCTCGTTCAGGTAACACCTGATCGCTTTCAGATTTTCATCTGACGGATCATTCTTGATTCTCTGCACAAGACGGAACAGGTCATCTGCTTCTGCCGGAGTGCCACAATTTTTCTTGTGGAGTTTGCCGTCAATTGAAACGTTGACCACGTTTCCGATCCTGATTGCATTTACATTTTTCATGTGTTTGTTTTTAAGTTAATACTAAATATCTCTGTACAAATATACGTAAATTATTTCATTTTATTGCATTATAATGAAAAAAAAGTTATGGTCAAAAGACCATAACCTTTTTCAGTATGTCAACTAACGTACCTTTTATCTCACGATCATAAGGTAAACATATGTGTTCCAGTACATCACGATTCTTGCTTTCCAATCCCTTGATCTCACCAATCAGTTTGCTGATACGTTTCTGTTCGGCTGTCATTCCGGTATCAGTAAGGTCAAAGAATTTGCCTAACTGTTCTTTCAGATAACCAATATCAGTTTTGCCTTTTGATGTCGGAAGCGATTCGATGAATGCTGATACTTCCTTTATCTTCTTTCCCCATGTTGCATTAACCTTTGAGAAAGATTCTATCCTGTACATTACATCAACGTTATCCCAAGTATTCTTGATGTCAAAGGTCTGGAAATATGACCTGACAATATTCTCTTTACGATACAGCATTCTCCAACCAAATTCTTCCGGCTTGTATGCTTTCTTGCAATACTCCATGTACTTCACGTTTGCTGTTGACAGCACTATGAACAATATCTTGCTCTTCGGAGAAGTGTTACCACTGGTTTTCCTGTAAGAATGATTGTCATAACCAGTTGTGAATTTCTTACTGTATTCGTCATAGTAACCAATTGCCTTTTCATCGAACAATGCCTTGTACATTTCGTATGCTTTGGACAATGCACTTTCATTCTCTTGTGTAGCATAGAAGATAGGCGTATTGAGTTTGAACAGGTCATCCAGTTTCGTTCTCCGTTTGCCATAGTAACCAAGATACTTAACAGGTATGGTAGTGTTGCGAACATCCTGCGACATTCCATTCTTCCTTTTGCGATTGGCAATGAAATCTTCCGGCACTTCAATACTGTCATAGTCTTTTGCATACTGCTGTACAATAGTAAAGTATTCTTCCTGCATATCAATCAGCGACTGTACATAGGTAATCGGTTTGCCGTTAGCATCAACAGTACTATCAACATGGACATTGAATAATTCAGCGATCTCTGTTCTGATGAAGCCACCAGTGATGTCTCTGCACATTATAATATGGTACAGGTCATGTTTTGATTTCAGGTATGCCTGTTTAACAACCTTGCGATTGAATTCACCATCAACGTACAATATATTACCGCTTTCACCCAATTCCCTGTAGCCACCTTCAAATTCGTACTTTGATGAATACCTTGACCTTGACGGTTTCTTACCGTATGATTTAACCTCGAAGAAGAATTTGAACAACTGTCTGTCATTCGGCATCTTCATAAAGTTATACCTGAAATTGGAGAAGTCAACATCAGCCTGTTTAATCAGACTGCTTACACTCATGGTCATTCCATTTGGAAATTCGAGTTTCCCAAATTCATGCTTCACCTTAAAGTAATCTTCCAGAGTTACAATATTGGCATACTGTTTTGCAATCAGTTCAGCGATCTCTGCCTTTGCTTCTGCCAGTTTCTTCTTCAAAACCTTTATGGTAGTCTCGCTGTAATCCAACTGCTCTCTCGATGCTGTTACACTGATCTCACCTATCTCAACCTTTACTGCAATTGGCAGGTAGTAATCGCTTGAGTTTAAGTTAAGTAAGTCATAGTTAATTGGGTATGCAACCCTGCCTAAACAGACGTGCATTGCACTGTTCACATCATTACCCCTGTACAGGAAGTTCTTACCACGAATGATACTATAATCATTGGTCAATACTTCACTGTAACGCCATTCGTTTTCGAAACCTTCAAAGATAACATTCTCGAAGTAGTACAATTGCTTGACCATTTCTTTTGCAAAGGTCTCCATATCTTTTTCCAGTACTGGTATGCGTATTTCCGTACCATTGTGTTCTTTGGTAGGTTCAGTGTGCTGTAAGGCAACAAGCGGAGTTTCCTTGCCCTCATACACCAAGTAACTGTATTTCATGCCGTTGAATGCGGTAATAATCTGATAACTGTTATCATATTCACCCTCACCGTAACCTGTTGAACGTTTGTATGCCAGTGGAGTTTTGCCACCGATGCCAAAGCCACCGATTTGTGAATTGTCGGCACGTTTGGTCGATTTAAAGAAGGTCATGTAAACTTCCTCAATACGTTCAGGAGACATACCAACACCGTAATCTATGAAAGATATATAGTGTGTTCCGGTCTCACCGTCAATTGATCTTTTGATAAGTACAGGGAGATTGATACCTGCTTCAATGTGACTGTCAACAGCATTACTGGTGATCTCACGGACTACCGTACCAATTGGGTTTGAATAGATTGTCTTCGAGAACATCTGAAAGACCATTGCAGCAGCATCATCATCGAGACGCATTTTCTTGACATCTGTTGTTGATTGCGTGTCCTGCGATCCAAGTGTTTTAATGTTAAGTTCCATGTGTTTTAAATTTTGGTTAATACTAAGTGTTTGTATGTATAATACGTCAAAAGTACACAAATATTGCAATATTGCAAAATATATTTCATTTATTTTTTAAATAAAAACATCATCAACTTTAAATACAGTATGTTTTTAAATAAAAACTGTTCATTTCTGGCTGTTGTTTAGAATGATTCTAAATTCAGACTATAAAGTAAGTTGGAGTCTACCCGGTCTCAGGTGATGTTCCTATTACACAATTCTTAAATAAAATCTGTTACATATATAGTACGTAAAACTTCCTGAAATATTGCAGCCGGGTAAAAAAAAACCCTACAGGGTCACAACTTCTGTAGGGCATACTAACCAACGTATTAACCACACACAATTGCCTCTCGAATCGAGGCAGAAATATCTTTATGAAACCAATTCATTCTTTTCTTTACACTGCTCCCAGAGCATGTCTTCTGTTATGAGCACATCTGGTCTCATAACTTCATTGTAGAAGTTCATGCCGGGTATCAGGTCATTGATATGCTTCTCACCTTTGTAATCAGTGAAACCGTCAGAATCAAACCTGTAATCCAGAATCTGCCATGCAGCGATCAGGACAGCAACCACCAGAAGATCATACGGTTTTCTGGCTGTCTTGCAGAAATCCCAATCTCCGGCATGTTTCACAATCCTGAATCCTTCATTACTAAGTTCATTTCCTCTTCCGTTGAAGTCAACCATTACTCCATCAAACACTGGCTTGCCTTTTCCACTTCCTGATCCTATGTTCAGTTTGCTGTCTTTATAGAATCCACCTGCAGTATCTGTCTTTTCAGGAAGATTCTGGTATAACTTCTCGCATGCTTCCCGGAACTTGTTCCAGTTCTCATCCGTGCTCCTTTTTCCTATCCAGTAATGTGTGTATCCCATTGTCGTAATTATTTGTTATATATATAATACGTAAAAATCGGGAAAATATTGCAGCCGGGTATAAATAAAGTAACCAGTTGATGAACAGTCAGAAACATACAACTGGTTACCGGAACAACACTAAAAACAAAAAGCACCGTAAAGATACAGTACTTCTTTTAAATTGTCAAGTGTTTTTAAAAAAGAAACCCCAGACGTGCAATCAAACTAATGAAAGTGTCCGGGGTTTCCTATACAGGAGCAACGGGGTGTGCCCTACCCCACTGTATAACCAGAGCCGAATGACATTAAGTGTTACCTCATTTCTCGGTTGGGTTTTTCGTGGTATTGATTGGAATTGAACCAACGTATCTGCTTGTCGTACATTGCTATTCCGCTTCACCCACGTTAGGGGTTCTTCGCTGTTCACTTCTCGATCAAGTCGCATTCCCATCATCTGCGTACAACACCATCCAAAGAACGTTTCACTATTATATATACGGACAATTGTGAAATATATTGCAAAGATATATAAATAATTTTCATGTACAATAGTTAATAAAAAAATAACCTCTCTGGACATTGATACCAGAGAGGTTATCGTACATTACACACATGAATATCAGTCTCTTGGGTCGCCTTCGAACATTATGGTCGGTTCTTCAACATCACCAGACCAGATGGCAAGGAGTTTCCATTGTTCGTCACCATTATCAGGATCGTTCAGCATTGCTCTTGCCTGTGTTAAGTTGTACAGGCAGAATGAACCTTCCATATCCGGGTGAATGTCACCGTCTTCTGCTGTGCCTTCATCACCAACCACCTGAAATCCTTCAATCTTTGCCCAGAATTTAACATCGGCATTGATAAGTTCACCGGGTAACTGGCAATCATTGCAGAATCCCATCTCGCCTTCACAATCAGTTCCAACCTTATCAGTATTGGGGTTAACCCAATGTTTGAGTTCAACATTGTCGCTACCGCAACTCGGACACAGCCAGAGGTTTTTGGTTTTTGTTTCATAATATCTATCCCGGCAATACTCGATGGTTGCATAACCATAATCATACATGGTATAATCATAGGTGAGTTTACCTTCCGGGTCACGTTCAAAGTTTCCGGGATTGGTCTGAACATCTTTCAGGATGTCACGCCTGATCTTGTCCTTAATGTTTGCAGCATGTACAGGATCATCAACAATTGATTTGATGAATTCTTCCGGGATTTCTTCTTCATCATAGAGTCCTGTACCCTCGATATGCATCCAGAAGATACTCTGGGCATTATTTCTGGCAAAGAATTCTTCGTCAGTCTCACCGGGTTGCTGTTCAAAATCTTTTGGATCAGCAAGTTTCATTGGCTTGCCAGATTCCCTGTTTTCTTCCAGTTCGAAATCAAATACGTGAATTTCAGGTATACCAAGATCATCGACAGCATAATCCTGTACAGCATCGAGTAAATTCAGGAGAGCATCAAGGTCTTTAACATCTTTCCCTGCTGTTTCCATATCAGTAATTACAGTTAGTAATGTACCTTTCTGGTTACGGAGTTCTGTCCAGTCGATACGCTGTATCCATTCAGGTGTATTTTCCGGGAATTCAAATTTTTTCTTTTCCATTTGTGTGTGTTTTTGGTTAATAATATATATAATACGTAAAGAACCCCGGAATATTGCATCCGGGGTCTGATTATTTACTTAAAGTTTACCCATTCTTCTTCAGGAAGGAACGCTATCAGGTTTTTCTTTGGACAGAACCTGATCAGTTCTTCAATCGCTGTTACATCCCCGGATTCACAATCTCTTTTGATATGATACAGTACGTTATCAATCAGGAGTTGTTCGTTCAGGGGGCAAGTATCGCACTTGGTGTGACAACCATGTTCATTAGTATGTTCACAAATACTGCAAGGCAGGATCGGGTGTTTACATTCAGGGCATTCCTGAACAACGAAATCGTTGTCGAGTTCAACCTCGTTTTCGCAATGCGGACAGAGTTCGTATATCTTTTCCATGATGTTTTTAATTTAAATTTGGGTCTAAAATTATCTCATCAGTTTCTGTAATGAAATCACATCCACAGTCATCACAGTCACTCATTGTTTCAGGATAGTCATAATCCAATCTTGTGTTGTTACTACCACACTTTGGACATTGCGTTGGCGACTTAATCTTTTTTGGAGTTTCCATGATTTCTTAATTTAAATTTCTCAAATAGTCAGCAATCCTCTGTTCCTTCTCGGTGAATCCTGATGCACACTTGTTATACCACCGTTTGTCTTTCTCAATCCAAAAGAAATCTTCCATGAGCAGACCATCGCTATCATTGTAGCTACGTGGATAGCCAAGTTCGGCTGTTACCCCTGAATGAGTTTGCCCCCAATCCTTTTTGAATTGTACAATATCTTCATCAGTAATATCAGCGTTATCGAGTTCGTCATCTTCATCAGGCAAAGGTGTGAGGTCATCTTCCCATACACACATGGTATCAACAAGTTCATCCTGATTATATATGTCAATGACAAAGCCTTCAGGAGTTTTAACAATCATCAGGTTGCCATTCTCACCGCAATGAATTTGGATTTCTTCTCGGTTAAGGTCTTTGTTCTTACCAATTGCCATCAATTCAAAATACAGATTGTTTGGCATTGGACGTAAATGGTTAAGAACAATCATCATACCATGACCTTCCGCTTTCTCATGACTGTCACCAAGGTCAATCATTTCCTGCGCTTGTTCCCTCAATTTCTCAAAGTCGCTTATTTCAGGACGCAGTTCAGTTTTCTGACCACAAGCAAGGCAAATGTGATTCCATGCCGGAGCATCCGTGTTACACGCTTTGCAGAATTCGTAACCAAGATCAGGCATTGGATCATCCTTTTCAAGCATCTTGTTTACGTAATCGCAAACAGCAGAGAAACCTTCCTTCTCATAGATTTTTCTGCAAGTTTCAGTAATGTGTTCTAATTTTCTCATTTGTGTGTGTATTTGTTGGTTAATTAAAATTAATCTTTGGGATAGAATGACCAACTGTCGGCTTCTTCATCATTCATATCAGTAGCGATTTCGATGTTATTGAGTAATGTTTCAACCTCAGTACCATCTTCAGTTTGCACACCGTTCAGGTTGATGTTATTTTTCTTGAGAGTTTCCCTGAAATAATTCAAGTCCTCTGCAATCAGGTTGAGTCTTTTTTCTAATCTATCCATTTTTGTGTGTGTTGGTTACAAACATAATACGTAAAAATGCGGTGAATATTGCGGAGAATTGAGTATTTATGTTAAAATATATGCTATGAAAGAATTAAAGCGTTGTTCGAAATGTAAAATACCAAAATCAATTGATGAGTTTCATAAAAGAAAAACAAGTAAAGATGGACACGATCATTATTGTAAAGAATGTAGTAATGCATCACATAGAAATAAATATAACACAGATATTGAATATAAAGAACGTATGAAACGAAAAAATATTAAACGATCATATATGCTTTCGGACAATAAATTAACCGAATTAAATAAAATAACGCATTGTCAAATCTGTAATACTCAATTAATTAAAAGAAAATGTATTGATCATAATCACATAACTGGTAATATTAGGGGAATATTGTGTACCAAATGTAATAATTTATTAGGTCAATGTAATGATAGTATTGAAATATTATCATCAGCAATTACTTACATAAAAAACAATAATTAATCACCGCATATATTAGTGTGATTAATTATTGTTTTCACCGCATTTATTTCGGACATTACATCTTTATGCCAAGTTCTTCCAAGTTTGTGTTCAGGATTTGCTCTCCGGTTTTTGTACATTCCACCCTCAACTTAGCAAGATGTGATTGCAGTATCAGGGATGGTACTTCATACAATGGGCGTTTGAAATTCATAAACCTGAATTTATCTTCATTCGGTTTGCCAATGACAAGAGCAGTCTGAAAGAGTTTGGACATTCTCTTCTCGTTTTTCTTCTTGACCTTATCTTCTTCCTGCGCAACATAAATGTCATTCAGGTAAGTGTCCATGTCAACCTTTGCCTTAAACGTGCCATAATCCTTTTCAGGTAGCGTCTTGATATAATCTTCCAGCAGTTTGATGTTTGCTTTAACCTGCTCTGCCTTTGGGTTATTGTATATCTGATGTTCATAATCAAAACAACCACCATTGGCTTCATAAATCAGGAACATACAGAATATACCGTTAATCCAAACCTCGGCATTCAGACCGTAACTATCAGTTCCTCTGAAGGTCTTTGTTTTCTTGAGTTGTACATTCGGTTTCTTCATGTGTGTGAGTATTTAGTTAATAATTGTACATTCATAATACGTAAAAGAGCCGGAGATATTGCACTCCGGCATCTTTTTTTGTAATCAAAACTAAACTAATGCATCTTCATATGTCATTTCAATTGCTGATTTGCAATAAATATCACCCGGTTGGACAACAAAGCATGACTGCAGTACTTCTTTCTCTGCCTTACGGTCAGCAATGCGTTTCCATTTCAAACCGACAATGATACCTTTACTGTCGTCTACCCGGTAATCAGTAAGATCACCGTTAACTACTTTGTAACTGTCATACATTGCCGGGAGATCGATTTCTTTCTTCACGTTAAAGACCATAGCGACATTGAAACCTATGTTAAGTAATGCTTTACATGAATGCCAATTGCGACCAGTGTATGAGAGAGTTAAGTGATAATTCTCCGGCTTGTTCATGAATTTATGAGGGTTCTTTGTGTAATCATAGAAAGTAACGTCAGGAAAGATTTCGAATATGTTCTTACCGTCTACTTTGACGTTCTGCCAGTCGATATCTGATGTACAGTTAAGCCGGACAGAAAAATAGAAACCGTCTTTAATTGCTTTCCTTTGTGCTGCTTTGATATCATCAATAAGCCAAGCCATAAAGAATTCCGGGTGTTCGAAAAACAGACGTGTCTTTATTATACGTGCTTCTTCTGATCTGTTTATACCATTATCAAGATAAATTCCACCCCTGCCACTTTTAGAAAGACAACCCTTCCTGCATTCCGGTGTACTGAAAGGGCAAACGTTATAACCGCTCGTTGAAGCCGGGGCAAGATATAAACCATATGTATACTGGTGTGATTTCTTACCGTTCTTTTTCAGTTTGGCTGAAATATTAATGCTACCTAAGTAAGATACTCCGATCTGTTTCAGTGCTGATGCAATTGTTGTAAATGTCATAGTGTAATGTTTTTGGTTAGTACTAACAAATATACGTAAAATTGCTGGTAATATTGCAAACCGGGTCGTTATTTATAATCGTTCTAAACTTATGATATAAAGTAGGTTGAAGTCTACCCGGTCTCCGGTGGCGTTCCGGTTACAACGTTTTTTAATTAAAATTTGTTACATATATAGTACGAAAAAAAACCGGAGATATTGCACTCCGGTTACTTTTCTTAATTAAAATTACCTACTATCAGTAATTTCGTAGTCTATCATTGTCGCATCTTCCACATCAAAATAATCCACCTCATCTTCATGGAAAGAATAACAAATGTCTTTCATTGCTTTTGCGACTTCCACATCATCATTAATATTAATGGTGACGCTCATCGTTACTTTCATTGTGACTTTTCTTGCCATAGTTACGATTGTAAAAAGTTCTTGTCTTTCACGAACTTCAGATGTCGTGCCTCATCTTTTGTCAGACCAATGAATTCGCTTTCAGTAAACGAAATCTCATCGGGATAGTACTCAAACAACTCAACCACAGAGTTGTCTTCGAAAGTTGCAATAACCTTTGGCATAGGGTCAAACCAGCCTTTGGGTTGTGCAGTGATTGTGCATGATACGATTTTCATTGTGTGTGTTTTAAATGAAACCATAAGAATCTGTCTGCTTAAACTTCTCAACAAAGGTTGCTTTGTCTTCGACTTCGAAAACTGCCGTTCCCTCTTCGGCATCGGGGTTAACGCTTGTGCTGATGATTTTTCCACCACATGATCTGATGTCGTCTGCATAGTTCTCCATGTCGCCATCATGTTCGCATTCGCTAAATGTTACTTTAATTCTTGTTGCCATAATGTGTGTGTTTTAGTTAGTGCTGACAAATATACGAAAAAAAACCGGAGATATTGCACTCCGGTTTAACTTTTTAATTAAAAAGTTGAGCAACGCTTTTCTGTCTTGAGCATATCTGCTTCATAATCTTCCATGATCTCAACGATCTCATTAATAACGTCATCTGACAATTCCTCGTACTTGTAGTTATTCCAATCAAGTTCAGTTTGGTCGTCATACACAACGGTTTCAACACCATCGGCATAAAACTGTTCAACGAGTTCACAGACTCTGCCACCAGCCAGCGAGTTCATGCTGGGTGAATGGTCACGTTCACGTTCACAACATGAGGTTGCACCCCAATCACCAATCACCTTTTTAATATAGGCGATCTTTTTGTTTCTTTCTCTTTTCTTCATAATATAAAATTTAATTGGTTACATTCAATATACGCTTTTTAATTAAAAATATTGCGTCTAAGTGATAATATAAACGTAGGCGATTTCAACATGAATGGAAGACACCCTAAAGATTCGCTTTGTCGTTGGATGAGCAATCATTAAGTCTTGCTTATATCTACCGAAAATGCTCTTCTTTTCCTTTTTAAGCCGTGTTTCAATAACGACATAGTAATCTTCAGGGTTCATGGCATCATAGTCGTCAGGGTCTAATTCAACCCCGTTAGGATAAGAAAGACTGGAGTAATCTAATATGCGAACTCGGTCACCAATCTCTTTTGTTTCACGATTGATATTTCTTTTACTTATTGTTTTTCTGCCCGATTCGTGTAGTATTCTATCAATCTCATCATCATTGAATATGTCATCAAAGTCTTCCATTGTTTTTAAATAAAAAGCGTTACACTACGTCTGACCACGAGATACAAATGCTATCCCATGTCCCCGTTTCACATTCAAAATAGCCACCATCCAAAAGTTCTTCTTCGGTGATAGCATCTTCTTCATTCTCGTCCCAACCAAGTTCTTTGGCTATTTCGAGAAAGCGTTTCTCGGCTACATCAACAACATCTTGTACGAGTTGTTCTTCCCATACAGCATAGGATTCGATGTTGTCAACAACACCTGCTTTGATTGTCACTAAGTTAATTATTCTCATTCTTCAATCCTTTCTGCTAAGTATGTGAGTAAGTCAACCTGACTTTCAAAAGGCAGATCAGAAACGCTAAGTTCCCATGTGTCGCCAAATTGTTCACCACGCAACATGATCGTTACATCGTTGCCGTGAACTTTCCAAATAGTTCCCTCGTTATAGTATTCATACTTGCCAACATAATAACCAAATGGCAAGTCGTAAAGCGTATCATTATCGCTTTCAATAGTATCCTTATCAAAAAGGATAAGTGGATTGTCTGCCGTTAGTATCCTAATGACATTTGCAACGTCATTCAGACATCTGTTGGCTAAGTTTTGCAATTCTTTTAATTCTTGTTTCATTTGCATTTAGTTTTTGATTACATATATAATACGGAAAAAACCCCAGAATATTGCATCTGGGGTCATGTAACCAATTAAAATTATGTAGAGAAAAAGAAATCCTACATATGTGTGGTATAACCACAATTCAAACATTCACAATATGGTTTGCCACCTTCACGTCTTGCAACACTTTCAAGCGGAAGCAACCACCAGACGTTAAGTCCACACTCTGGACATTCTGCGCTATCTGAACCCATTCTCTCGGACATTGAAGAACCTTTGAGTATATCTTTCACTTGGTCGTCATCAAGTCTGAGTAATGCTGTTTGAAAGAATTTCGGTTTTGCCATAGTTATGTGTATATTGGTATATACATAATACGCAAAACATATGGAAATATTGCAGTCTATGCAACAAATCTTAGTATATTATGAATTGGAGTAACAACAACAATGTTGATTGGTTTAACAACAGCAAATCTGAATGCCTTGTTTTGGACAATGGTTTGACCATAATGATATCTGCGTTCAAACCTAATCATCTGACATTTCAATGATCTCACTCCGTCTATGCTTAATGTCATTGGTATTGCCCCAGCAAGAAGAATCACACCGAAAATAGCAACGGAAAGCGTAAATGGTAAAAGGATTTTGGGTACATTCTCCAAGGCTTTCGCATTTATTGCATCTCCATTAATAATATAGTTCGTGTATTTCATCGTTATGTGTTTAAGTTTGCAAAGATAGTGATAAATACTTTAATAAACAAAGAAAAAACCCGCACCTTCATCGATGCGGGTTGTTAAACCAAAACCACTATGAACCAAAACAACATTTATCTTTATGAAAACCTTTCAGTTGCATCAACTAATGATCTATACATTTTATCGATCTTATAGTTGTATGATCTGACATGATATACTTCTGTCATCCCGCTATTGGTACGGGTGTAAAACTTTTCTCCGTCTGTGAATACGTCTGTTTTGTATTTCTTCATCTCCTTAACGAAAGCATTTTCTTGATCCTCGGTAAGTGGCATTGCACTATCGTGGTACATTCGAAGTTCCGATACAAGTATCTGGTGAGGTTTTAAAATACCCTTGGGTCTGTTCCACTTGAATACGAAATGCCCGTAAGGTTCAAGTTTATATGTCTGTGTTTTTATAAGTGTCAGTTCCATGATCGTAATAATTAGTTAGTGTACATTAAATATACGTAAATGTCCCGGAAATATTGCAAATCCGGGACATTATTTCTGTCAGTCAAATAACACAACGTGTTCAATAACACCTACTTCCACACCACAATCACTAAATGGATCAGGAAGAATAGGTCTGTCGTACTCATCAGTCCTTACAACTTGGTCAAGGAATGAACTATCAACAGCAAACATACCACCATTCTCGTGCTTGTAAACGGAGAGTTCAACTTCTCCTTTGGAGTCTGGGTCTGTGACCATAATCTCCTTAACAAAGTATGCCTTATTCATGAGAATAGTTTTCTTAGTTGAACATAGCCAATCCAAACGTTCTCCAAGTTAATCTCTTGGTTGTTGCACGCATCCATGAAGTCAGTAAGTGACCATACTTGGATATTGTAGTCATCATAGTTTGCACCCTCAGTACCAAGTTCGAGCATGAGCCGTTTAACAAGGTCTGTGTGGGATTCAAACTTTTCGTTTTCAATCCTTTCAGCGACTTTGCGACCATCACTAAAAGAATTAACGTCAAGCGTTAAAATCATTGTTTCATACATAGCATTATGTTTTGGTTCATTATAATATACGTAAGATGCCGGGAAATATTGCATAAAAAAAGGAGAGAATTTCTTCTCTCCTTCATCCGGGTTGCCGGGTTATGCGGGTTGGTATTTCAGCATATACTCAAATATCTTGCTATCCTTCTCCATTCTGATGGTTGGTGTCATTATGTTTCCGTTCTTGTAGAGATACTGATTGATTGCGTTGTAGATCAGCCAATCGTTCACATGACCATTGTATCCGAGTTCGGTATGATCAGCCTCAGTACGGAGTTTTGTCATAATGAAATTCAATGTACTTGCTTTACTATTGTCGTGAATAGCGATCTTGTTTGCTTTCAGAACCTCAGTTATACGATCTTCCGGGTTCTTAATCCAACGACCACCAAGAATTTCATACTTTGATGTAATGTCTGCTATCATCGTATCAGCATTCTTGGTAAAGTTTTTCAGCATCTTGTTGAGCAATTTAAATGAGTTCAGAATGATCTTGGTATGTTTCCCGGTCACCACGAGATTGTATTTCTTCAGTTCTTCAACTGCTATAACAAGACCATTTTCACAAATAAATCTGAAATAACCGAAGATAATACGATACTTAATAAGACCATTGTAAGAGTGCTGAACCCGGATGAGTGGAACGATATTATCGTTTGTTCCCTTCATTCTATAAGCAAACCGGGGATCAGTAATCTTGTATTCAACAAAGAATTTGACGTTATCAATATGAGAATAAGTTACTTCATACTGAATGTTGTTCCTATCAAGAACGTTCTCAATCTCCGGGAAGATTGCTTCATTGGGGACGAGTTGATAAATGTTTGAGCAATAGTTCAATGACATCTTTTCGCCATCAACCATGCCAACAACAACACGTGAATATTCTTTGTTGGTCTTATCCGGGTTGGCAATGAGTTCAACCGGGAATATGAGATCAGCAAGTGTACATTCAATTGCACCTACTTTGATCTTCTTTTCAACCCTCTGACGAACTCTGCGTTCTCTCCGGGTTTCAGGTAATGCGACTGTTGTTTCCATATCTATGTGTTTTAGTTTATATGTATAATACGTTTTTTAATTAAAAATATTGCACAAAGATACAACAATTTTTAAATAAAAAACCCTGCCGTTCTGATTAAACGGTGCAGGGTCTTAAATATATCAAACAAAAAAAATGGAAAATCTTATTCTTCTTCCGGGAAATCAATTACATTATTCTCCGGGGCGAATGTACCTTCAAGATATTCTATTGCCTCAAAGTCACCGTCTTCAACCTTCTGCCAAAAGTTTTCAGCATTAAGCAATGTTCCATGTGTGCCGGGTTTCAAATCGTTCCGGGAAGGAATTGTGTTTCCGTAATAGTCCTGAGTGCGTTCTTCCGGGAGAAGACAAATTCCGCCTTCAACCATATCCATTGCAAACCTTCCAACGCTTCCTTCAAACTTCCATATCTCCCCGGTGTTAATTCCTTTCTGCGTTCCGGTTACTCCGTAATCTTTTTGCAGTTCAATAATTCTTTCGAGTGTCATAGTCGTAAGTTTTGATTCAATATATATACGTTTTTTATTTAAAAATATTGCACCCGGACATTATTTTTTTACTACCATCGTCCAATCATCACATTCATAAGTCATATCTCCCATTGCCTCATTCTCGGCTTCATGCTCAGTCCTATCTTTAATGATATACGAACTGATTAATTTATCTTTCTTGTCGTAATAACGAACAATCCAATCTTTGCGTTCCATCGTACATTAGTTTTAAGTTAGTACATTATCTCCGCCAATAAAAGTCCCATCCCAACAGAGGTTTCCTATCCTCATTGATGTTTCCCCGGACGTGTTTTGCGGGTGCTTTCCATGTCGCTGCTTTGTATATGTCACCGCTTTCCCGGTCAACAAAACAATGCACAGATTGTGATCCCCAAGTTGAAACAACAATCTTATGAAACTTACTCCCGGACATTATGGTATAGGTCGGTGCTTTGGTCATGTCGTAGCCATGCTTCTGCCAATCGGCATCACTTGCTTTCTTAATCTCGTCAACGTAGTCTTGTATTGTTTTCATCGTACATTGGTATTATGCGTTGGACATTGATTTACGTTTCTGAGCCATCTTCTTGTCGTAGATGTGCATCTGATTGCGTTCTGCAAACGTGGTCGTAAGACCTTTCTGAATCCTTGTACGAATGTCTTTGATATATTCGTACTGCCTCTTCTGTTCTTTGCGTCTTTCTTTTGGTGTCATGTTGTGTGTGTTTGGTTACAGATATAGTACGTTTTTTATTTAAGAATATTGCATTGCCGGACATTATATTTTGGCATCAGGGGTATAGTGCTAACTTTTAATATCCGGTTTGAGTTGCCCTCGTGTGGTCTACTATACTTCCGGCATAGTCACTATTCCCATCAGCACCTATCGTGCCTTCAGCATATCATTTAGTTCCTTCTTAACCCTCTTAGCAGTTTCTCCACGCCACGTTGTTGCATTGGAAAGAAAGTATGCCACTATTGATCTGCCGGAGTCCATGCCGTAGTTATCATTGATGCTATTCAAAGTGGACATTGCACTGAGGTAAGGTTTTGCACCGAAATACAGATCAGTGCCGGATATTGATCTCTTCCAATTTGCTTCGATTTCGTGAGCAATCATGTAAAGCGGTCTTGTTGTTGTTGCCATGTCGTTTGTGTTTTGGTTATATATATAGTACGTTTTTTATTTAAAAATATTGCAAAAGGGAGAGGGAATTTCACCCTCTCTCTTTTAAAAGTTGTAGTCGTAGAATTTGTAGGGGTTGTCGGACATTGCAAACCTCATCTTACTTGCGGTCTGCCAATGTCTGTTACTTCTGCTCCACCGGATGCGAAACACCGGAGCATCGGGATTTGATGTGTATTCGTACTTCTGACCGCCACGATTGTCAGCAAAATGACCAACGAAACCGCCCGGATAAAACTGCTTCGGGAATTCAATCTGCTTAGTGGACATTGCACGAACTTCAACGCAAATCGGAGAGATTGTTCTTACTACCTCGTAAGGATCGACATCAGTGTACCCACAAAAGTTGGCGTACTTCTTGATCTCCATGAGTTTGTTGTCTTCCATCTCACGCACTTCGTCCATTGTGGGAGTGCGACCTAATGTACTTTTCAATTCGCTGTAATCTGATACCTTCATGTCGTTTGTGTTTTGGTTTCTACTAATATACGTTTTTTATTTAAAAATATTGCATTTACCGGACATTATATTTTTGGACATTGCCCAAAGGTCAGCCGGATTAAACTAACTGACCTTGCAACTGCTCCTGCAATAACTTCTTACCTCTTGCAATCATTGACAAAACAGAGTTTAAGGGCATATCGCAATATTCAGCAATCTCGTTGCATGACATATTCTGAATGAAACGCAATACGATAACTTTACGATATTCAAATTTGAGATTTCTGATTGCTTTCCTTATCTGCTTATGAGTATCGGAATTTTCAGCATTAACTGATGCGTCAGCAATTTGTATCTTTTCAGTTCCGTTGTCATTCAGATAGTCAGAGATTGAAAACTCTTTGATGTCTTTGTTCCTACGATACATATCAATAATCATGTTGTTGGCAATACTGATGTACCATGTACGGAAACTCTTGCTCTCATCGTAAACATCAATGTTTGTGATAACCTTAATTAAGGTGTCTTGTGCGAAATCTTCAGCCTCAACGTCATTACCCATTTTCCATTTAACAAAGGTGATAACATCTTTTCTGATTTCCATTAACTTCTTGTCTGTAAGTTCCATAGTGTTGTAGTGTTAGTGAAACATTCAAAATGACCCTGCAAATATAAGCATTATTTCAATACGATGTATCAATTATTAAATAAAAATTGCATTTATTTTTCATTTATTTTCTATTCTGCTGAAGATCAGCCGGTTATGAGTTAACTCATTCCTATATAATATAAGGTATAGGAAACATAGAAAAAATGACATTGCCGGATATTGATGTTCGTCACCGGAAACGATCCATTAACGTAATTGAATGAATTTTTATTTAAAAATATTTGGATGGTATTACTTTTATTCCGTATCTTTGACACATCAAACTGAAACAATTTTAATGTTGAACTAATACTTACAAAAATGAAAAACTTTGATGCTTTCAAAAATCTGAACAAAAATGGTGCAAGGCTCATTAGTGTTAACAACTACTTCGCTAAGACAAGCGGTGAAATTGCAGACCACCTTATTAATACGGGTGCTGATGTTATGAAAGCCAAGAAAGGCGATCTGAAACGCATACAGAACGCAAAAGAAAGCGATTTAATGGCAGTTGCCGACAAAGGTAGTATTGCCCTTGACATAGTAAGGTTGGCTCTGTCAGAAATGCTTGAAAGTGCCTCTAAGAACGTTTCTGAAAACTTTGAGGAACGTACCAATCAGAGCAAAGGTCAGACTAACAATTACGTCTTTATTGCTCCCTCTGTGAAACTTGATCCCGAAACCGAAACCCTCTATATCTTTGGTCAGGCAATCCGTAAGAACGTGATCAAAAAGGGTGAATACAAAGAGGTCAAATCAGCACCCAAAACGATAGCCAAAAACCTGCTCAAAAAGCAGTTAAGGCTGAGAACCGATAAGTTCCGTAACTTCATAATCCCAAACGTGAAAGATGTTACACTGAACGGAAAACGAATTGAGGTAAATTTGTAGTTCGACAACGGCAAGGTGTGGCGGGTGAAACAAACCGCCCCCCTTTCCTAAATAAACTACAAAAGTTTAGGAACACCCACCTAAATATTCCCCCGGCATCCCCCCACCATATCCCCCCCTTAGTCCCCCCGGCAACTGCCGGGTGCTGGCTGGGTAGGGGTGCAACACGACAAATTTCTGGGAGTAAATAATCTTTTTTAAATATTTATAATGGAAATTATTTTCCAAAAATTTTACCTTATTGGAAAATAATTGCCTTAAATAGTATCATAATATCGTAAATTCCTGAGAATAAGACTATTGACCCAATATTCTTACTGGAAAAAATTTTCCAAAAAAATTTAAGTAAGTTTACCGCCTTGTGTATAAGTTAACTCATCAATTTGTTCATACATATTGTCATAATATTCATAGTCCTTGTTATTTCTGGCAGCATTTCTTTTTTCCTTAAACTCAAATTTAAGTTTTTGTAAATCTTCCATGCTATTGATCTTATCAATATATGTAGCAAGGTCTTTATATTTCTCGTCAGAAAGTATTTTATCTTTAATTGTTTTACTTTTACCAGTAAACGGAATAAAATCAGACACTTCCAACTTCCAGTTAACTCTTTTAACATTATGATATCCTATTGGCTTCATAATATTTGCACGTTTAATCAGATATTGTATTCCATATTCACCATAATATATAACACCGAATCTTGCTTTGCTTTCTAAATCACTTGTACCAAACATTAAATTACTTGAACCTGCTTGTATATCGCCATTAAATTGTTTTATCAGCCATTGTTTATGTTGTTCGGCAAATTCTGGTGTTCGATATTCAGAAGCAACACTTTTGAATAAGTCTTCTATATAATTATCCCAGCCATTTGGTTTGCTTTCATCCCAACCTTTGAATAGTCTTGTTATTTGTGTTATAATATCTGCCTTTTCTCCAAGAACATCTTCAGCAATATCTTTAATTAGTATTAACAACCACTCTGGATGTTCGATTTCAAACTTAACAATGCAGAATTCGTTTTCGCTTATATGTCTTTGACCGTATCCTACTGCTGCGTTACCTGAACTGTCATCAGTAAGGTTATAGAAAGCATAAACACCTTCACCCTGCATTGCACGTTCACCGATTTTAAATCCGTTATGTTCGATATTTTCTAAGTTCTTACATGGTGTGCAATGATAGCCATAAAGTTTACCGCCAGTAAATTCTTCTTTAATGAATTTTCTTATTTCTTCTTTTATAATATTTCTGATTTTCATAACTTAATCAATATTAAACTTATATTGAGGAAATCTATATTGAACAACATCTCGCATTTTAGTTATACGATCCATTGACTTTTTATCGAAACTGCTCATAGCCATTGAGAATCCGTCATTATAATTACTTGCATACCATGCGATATACGGACTGCGTGGTAAATTTAAACTTCTTAATATATCGTTATGAAAGAAGAACGCATCTTTTTCTGCAATATATATATCACCATTTGGAAGACTGATTGCTTTAACTGATCCGCCATGACGATTTCCGAATTTATCGAGATTTTTAGGATTTTTGAATACTCTGGATTGAAACTCATCACCAATAATAATATCACCGACATATTCACCCATATCTGATGTTGGTTCAATATTTCTTGTTGCTTTATAATCCATTTCTGCTTCAGGGTTTGGAATGTTAAACATTCTTTCTCTTGCATCATCGGCAACGCCTTCATTAGCGACTTCGGTATTCTGGCGTGTCAGAAATCTGAATTGAGGATTTTTTGTCTTAACGTTTTTGAGATATGTTTCTTCAGTATTGGATGATAACCCCATATATGATCCGCTTAATGTGAAAAGGTTTGATAATCCCATTCTGTACCATTGCATAAATGAATCATGAATACCCTTATTCCAGAGAGCATCCTGAAGTTCCTGATGAAAGAACGGTGCGTCTGTTTCTGCGATATAAAAATTACCGTTTATGTCAGATACTGCTCTTACGTTTTTACCGAATTTTGTTAGGTTTTTTGGATTTTTAAATATTCTGGATAACAACTTTCTTTTTTCTACCAATGGATGATCTTCATCATCATAAACATCACAGACATATTCACCCATTGATGGGTCTGGTGGAAGTGCTGCAGTTGCTTTATAATAATCTTCTTCCCCGGTATCGGGAATATTAAATGCTTTTTCTGCGTATTTGTCTGCAACGCCTTCGTTTGTTGATTCAGTCCACGGACCATAATTACCTGTTATGAATCTTTGTTTTAATGCATCTGTGAATGTATATCTTGCATGAACCTGTGGATTAAGTTTTGCGTAATACTTTTCCTTATCTGTTTTAACTCCGGTTGTCGGGTCATATACATCTTCATCTGTTTCGATCCAAGCATGATTTAGAGTTCCGTTTCTGCTTGTCACAACTCCGTGTACTATTGTTGCATATGGTATGTCGTTATCAAGAAGATAATCCTGAACGTTTTTATAACAGTCACCAGAAGTACCTCTTTCTATTGGTTCTGTTTGTTCCTCAAGCATACCACCAGTAAATATTTGACCAAGTGGCAATGCCATACCAATTTGTCTTTTTTTCTTTCTTTCGTTTAAATCATTTCCAACATAACCCCATTCGTGTATGCTATTGCCATCAGTAAACAAATTTTTTGCTGGAACGGTTTTACTTAATACTTTGAATTTATTATTAAGATTACTTTGACCATGTACTTTTGCATATGCAGGATTTATTGTTACCCAATCACCGTTATTAATCTTAACCTTTTCTTCTGTTTCTTGGGGCAATCCTCTTAGTCTGTCAACTTCATTAGAAAGCCAATCATAATATTCGCTGCTATTTCTCCAATTGTCAGCACCTTTTGGTAATCTTCCAGTCTTTAATATATATAACTTTTGTTTTTCGTAGTCATTAAATCTATCCTGATTAGTTATAACTTTTGGAATTGCACGATATATTTTAACGAGCATGTTGGGTTTATTTCTTGCTCTCTGGATCAAAGCAATGCTATAACTATCATAAGAACCGTACAAACCAAACATTCTTAATGCTTTGTCCGTATAAATATCTTCACCAAATGCGTTTGTAACGTCATACATAGGTGAATCTTCAGAGGTTGGTGCAGTATGCTGACCACGATAATCTTCTTCTTCAGTTAATGGTTTTGCTGAAATATTTTTATTTGAGAATACAAAATAATCTGTTTTATTGCCTTGTGGTAATATCACACCATCATAACCCATATCCTGAAGTTGTTGCAATCCATATTTTTCATATTCTTTCCAACCAGCAGGGTTATTGATTGTTATATATCTGGTCATGATATATTTATTTCCCTGACCGCCATGTTCACCCTTTTGAATTGAATCAATACTGTCAGTGAACCAGATTATGCCTTGTGTTGCTTTATTAAAATTGAAATTACCAAATTTTTCATTTGTTCCGTGATAAACTTTATATGTTGTTTCGTTAATTTTTGGTATATCATTACTTTCATTTGCATATTGTTGAATTGCCCTATATGCTTTAATTGTTTTACCAAGATTCATTGCTGCTTTTGCCCTATGATTACCATCAATTATTCCATTATCCGCATCAATAACAATTTCCGGTATTGGCGAATTTTGTTTCATCAGATATTCATAGTTTTCTACGGTATCAAAATAGAAATCCTCATTAAATTTTAAATCGTTTGGATTTATGTCGATTAACTCATATGCTTCACCAAATCCTTTGATAGTATTATAATAATCATTGAAGTTCCAGTCATTTTCTTCTTGTTGTTCTGGGGTTAATAAATTATAAATATGTTTAGCAATTTCTTCAGCAGTATATGATTCCCACTGATTTTGCTTTTCATTATTTTGATCATTTCTTTGTAGTAACGGTATTAATTTCCTTGATTGTGGCGCATTCCAGATTGACATGTTTATTGATTTAACTCCCAAGTCTCTGAGTACAGCAAATCTATGTCTGCCGTCACCAAAAGATAATCTTGGTTTACCATCGTTAGTTAAATAAATGCTTGCCTCTGGTGCATATTTGAGTTCACCGCTTTTAATAAGTTCCATGACCTTTTCTTTACGGATACCAATACCTTTATCTTCTTTGCCAATATAGAAACCAGTGTCACGTTTAAATGCTTCATCAGCAAGTTGCACATCAAGATTTACAAGTACAGTTACTTTTTTAAAACGTGGATCAGTAACTAAACTATTTGCAATTTCCTGTGGTGTTTTAGTGCTGCCAGTGACCTCATTTTCTTCTTCAATGAAATGTTTATCTTTTTCGAAATTATGATAGAATTGTCTGATCTTATTTTGCATTTCAGGTGTGGTAAGATCGATAGTACCCTCATAAGTTAAATATTTTTCATCAAACACATAAATTGAATTAATACCAGTACGTTCTTTTAATTTAATACCATAATAACCCATATGTTCGAATAAATCTTCGGGTTGTTCAAACTCGTCAGTACCGATATATGAAAGTGCTGCCCAATCTATTTCCTCATCATTATTGCTTGATTTAAATATTACACTTATAGTATAATCATCAATATATTTTCTTAAATGACTTAAATGATGGGGATTTTTGATTGAAAATAATCTATCATCACCAAATGGTAATGTATATACATGCACTATTTTACCATCGCCATATCCAGATGCATAACCAAAACTATCAGTTATGAATATATATTTACCATAATATGGTCTTGCGCCAGTATTTCTACCATGATAATAATATTTTTTATCACCTTCATTGATTAATGAAACCGTAGGTTGATTGGCGTACCAGTTTTCTATTTCTTCGGCTAATATTCGAAAAACACTCATTGATAAGAGAATATTTTATATAAATACTCAATATCAATCGTTATGATTTAAAATAACTTATTTTTTGACCATCAGTTTTTTCGGGTAAAGGTATTTTCATTATTTCTAATAATTTCATTCTTGCTCGAAGTAACTGACCACGTGCTGTATTCCCACGAATATTCAGTTTTTCAGCAAGTTCATCACAACTCAAGCCATCAATATATCTAAGTTGTATTACTTTTTTATGTTTATCATTTAATCTATTAATTCCTTTTTCGAGATATATTCCAATTTCTTTATTAATAATTTCATCTTCCGGGGTAACTTTATTTTTTGTTGGATAATGTGTGTCGGTAATTTCCTCAACATAATCTAATATGTTTCTTTTTTTTGCAATAAGAAAATCAATTGCAGTATTTTTTGCAATAACTGATAACCAAGTATTGAATTCATAAATTGGTGTATATTTGTCAAGTTTACTGAATGCTTTTTGGAACGCTATCATTGTTAAATCTTCAGCGTCTGCAGTATTATATACAAGATTAGATATTGCATATCGAATGAAACCATGATAGTGTTTAAATAAACTATTATATGCTGCCTGATTTCCTTTCTTCGCTTGTTCAATAAGCGATAGATCAATTTTTTGTCTCTTTTCCATAAGACAAAACTAAGGTAAATAAAAAAGAATGTCAATGAAAATTTTTGAAAAAAGTTATTTTTTGCAATAAGTGTTGAAATTCGATACTTTGTGCGAAATATCACTTTTTTATTTTTGAATTGATTTTATTTTCTTTTTCAGAATTTTTTATTATTCTTTTGCGTGCCTTAAAAAATGCACGTTTTCTTTTTTCACGTTGACCACGATATGAATTTGTTCTATCATCCATATCGGCTTCAAATTCACTGAAACCATAATCTATCATAATAGTAATTTTTCTATATAAATATCGTTAAGTGATAGTTTAGTGAAAAATTTACTTTAACTTATCGTATTTTATTGTATTATGCAGTTCTGGCATTTCTAATGTACCAAGCATGAAGTCCAATGCAAGGCTTTCAGCAATTTCCCAACTATGCACACCCATACTATACCAATTCAGCCAACCCGAAGTTCCTTCATCAATTTCACCATACCAAGCGACTTCTGCAACATAATATGCACTTACATAAATTCTGCAGTACATTGCTGCATTATTATTTATTAATTCAATAGCATCCTGAGTTTGCATGAATTTCAGAACTTCATGTACAGTTGTTTTTCTTCCAACATCAATACCAGCCAAACGAAGTCTTTCGTATTGTCTTTCGTTTATTGTTTGTAATTTAGATAGTTTCATTTTTTACGATTTTAATATAATTATCGCAATAAGGATTCATGCAAATATATTCGGGTTCTGTTTTGTTTTTCATTTTTTTACCACAGCATTTGCATATACCTTCACCTTTTAGTGGTTCAGGCAATATTCTACCCTTTCCATTACATCTTGCACATTTACTACCGGGGTCTGGTTCACCTTGGTCAACAAAAAATGAATAACCCTCACCTTTACAATCAGGACAAGGTATCTTATCCCAATATTCGGGTGGGTATTGTTTATCTATGCTCCAATTAAGCACTGCAAGTATGTTGGGTTCGAAGTATATGCTCTTTGGGTATATACTTTTCCACAAGTTCAATATCTTCTTTGATAACTTCTTTGTAAGTTTTTTTATCAAGGGTAACGTCACTCATATTATTCGTTTTTTTCTGGTTCACTTGGTTTAATAAGAAATGTCTGACCTTTACAGTCTGGACAAATCGTTTCATCAATCACAACATTATTGTTGTCAGCAGTTTTCTTTTCTTCAATGTTAACACCATAAATATTATTGGCTTGAAGAGTTTTATCCTCAATATTCTCAATTGGGTTAGATGAAATTGAAGAAGGTTCTCCCGATTGTGTTTTACATTGAACCATATTTAAAGCAGCAATTCCCACATCGCCACTAAACCACATACGAAGTCTTTCCACAGCATTGTCAATACCTGCAATGGTGTGATTTTCATTAATATATAGTTCTTGTTCTAAAATTCCTTTAATAATGTTTTTCATGTTATTTAGTTATTTTTTTTCTAATGTATCTGAAAATGTCAACGATCATCGTCCAAGCATTGGCATATGCTTCAAAACTACCATCATTATAAGTACGGTATCTTATTCCAAGAAAACCTTTTGTCATATCGACAAGTTGTTCCTTTGTGATTGTTCCTTCTTCAAATGTTATCATAATTATTCTGCTTGTATAAATCGTTTTAAATCAATAAACACACTATGCTTATGATAAAAGCCATCCCTATGTTCTTCTCTGCTATAATATTCACTCCACCAAGACTCAAAACGTTCTCTGATGTTAGGAATTGCATCATCGGTAACTGTACCAATTTGTTTAAATGCGGTGAGATATGCTCCCCATGCCAAATCTTTGGCTGTTGTCATTGCTTTTGTTGCCATATCATATATTATTTCATAATTTAATCATCACCTTCACGACCATCATCGCCATGCCCAAAACCAACTTCTAAAATACCTTTTTTTGTTAAGTCAATTTTTATTTCTCTCAATGGTTGTGTATATTTAATATAATATTTTGCATCCACTCGACCACTGCCTTCATCACGTTTGCGTCTTTTGGCTTGAATCTGTTCATCAGCATCTTTTTCATCTTCTGCCACGATTAACAAAGTTTCAATATAGCAGTTATTGGGATATGTTTCAACAGTACATTTAAATAATTTCATTATATATAATATTTACCAAATTTCCACATAAACTGACAAACAACAACCTGACCACCCCCACCAATATATGTACAACTTCTTAAACCTCTGATTTCTGTGATCTCTTTAATCATTGGTTTGTCGTCATAATCTTTTGCTGTTACGTGTTTATAATTAATTAATTTAAAGAGAAGTACAATAACTGAATTAAAGTAACGCTTTAGGTTAGATTGTTCAACTTCGCTTCGATGAAGTTTGCCTTCAAGCCAAACGTAATCGTATTTTTTAACCTTTATTTTCATTCAGTTTTTTTTATGATAATATCTTTTGTATTTCACTTTTCCACATTTAGAACATTTCCATTCGCTTTTAGGTTTATCACCTTCGTAAATATTTTTTATGAAGACCAACTCGTGTTTTTTACAGTCTTTTTCTTCCATAATTATGCATTTTCGTGCCAAACAGAGTCATTAAGTTCGTGTTCGGTTATTGTGTATTTTTCCGGTCTTCTGGCATAATCACAACCTCTGTCGGTGTCTATATGTTTCAACACTGCTGTGATTGCATTTTCTTTTGTATCGCTCATAACAAAATATGAGTCGCATCCAGTTTCATCAGGTGTTATAGCAAACATTTTGAGTTTTGGTTTATCAATGTTCATTGCTGCAATACTACCATCGGCAAATCCAGATTTATATACGGACTCAACAAAACTTACCAATGTTTTAACTTCCTTGGAAGTCATATAATCCATATCCCACATTAACGTTTCATGTCTGCCAGTTAATTGAAGTATGTGTTTGCCGTGAACTGTTTTTAGTTCAACTGGTGCTTCCATTATCACCAATCCTTGTTTTTTATCTTCCATTTTTTAAAATTTTTGTCTTATTATTTCAAATATTCGATCAACAATTTCTTTTTCATGTATCCAATTACAACTACTGCAATCCCAAACTCTTTGTCCGGTTTTGGTTCTAACGTACTTGCCCTTTTCATCATCCTTACACGGATAAAATGGACACCAACAAAATGTACAATCTTCCAGACCCAGATGACATGGATAAAATTCACATGCAACATTTATTCTAAGAATCTTAGTCATCTTCAATTTCTTGTATAGGATCACCATCAGCATCGCAATGTTCGGGTGGATAACCAATCATTCTTAATGTTTTATGTTTTACTCTTTTGCAGTACATTTTATGTATTAAATTAACAATAAAATATAATATAAGATTTATCATTAACATAAATCCCACCCATACCCAAAAACTCGAAAAGATAAATTTTAGTGCTTCCATATTACCATTGTTTCATAATTAAATTACTAAGAAGTTCACCAAGTTCTTTTGAATGATCCTCAACGAACTTTTGACCCTCATCGGAAATATTCCAAAACATAAAACCATTTCGTTTTTCAATTTTTTCCATTTCCATTATATTATCCTCATGGCATTCCTTATCGAAATGAAGCCATACCGATTCGCCTAAATGGATTACGCCATATTTATCTGTGTATGTGTAATATAATATTCCAATTGGCATTGTTGCGGTTGTGTACGCTTTGAAATAAATCTCTCTTGTGGTCATTGTGATATAAAAATATTAAATTAAAATCACGTAAATGTAGACACAATAAATTAAAATGTCAAGAGTAATTCAATATTTTTGACGAATGAAATAAAAATAATTTATGCTCCGAGAATTAACTTTGAAACCCATATGCCGATTGTTGTTCCAACGGCACTACCAATTGTAAATCCTATCCATTGTGCAACACTGCTACATTTTGATTTTGCAATTCTTCTAACAACAAAGTATGATATACTTGCAACAATGATATCAGTCAGTATTGACCATAGATAATTTGCCTGTGCAATTGCTCTATAATTAATGCTGATAACAGCAAATGATGTCATTTGTGCACAGAATAAGATTAATCCTTCTCTAATGTTATTTAATGTTATTTTTGTCATAAGAAACTGAATAACACATATATAAATACTTTAAACTATAAAAAAGTTTAAAATTTTATAAAATACTATGATTTTCCACATGTAATTATTATATTTGTAAACAATCAATTTGGGTATGTTTTACGATGATGATGATGAAGTTGAGGAAGAAAGAATGCGTATTATTGAATATTCGAGAAAGAACTGTAAGGGGTCTAAAGAGGAAATTGAACTATACGAAGAACTTTCTCTTGCTCTTGAATTAATACAAGATGATTCATTTCGGGTTTTGGGAAGCAGGATTTGTAATGGAATTGATTTTCATATTGTCACACAATATCCAAATGGATTACCAATAAACGTTGGATCAATGTTTTTTAATGTTAGCACGTCATATGATATTAAAATTGAACAAACTCCCTTATATACTAATGGTATTGGCAGAGACCCCGGTGAAACAAATTTTGCCGTTAAGATAAAAAAACA